TCGCTTCGAGTCTCTTGGGAATCTTGCTCCAGTCTGGAGTAGTCTTCCATATTCGTCTTTTACGTCACAATAGACACATCTAGGGCTAACCTTAACAATGATGCAGGTGTAAACATTCGAGCCCTCACGCATCTGAATGCGATGTCCTTCTGCCTTGCCACTATTGAGCACTTCTTTGAATCTATCCCAGAGGGCCTGCTCGGCCGCTTTATCCTTGGCAATGATTGTGTCGTATTCTTCCTTCGACGGTCGGGAAAGAAACTTAGGAGGTGCACAGGTCTTACCAAGAACTGTGATTGGGGTTTCCTCCGCTGCAATATAGTCAATTGCCAGTTTTTCGACATCGTCCAGAACTTTGGATAACGAGCCACCTAAGAAGCCCCAACCGTCTGATGTGTAAATGCCGCAGAGCTTCGGTACTAGATATCCGGTAAGTTTGTCGAGGTCTCTTGACGTTGCCTCGTCGCAGTTGAGCGTATACATGATGCTGGCAATTACTGGGCGAAGAGTCAAACCCTTCATATACTTCGTTGCCATCGTGTTAAGAACGTGATGGACTGACATAAACGCTGCGACACGTTCGATACCCCATTCCTCATCTGATTTGAGCTTGTCGGCTTCGTGAACGTTGAAATTGAACCCATTCTGGGTGATGGTAAGAAATGTTGCCATGTGCTACCTCCTAAGGACTGTACCTGTGTGGTACTGTTTTATTGTATCTACATTATAACACGACTGAGGAGCGGATTCCGAAGATTTATACACGGTATGGCTTAAATGCACGCAACGCAAATGTATAAACATATGTGCAAAGTAAGCAAAACCCAGCAGCTAGGCCCCCAGAATCGGGAGCCTCTGCTGGTAGCACGGTTACTTGATTTTAACCGTGCTGTATGGAGTTTCCTTGGTAAACTTCGCTGCGAGTCTCGGGTGTGCAGCTCTGAATTCCTCAGCATTGATGGACCTACGAACTGCTTCTGTAATAGTAACGCTGTGAACACCAGCTGTCACTGTCTTTGAGGGCTCTGCAGCTGCGAATGCCTTGAGCTCTGCTTTGATAGCATCTGCTTCCTTTGCGATAGCGTCTGCTTCTGCTTTGAGCTTGAGGTACTCTACGATTTTTTCTTTTAGATTCTTCTTTGTAACTGCCATACGATTACCTCCTAAAGTAACTGACTTGGTTTATGTTTTATTGTATCTATATTATAACACATTAAGGTGTGATTTACGAAGTTATGAGTTAGTGGTGTACCACTTATTTGCGGTACACATGGTCCTTATGCTCTTCGATGAACGCTTCGAGTTGTTTAATAGTACCTAGCTTATCTTCAAGCTGCCTAATAGTACCCAGCTCACCGTTCTCGTTCTTGCCTTTCCAGTCCCAATTGCCATCCTTGTCTGTAACGTCCCAGTAGCGGTATGAAGGAGTGAAGCTTCGGTAAAGTGTTGGACATCCGCTCGGACTATAACCTTCTGGTGTGAAATCTGCAGTATGTGCCCACATACCGTTAGCACAGCCTTTAGCTCCAACCTTAAAGCATACATAACCGGTGTAGCCGAGCTTAATAGCTTCACTGAGGAACTGACGCATCTCCTGTAGTTTCGATTTGCTCAGATAATCAGTCCACCAATCAAAAATGCTGAGCTCATTGCAGACGCTCTGGGTACGAAGCCTACCGGGATATCTTTCTAATAAATCTTCTACTCTGTCGAGTACGTCCTGTGCGTTACATCTGAATTCCTTGTTTTCCATATATCTTACCTCCTAAGTAACTGTCGGGCTTTGTGTTTACTGTACCTATATTATAACATATGCCAGGTGGCGTTACGAAGTTATCAATTTAGGGCTTAATAGCCCATACCCTTGACAACCGCTTCGGCACACTCGTGAATGTACGCCTTGCCAGCGAATGTGTAGTGTTTCTGGTAAGCCTGCTGGGGACCTTCGATACCACAACCGTAATAGCCAGTCATGCACATAAACTCGATTTCGTCTACCAGCTCGTCGTGGTTGCTAAGAGACGCCTTGGCATCGATGTATTCCTCGTCAGCTTCGTCGTAGTCGCACAACGTGTTTTCAAGACCTCCGATGAGACTGCAGCCGGCGTAATACATATTAGCGAGAATCTCACGTTTACGGTCGTCGGTTGCCTTGATGGTTTTTACAAACTGCTGAGCCTCATGAATTTCTGTTCTTGGTCTATACATAAGCTACCTCCTAAGTGCTATGTGGTTATTGTTTTATTGTACCTATATTATAACATACTCAGAATAGGTAAACGAAGTTTCAGCATTACGGTGTGCGTGATGTACAAGACATTGGATTCTTAATATAGCAACACGCACGCTAAGGTTTTGCTGTGGATACCGTGTGTATGGTTATAACTTATACGTGGTGCACAACCGTGGTGTAAACCACAGCGTGCTATGTCTGGTACAACCAGCCAGCTGGTGGTATCTACATAGCAGCTTCGAGTTCTTCTGCTGCATTTGATTGGTTTTTCAATCACGAACTGCAGTGAAACTCGAATGTGCGGTATACCACAACAAAAAGCGGGACTCTTGCCCGCTCGGTATTTCGATTAGATTTATCTGCCCCAGCCTTTCGCAAGGAATGATTGAACTACCTTGTCTTCGACTCCTGCGTCTTGAACTGCCTCGATTACAGCAAGTAGATATTCGTGTTCGTCGGAAAAATCGTTCTGTTTGTATAGAGTTAGCAAGTCAGGAAGTTTCGAAAACGACGTAACTTTGAGAATTGCCTTATCTGGTTGATATCTCTGAAATTTATCTGTAGCTTCGGCTTCACTGTCTGCGTAGATTATCGTAAAATCGTTTGTACCTTTGCCCCAATATACTCTATAACGCTCCATGATGTACCTCCTTCGAGTTGATTAGTTCGTTCGGATGAATTACGCTGCCTGGATGTCTTCGATTGCTATGCTGTCAACCTGGTCGTCACCTTCCTCAGGAGCTTCGGTTTCCTGAGGACGCTCCCATCCACCGTTAGTGGTACCTGCTTCGATTTCTGCAAGGACCTCACGGAACACGTTATACACGGTGTTAACCTTATCTGCACCTTCGAGCTCTGTTACCTTGATGTAACGATTAAACACATCTGAAATTGTGCTTGCCATACCACGTACTGGCTTACCTTCGGCAACAAACTTCTCGACGATGTCCTGATCAAGCCAAGACACAAACTTGTTTGTGCCAATAGCTTCGGCAACCTGAGTTGGGAGGAGTGCTGCGCAGCCCTTAACTTTAACAGTTTCGTCTGTTTCGGTAACCGGAATCTGGAACCATCTGAGGAATGTAGACTTGCCACGACTTGCAATGAACAAGAGTGTGTTCTTCGGTCCCTGTGCTTCCTCGAGTGCGTCGACCTCTGCCTGTGCTTCTTCGAGTGTTTCGATTGCTTCTACTACCTCTGTGTAAACGTTCTTCTCTGCCATATCTTTATCCTCCTTAACAAATTCGGTTGTGATGTCGTTACCATTACAAGTTACAGACACGATTCCTTTGAGTGCCTTAACTGCTTTCTTGTTTGTGAGTGTCTCTACAGTGCCGTTTGTGAGAGTTGCGATGTATGTATTCTTCTTAGCCATAATATGTACCTCCTAAGTACTCTTTGGTGCGTCCCAGTGGGACTTGTTTTATTGTATCTACATTATAACACACACGCCCACGCAAAAAGAAGTTGTGCGTTTTCTGCACCCAGTGTGTCTTTTGCTGTTCTGTGTTGTGTTTTATTGTATCTATATTATAACACTGCCAGACGTGGGTTCCGAAGATAAGGTACACCCAGAATAGTTACGCATATTATAATGAACGTGCGCGCACGCGATTAACACAGAAGAGGGTTAGGACTCGAAGCTCAGATGGCTATAGCTTTCTTTCTGAGCTTCGAGTCCTTCTGTTGCACGCGATTAGCAAGAACTTGAAGTTATCTACTCAACTTCGGAGTAGAAGAAATAGAACTTCGTGATTTGTATATGAGACTGTTTATAATGTAGATACAGTTAAACAACTTCGTGATACTGTTCTGGAATAGATTAAACTACTCTAGAATAGAAACTGAAGTTGTCTATTCTAAACATACCGGAGCTTCGGTGTCGTTAGCAGGAGGTGATAGAATGGAACAGATAATCCGTAGAAGGTATTCCGAAGATTGTCAGGTACCTGCGGTGGCATTCGAGTGTTGGAAGACTGTTCTAACTCGATTTCGAACTTCGGCTTGGCAGAAGACGATTTTCGACATATCAGCGTGCGATAATTTTCCGGTGTCTGTTCTCCTTGCTACCACCCCTGTTCTCCCGAGTTTCCAGCCCGATTTGGAGTAGTTCTTTTTGTATAGAATTCACAAAAATCACCTATCGTAGGCGGTGGATTGTCGTTAGGCACTGCTAGAAGAGGATGATAGATGATGGAAATAAACGGTCAATGGGCGGAAATTTTGAACCGGTATCTTGGTGATAACTGAACGGTTTCGAGCGCCGCGATTCCTTTCTGTTTATTTCTCACAAACCGGATGACATACCACCGTTACGCTGGTGTGTTGTTACTACATTTTCTAGAATATTCATAGATTACCTGTGACATTTGTCGTTGCCGACATTTGTCACCTTTTTACTCTGTATTTTTGGTGTATTACCTGGTGTATCCATAGTGAACTCTTGGTATATAAAAACACCGAGCGTACCTAACGCCCGGTATTATTGTGATATTCAGGTTCTGTCATCGACTTCTACCGAAATCCGATTTCGATGGAATAAACTTTCTACGTCGCAATACATATACATTCATGTCTGCATTTTAAGAAATAAGAACCCCACCATTATGGCGAGGTTCTGGGTTATTTAATAGAAATTCGGGTCTAATTAGAAGCTTTCGAGTGATTCGTTTCGGAACACATCAGCGATGTCTTGAACGGTAAGTTCGTCATGACAGAACCTATCTATCACATCAACTTTCTGTTCGGGCGATAGGAGTTTATCAGTGCAGATGTCGTGAATGATGACATATACTGCTGATTTTCCGATCTCTGACTTCTTCTTGTTGCGGTACTTTCCTTCAAGAATCTGCTTAAACTTCTTACTCATAACCTACTCCTTTTACTCTAATTTCATTTGCTGTTATCACGTCATTAACATCGTTTCTCATCAGCTCGTTCTCCTGTATAAATCTTTTAACGCAATTTCTAGCAGAAGTAACTTCCAGAAATGGTCGGTGTATTCTTGCTGAGCCTCTAATCTAAGTATTTCTGCTTGAATTATGCTGAGTAGTCTATCTCTGTCGAGCTCTACTACCTGCATACATACCTCCTGTTACAGTGATTATCGGATTATGCCGTCCAGTACGATGTCGACTGTTCTCTCGATATCTTGATAATCGAAGTCTAATTCGAACGTCTTACCTGCTTCGTCTGTGATATTTAATGTATAGTCAGGATAGTCAGGGCTGTAGATATTAGGTTCTGCTCTGAATGTGAGATTAAACTTCTGACCTAGAGATAACTGATAATTATTAGTACCTGTCTCTGTAAAGTCGGTGAACGCATCGAGTAAGACACTCATTAAATCTAGACGCATCGATACAGGTTCGTTGCTTATAATTCTTGAATTAACCTTTCCCATGCTATACCTCCTACACATTGTTTTATTGTATCTATATTATAACATAAATATAACACAGAAACGAAGTTATTAACTATTCCACCATCTCTAGCTCTTCATCCTCATCATAGCCAGCTTCTTCCATTATTTGTCTGGCTATCTGTTTTTCGAACGATTCCTCGTTATGCTTAAAATACCTTCTACCGGCTTCTTTCTTCTTGTTTTCTTGTTCTTGATACTTTACGTCACCTAGCTTAGCTCGTTCTGCATCTTCTTTCTGCTTATTATGTCCGAAGAATCTAGAGTCTGAGTTTCTATGTAGACTGGCTACCTGTATCTCATCCGGGTCTTCATAATAATAACCATCTCGTCCTGGTTCATCCGGCACGAATAATTTGATATACAGAGCATCGTGATGTAGTGGATTCTTACTACCCTTTATGGTCTCATCAACTGCAGCAGTATCTGGGAATAGAACTGACAGTGGCATTCTCCATTCATAGAATACTCCGTGGTCATATTTGGTTTTCTTTGCAGTTGTCTTAGCTCTCTTAGCTCCTGCGAAGTGCTGGCCTTTTATATCTATCGATTTTACTGCCTTAATCAAGTCAGAATGGTCAATCTTCCTGTCTGGATGACTTCTATTATAATTCTTTAGTGTCTGTGCGAAGTTACTTTCAGCGTCCTTACCGTCTATCAAACAATCGAATCTAAACAGTGATGACGGTGCTGCTTTCACATAATCCATCAGCTTTTGTAATTCCTCTGGCTTAGGATAATACCTAATCTTTTTGTCACCTCCAGGACCTAGATTAGCGCAGTTTAATTTCAACTGCTCTGCTAAATACCTGGGTATGTTGATTGAACAGCATAGGATTATCGGTTCTGATTTAAGCTGTACTCTTAGCATTTCGTATCCTCCTTTAATAGCATGCGGTAACTGCTGAGCCGTGCTTGTAATGAAAGTTACGCACACGTCGTGCATTTAAGCAAACTCGTTATTCTAATGGTGAATGACGATGTGCTCCACTATCTATTATAGTCTTTTGCAGTAAGATAGTAATTGCCCTGATAACACCGTACCAGGGCAATCAAATTCGAGTTAGAGTGGTCTATAGTAGGTATAGACTACCGTTTCTTCGTCCAGGTCGCCACAACCCCAACCGTCTAGCACCTTACAGATATACCAGTCATCTCCTCCTGTAATGGGAGAATTGGTAGGTGAGTATTCAAGTATAATAGGGTCGAATCTATCTGACTGTAATGCAAGCGGTATCGATGTATCAACTATAATCTCAACTTCTTCCGAACACCCGAAACTATAAAGTGCAGAAGCTGAGTAATACCAGAGGGTGAACCTGTTTTTCAGGAGCATACTTATTTCTGGTCGATGAATGTAGCGGCTTCATCTGCGACATGCAGCATCCAAGCCAAGGGGTTGTCGTTGAACACCTGACTAATCACTCCCTGCTTTCCTTCTTCCCAGGTAGCCATATGGCAGTTGATTGCTGCTGCTTCTGCTGGATTCAGCTTAATATACTGCTGAGCAATGTAGACAGACTTGCTACCATGTCCTCCGAACTTAAAGCATTCATCGTGGTCCCAAGTCTGGTATTTCTCCCACTGTCCGAACATATTCTTTCTGCTCTTCTCTGTAGGCTTATAGGTATTGATTTTGCACAGGTCATGCAGCAAAGCAACGATGATTCTTGAACTGCGCGCAGTAGCAACCTTGTCGTTATATACGGTGGCAATTCTCTCGAGCTCATCGTAAACCGCTAAGCAATGGTCAACAAGACCACCTGCATATGCTCCGTGGTACTTAGAGCTTGCCGGTGCGGTGAACCAGTCGGAACTGGGACTGTTCAGATAACTGATAAGGTCCTCAATACCCGGTACCTGTGTGCTGCGAAGTAGATTAATATATCTCTCTGCTGGTGTTTCCATATTAAATATTTCCTTTCTGTTTATCATTCGCTGCCAGCTTGTTAGCTTGACAATAGATGTAATAGTAGCAGAAATTGTCGAACACATTACCAATCAGTGCTGCAACGAATAGCACGGTTAAACTCATGTCGGTCATCAGCGCGATTCCTGCACCTGCAAGTGTTGCTATGCTATTCACGATGTTGCAGTTGTTGTCATATCGTTCTCTGCTTTTCTCATCTGGGTGTACCTTAGCTCTAAGTCTAATGCCTCCGTTTGCCATATTCCTTGTTATCAAAGCATATATTAGAACATTCAATGCGAAGTAGAATCGCAAGTCACCGGTGATTATAACATGAGCAAATAATATCACATCGGCAATAATCTCCAGAGTAACTATAGATAGATAATGCTTGTATAAGAAATCACCTTTCTTATTCCAGAGTATGCCGAATACAACAACACCCAGACAGGTTACTATCTGTTCACCTGAAATGTAGAAGTAGTTGACCACCTTTATCGTCTCAGCATAGATGTATGGATAACTCATCGAATAAAATATGCTGCAGATGAGGTTGGTGGTCAGCATAAATTTAGACAGTTTCTGCCGAGTCATTACGCTCACCGTCTTCAAGCTTGTCAACATCCTTAGCACGGCGTCTAACATTATCATGGAATTGCTTATAACGCTGATTGTATTCATCAGCGTCAATCGATGTAAATTGCTCATCGACTTCTTTGAAGTACCAATTCAGAACTTCAACCTTACCATCTGGGCACTTAACTGACTTGATTTCCATGGTGTCGAATTCACCAGGTATACCGCTGACTGCGAAGTCGAACGCACTGACATAATATCTACCTGTAGGCCAATAAGGCATCTCGATAGGGTACATTTCAGAAATCTTTCTTGATACAAAGCCATTCGTCCAGCAGGTACCGGCACTATTCGTGCATACGACACGTTCTACGTCACTAAATGTAGCCTCGCCAGTCTTCTTGTCAACATCCTTGAACAGAGAGTGACAACGCTTGCATTGATACGTTGCTACATCATCAGTTTCGTGAATCAGGTTCCAGGATTCTGGTACGTCTTCGATAGGTGTCAGCGGATAACCATCAAGCAGTCTCTTAAGAATACCTCGAGTTACGCCGAAGCTGTACCCGCTGTGCTTGTCTTCCATCAGTGACTTGTAAGCCTTAAGAGCGCTAGCATAGCAACCTCCTGCGTACTGCTTACCCATCTCTTTCATATCTTCGTCTGTCTCTTCAGGGTCATTTTCTATGGCAGCGGTTTCACGCTTTAGTGCCAATTCAACTTCTTTTTCTGCCCATTCGGTCATACTCATGCTCTTTACCTCTTCTTTCCTGTAATAATTTCGCTGTATGGAAGACTTTCAATCCACTCACAGAATGTGTGCCATTCATCCAGCTTGTGGTCTTTACGATAATGATACATCGCGCCAAGTGTTTCATAGTTGAGCATCACGGTACGCTTCTGATTATAACTCGACGGCAGAAGCTGAATGAGCTGCCACCAAGCGTTCTTGTTCTTGGTCTCGATAAACTGGTCTCGATAGTAGTTCAGAAGTTCGATAGTCTTTTTCAGAACTTCCATCGAGTCCAGATTGAGGTGGTCGGTTGAAAAATCACTGACCTCAAATTCCTTGCTGTGAATCTTGTGCATAGTAGAACAGGAATTCATTTCAATACTATCCTCGATGAGATGGTCACCAGCGTAGCTGTAGAAGTCTTCCTCGTCGACGAAGTCCTTACCCTTGCGATACGTCTTGAATTCCTTCCAGAAATACAACGGTGCGTCAATATCAACACATACCGTGATAAATCTACGATACTTAGCGTGTACCGGACCGCCTGAAGCAAGTGAGTTCATCAGCTTAAGGTCATTCGGACCAACCGTGTCATCTTGGTTATTAAACTTCCCAAAACCGCTGTCTGACTTATCCCAGGAGTTCTTGGGGTTTCGCATACCGCGAACAGCAGCTTCTAGGTTAGTTACTCGAGTTTGTGTGAGTTCTATCATCTGAGTTCATCTCCTTTAGTGTTTTCGGTTCAGTTCGTAAGAATGATGCCGTAAATGCTTTCTCCTCAGGGCAATCCTCGCAGTTCTTGTCGTCCTGATAAGGGCAAGAACACCCGATTATAGGACATTCGTACTCATCTGAATTTCCTTCGTGAGTTCTGTCATCCCAGAAATTATATTCAGCCATCTGACTTATCCTTCCAGGGACTGAGTGCCTTCATTACATCGTTCATCTTGACATTAAGCTGAATCTTTTCAGCATACTCATCATACCATTTGATTTTAGCTTTATCTTGCTCCTCGCTATTACCGTCTTTGTTACCTGCACGGTAACCGTACTTGTATGCGTTCAGTTTGCAAAACCAGTAGACAGCGATGTCACCGAACTGTTCACGCATCTCTACGATGCATTCTTTTCTGCCTTCCTGGTTATAATGTGACGGGTGGTCAACATTTTGCTTAATTACGTCGTCCATCTATATTCTCCTTTATGTAAGGGAGGTTATCTAGAATCCCTCCCGAAGCGTCTATATGAAGGTACCCTAATCTAGAATCGTTCGGCGAATTATTCTGTAGCAGCTGCCTGCAAATTAGGGTATACGATGTCCCTGACGGTGAAGTTCTCCCACTTCTTGTAGACATCGATGTACGCTTCATCCTTATCGCCGTTGTATGTTATTTCATAATACATACCGTCAGACATGGGTGTGCTGAACAGACCCTTATGATTTTGCAGGGACTTGCCGTACCAGACGTTATAAACTTCTTCAGGCTTGAGCTCCTTAGAGTCAGTCACATCACGATGTTTATTGAAATACTTCGCAACCTGTTCCTGACCAAATTCGATAAATTCTGCGGAACTGAACATCAGTCTCATCTCCTTTCTAGAAAAATAATGGCGGGTATATCTAGCATTACCCGCCTTCGAGTACTTTGGAGGTTTTCCTATGGCTTGGGAAAACTGACCGGAAGCTAGAATCCGAAGAGATGTGGGCTTGGGAAAGCCCTGGTTGGGGCAGCGGGATTCGAACCCACGGAATGACAGAGTCAAAGTCTGTTGCCTTACCGCTTGGCTATGCCCCAGCAAGAATCCCAGTAGAACTGGGATAGATAAAAATCAGCAATAGTTTCGGGTTAGTAATCTTTCAAAGTAATCTTTCAGCTCTATACCAGACTCTGGTACATCCTGCTTAATTCCTTCCGATTCATCTTTCATGAACCCTTCGAAGTAGTTCGCGACTATACGAAGCCCTTCCACGAAAGATTCGAGCGTGTCTAGGTCCACTCTATTGTCTCTAAGGTCCTGTCTGAACTCGCTGACACCTTTCCTGAGTCTTGTTAGTTCTTCTTTCGCCTTGTGAGCCTCGGTATTATCAAGAACAACAACCGTGACTTTCATCGTGTACCTCCTACACATTTAATATTGTAAGTATATTATAACACGCATTAACCACGAAAACGAAGTTGTGCGTGTACCTACTTGGAATGAAGTCCTGACTGTCTGTTCAGTTCTGCTTCATTCCAGATAAATGACGTTCCCGTACCTACGATACCTAATATCTTGAAGTCAGGGCGATAGGGGATTACGAAGTCTACGTCCTGATACTCAAAGGTTCCATCATCGTTCTTCGAGGCTATCAGCACGGAGATATCTCCGTGCTCCGCCATAGTAGATACAAGATTCTTAATCAGTGTTGACATTAGCATTGTCATCATCCTCCTTGTCGTTTGCTGGTGTGAATTTACCAGGAAATTCATGTATTCCTTGTGCAAGCATATCTGCAAAGACTTTGTCAAGTCCTGTCGCCTCAAGCTGATGTGCTGTAGAATCGATGCACATCTGACGCTGCACTGACTTCATAAAATCGGTAAAAGCTTCGTGCAAGCCATTGACATACTTGTCTACCTCTGCTTCTGCTTCAGGTGTAACTTCTTTTACCTTCGGCATCGGTGTAATACTGTCTACGCAGTGCAGTAGAAGGTCAGATACCGTATGAACTAAACCTTCATACATATCACTAATACTGCACTGAGAACGCATCAGAGTGCCTTTATCTGTGAACACCATTGTGTAGTATCCGTTGTTCGGTTCTGTGCAGATTACAGTAATAGAGCTTCCATCAATCATAAGATTTCACCTCACTTATCATATGTCTCATCAACATCACCTTCAGGATAATAGCAATTGGTACGAATCCAATCATTCTTCTGATAGGTGTCGAGTCGATAGCAGTACGTGTCACCATACGGTTCTTTGCTGATGATGACATTTTCACCTCTATCATTGACGCACGCTGCAGGAAGCTGAGTATCAGAACAGAATACTTCTAGCGTAGCAAACGATATAGGTGAACATACAGTTCTAGGTATTGTGTTAGAATTCACCTGGGATTACTCCTTTCGAACGTATCCACTTTTATTATGTGCCCTGAGCATCCTCCAGCAGCTATTACAGCACTCAACTGGTCAGGGCATATCTTCCAAAAATAAGCTTGATTGTGCTGAGTGGTTATGTACACGATGTAGCTACCTCGATTACATCGCAATTCACAAGGGAAATCGTGTATAACCAAATCACCATTCACCAGTACCGGCTGCTTCATACGCTTAAACCCTATCGACATATGTATGAACGCAGTCATTGAGAACATACCAGAGTAGTGACATGAACTCAAATCCATCGTGGTTCTGACTAACTTCCTCGACGTTAGTATGTTCCCAGATATCTTGAGCCACCTTGACGAAGTCGTCATCAGTTCTTGCTGATTTTGCCTTGATGAACATATCAGAGTAATTCTCATTCGAACCCCATGTATAGAGTCCATACCGAATACAAACTCCTCTAAGCTCGCTGATATTGAGTTTTCTTTCGATTTTAATACCGTCCATATCTAGCCTCCCAGCATATAGTTGATTGTGTTTTATTGTATCTACATTATAACATATACCAGAGGACCGAAACGAAGTTGCTTACGGTGAGCCTAAGGTCATCAGTAGACAGTTTACGGTATAGTTTTCTCGTACTAGGTCACAGTCATGGCGCTGTAGCGTGCCGACCTCTTTGAGCCTCCAACCTCTTTTATACATGACTTTAAGAAAGTCGATTAGCGAGGTGTCTCGTGCAGTAATCGCGATGGTACCCACGTCTGCCATGATTAGTTGTGTCATGAATTCATCGATATAGTCTTCACTTGGTAGTTGAGTTACCTCATACAGTTCGCTACCGTGGCGTAGACTATCGACATAGTTCCGCATGGCAGTTGCTTGACCAGAACCTAAGCGTTGGTCAGCTGCACCAGATTTGAACCTGTTATGCTGCTCAACCAGCTGCTCAAGATAAGAATTCTTCTCCATGACTTGTCATCTCCTCATAATCCTCTGGGTTATACTTCTTCATCCATTCACCAAGAATTGCTGTAGCCTCCTTCTGAGACAGATTAAATCTCTCTTCTAGGTAAGGAGCTGCACAGAACATATTGGTAATTCCAGACCTGCGTAACTTTTCCAGAAATATCCAGTATTTATTCTGAGTCACCAGGAACACCTCCCCGCCTATACTCAGCTTTGTGCGGTACCTCGCAGTCATCTTGTGTGAATAGAAATACAGGTTCTTGATTTTCGGTGGTGTATAGATACGCAGGCTTTTCGACCACGGTGTAGCGAGCATGGCAATCGAACGCGAACGCAATCTCCCTGTCTGCTATCTCAGGATTCTGCTCAATCATTTCGGTCAGAAATTCTGCCAAGTCTTTGACAGTCAGATTCTGAGAGTGTGGTACAGGACCGGGTACTTGGTCATTCCAAGCTTCAATAGCCATCGCGTCGGTACCATTTACTACTCTAGGACCTTCATGATTACACGCACCGCATTTTACCCAACGGTACCAGCAGAAAGGACCTTTTGTTGCGCAAAGTAACGGTAACTCTGCTCTACATTCGGGGCAAGGCTTAGTTGCAGAATTTTCAAATGGACTCATGTTTAATCTCCTTATATGACCAGACAGCCAGTTCTAGAACATACTGCTTTCTGAAAGTCACTTCTACTCAACTCCGTTTTCTCGTGATATTTCGCTTCCGCAAACATCTGGTCGATTACGTCGACGAATTCGCAGGGGAAAGACCGGTCACTCATAGGACCGTAGATAATCTGCAGTAGAAATTCCTTATCTACATCCTTAGAATATGAAATATCGAATGCTCTAGCATAGTCATCTAAGATAGATAGAGCACAATCACCGAGGTAACACTCTAGAATAGGTTTAACACCAATGCGAGTAAATCTACGCACCAGAGCCTTATCTGCAGACAAGTGTTCCTCGAATTCTGTATCTGTTGTGGCAGTAATTACGCTAAACTCACCTCGTGCTAAGGCAGGCTTCAGCAAATTAGCAGCGGACACAGCACCTTCTGCTTCACCAAGAGACGTGAGCGTGTGAGCTTCATCGATAAATAGAACTACCCTTCGTTTGAGCTTTCCTAATTCATGGATAATTGTCTGGAGTCTCTCTTCGAAATCACCACGGAACTTCGCACCACCGAGTATATCACCACAGGACAGTTCATAAATCATCGGTAAACCCGGACTTAGCAGTGATAGCGGTTCGCAGTCAGAATCTTTAATCCAGTTCCGATATAGCATGTTTTCCAGCTTTTGTGCTAAGCCTTCCACTATAGACGTCTTGCCGCAGCCTGTGGCGCCTGTAAGCATGATATTCGGTTTGGTTTGTCTGAACAAAGCAATCTGAATTTTCTCAATTTCAGCATCTCTAGCGTAGCACCCTGGTAGCTTATTCTCTGCAGCAAGAAGTGTTAGATTACGACTGTATTTACTCAAGGTGGGGCATCTATGGCTCAAATCAAGAGAATCGAGATAATAGCTACTTCTTTCAAGCATTCTTCCTTGCCTCCTTTAATTCATCTCTAATCTGCATCAGAATCTTACCGAGATGATTCTCACCGACTCCGTTGCAGACTCCCCAGAATGTATCATTCCAGGTATTACCCTCAATAAGCTCTGACTCACCAGTTCTGTATAACAGGTTACCGAGAACCTCGTGCTGAGTAAACTTAGCACGAACGATACGAGTCATCATATCGACCTTGATGTTCTCCCAGTCAGGTCTCAGATAGATTTTTCTTCCGAGCCTCTTTGCCTGACTCGGAGTAAGGTGAGTGAATTGAAGTTTATCATCGTTCTTGAAGCACTTCTGAGCCTGAAATGCTGCTTCAGAACTGGGATATAAGATTCCTTCGAATCGCACATCAGCTGGGAAGAAATTACTGAGGAAATCAAAATCTCCGTCGAATCTTTCTATCTTGTTCATACTGTACCTCCTTGTTTAATTGTATCTATATTATAACATAATCAGTGGTTCACACCGAAGATGCCGATTTTGATTGCTTTGATTAGTTGAAGCGTGATGGTTGTGAATTGATTATGTACGACATATTGAAATTCATCCCAGAATGGTTTGTCTTTTATCTCATCACCGACGAGCAGTCTGGTGTCAACTCCAATTGTGGTTCCAATAGTCTGACTGGTTTCTTTCTCGATATTCAACAGCGTGAATCTTACTTCAAATTTCGGTGTGAGTGGGTCATCTTTCAAAGCGATATCACAACGCTTTGTCCTTATCAAGGTATTATTTATCTGATTGGGTATCCACTCCTCGATGGCTGCGTCGATAATTTTTTCTGCTTTCTTGATAACTGAACCAAGATAGCTAACAGAGACATTACCGCCCGGACTTTGTTCTGAGACCTTAGCTACTTTTCCTGCTACATCGTGAACACAGTCTGGTTCGCTTTCTGGTATTTTATCAGTTGTGTGTATGGACATAGAAACCTGCTCTCCTTTACAAATCATGGCATATTCTTCGGCTGTGATGTGCCCTTTAAAAAATAAATCTTCAGCGTTTACTGAAATGGGGTGTGTCTTCTTTTGAGCCGCAGCGGCATCTAAGAGTTTTCTTATGTCAGACATATACTTCTTCCTTTCTTATCAACAGTCTGAGAATGTTACAGATTCCGATGGGTCAAGCTGAAATAGATAGACATCTTGCTGGTCTAGAGTTGTGCAAAATGGATAGGGCTGCAATGCCAACGCACAGTCCTCGTATCCTGTACTGCTTACAACCATCAGACAGGTATGGTCCGGCATGTCTTTTGTAGCTTCACGAAACTCTCCTAAAGACATACAAGCACTTCTTTTCATATCACTCACCTCCTGTATCTATTTCTTGTAGAAATCTCTTGAAATCTTCCTTAGCACGCGTCGACAAGCGACTAACCTGAGGTTGAGACAGATGGTACTTTTCAGCTAAAGATTTCTGTTCGGGTTTATCTCCGAAAGCTAATCCGTACAGAACTTCTTCTGCTATATCTCGATGTCTTCCAGCAGGTATTGTTCTTAGAAAATCATCGATGGTATCCTCGAACAGAGTTGGATAAAAATCAGGTTCTGCTGATATAAGGTCACCGAAAGTGGCACCTTCAGACTTTTCAGCGTCTACCAGTGCATCAAGCGAACCGATTTGAAGCTCACCAGCTCGACCTGAGTACCAGATACTTCTGGGTATCTTTATCGTTGATATCTTCTCACGGCAAAATCGCATAATCGCTCCTCGAACACAAGGAATTGCATATGTAGCAAACGTATAACCTTTATCCGAATCAAACGTCTGGCACACTCGCCATAATTCTAGCAGTCCTTCTTGAATACAATCGTCATACCAAGCAGGTGGTACACGCACTCCTTTCATACAAAAGTGAACTAATTTCTGGTTTTGGTCGAATAATTCCTTAGGTGACATTCTCACCCACCTGCCTCTTGAATACAGACGCCTGAGAAGCAACCGATGATTTTTTCATATCATAGTGTTCAGCCGTTTCTGAAATAGTATGTGTTCTATAATATTCAAGGAATTCAGCTCGAGATTCTGTTGTCCAACGGTTTTTCTTCTTTCTGTTTCTAGCTACCGTCTGAGGTTTAGTCACTGGTGTAGAAGAAGCAGGAAGCTGAACTGGCTTAGCAGCGAGAGCGGGTTGTGGTGTTGGATTCGCACCTCGACGTGTCTGTGCGGTGTCTCGCATCTCCTGAACGACTTTTTTATCTGCTGCCTGGAGCTGAGCATCTCGATATTCACACCCATTCTGAAGCTGTTCTGTGGTAATCGTAAGATTGAATGTCTTTGCCAGATATTCTGCAATCTTTTCCATACGAACGCCAACTTCTTTTTTCTTAGCGGACTCTACCTTAGCTCTTTCAGATTCAGCAAGTTCATGAATAATGCGCTCCAAGATGTGCATATCAGCAATTCTAGGGCGAAGCCCAAGCTGAGCTGCCAAAGCATTATCTACCTTATTCATAAACTCTATGCTAAATGAGTACATGAAATAAGACCTAGGGTCATTAAACACCAAAGCACTGACAGTCGTAATCTGCTCACAGAAAATGGTCTGATTTCTACCACCGTTCGTGCCGTCTTGATATTTGTAATAGACGTGCATAGGAAGATGGTCGTTATCTCGAGTGCTAATGGGTAATACGTTAAATGTAGGCGCATTAAGATTGTTTTCTTCGCAAGATACGATGAGATAAGGTCGAGATTTCTGTTGAACAGATGAGCCTTCTATTCTATCACCATCTTCGTTTGGAAAGTGTAGGAACCAGACGTCACCGCGTCTGAAACGACTGTACCATTTTTCCATATTGTACCTCCTGTTTTAATTTCTACATACAAAGTATAACACAAAAAGACACACAGTTACGAAGTTATAAGACACATAGCACGCTACGATTTGCGTGTGGTTTTATAAACCGTACATACAATTACATACAATTACATGAACACACGCAGCAAACAGAAACGCTGTAGGTTCTCCTACAGCGTTTGGCAAGATAAACAAACAAGAAGGGAGCCTCCTGGGATTCGAACCCAGAACCTCTGGTTATGAGCCAGAAGCTCTAACCAATTAAGCTAGAGGCCCAATTAGTCTACGCCTCCTACTCTTTTATTCAGTGGCATAGACTGCTACGTTACAGAGTCTAGATATATCGTTTCACTAGATGAGAACAGCGTAGCTTAAATCTCATTGGTGCGAAGTCCTGGGTTTGAACCAGGAGGTGAGAAGCCTTATCACGTGGTTATCCCTTCTCGCCACTCTTCGTGGTGCGTCTTCCTATTCCGCCAACCTCGCAAATGCCTCGTTATCGTAGAGGTTCATGCCAATAAGCTATCCAGACTTAGAGACAACGCCGGACTAAAACCGGAGGACTGCTGGCACAGCCTGTTCGCTATTGTCAGCGATTGAGCGGCTTAGTTGCCCAAGGTGCTACAATCGTCTTACAATTGAGTTTGATGTGTTCACGTCTAAGTGACTCACATATAGACTGAATTCTGCTGGAATTTGCTTTAACAGAATCCAAATCAGAATACTTACCCTTGCTTATGATATCAAAGCATGTCTTAGAAATTCCGTCAGCATGCTTAGATGCCATACAAGGAAGCCTTTCTGCTGACAAGAACTCGTCTCTGTCCATATTATCGATATAGACATCACGCTTGTTGGTGCCTTCCTTACCATCAGACTCTGCGTCACGCTCTACAACTACTTTCTTAACCTTACCGTGGTCATATACGAACGCCCAGATTTGATTTGTCCAGTCTCTAGCAGTAGAGCCAATTCTGAAATAGCATACGCCGTTATAAGTACCTGCATTATATTCGTCATTCATTCTGACACGAATGAACAATTCGTTCAGGTCCTTAGCAACGAAATCGCCAGAATGGTCATCTACCTGGTCGCCCATATCGTAGATATCCCCTACCGACATGTCTTTTACAAGACTAATCAGATAGTTAGTCGTAGTCTCCTTCGACCATTTCAGTGATTCTCCTAGATTGTAAGGAAGCCCGTTCAAAGCGGACTTTAATCTGTCCATAAACACTTCCTTATCTTCCGTGTAAGCTACCTCATTACACGCCAAATAACCGACAAAGGCACGAAGAAAATCTACCAGCTTATCGTAAGGATTGTACTTCAGCATCCAGAGTGCCGCCTCTGCGTTAGCATCCAGATTACCAGGTTCTCCATAGATATGTATTTTAACCGGAATAGCTTCGTATCCTTGTCCTTTAGCTTTAAGCATCCAAGCCTCACCCATCGGATTACTCTTTGCGGTGTTTATCTTAAGCATACTAAATACCTCCTGTGTTTTATTACACTCATATTATAACAAATGCACGGGATTTGAAACGAAGTTACTGGTGCCGATAGCGGGACTCGAACCCGCACGCCCGCAGGCACTTGATTTTGAGTCAAGCATGTCTGCCAATTCCATCACATCGGCAAAAAGTGACCCGAAGGTCAGAAATGAATTAAAATAAGTCTGTAGAACAAAAGAAAGGAGACAACAAAACGTGTCCCGGTTTACCGGGTGGTGGCGTGTGTGGGAATCGAACCCATCTCCTGCTCTAGAAAGCCGACCTGCCTGACGTTTACAGTATCAGTCTACCACGCCGTATACGAATGTGCCGAGTTATTCTGGCACAATCGATTATCTCCACACTGGGTGTATTTTCTATCATCTAAACCTTTCCTTCAATAAGGAGTAGGAGGGCAGAAAGTTGCAGAAACTGCCCTCCTGGTGACAAGAAAAATCGGTCAAAACCGTAGAAGATGTCAAAATGGAAGCTGCTTAGGAATTTTCAAGTCGAAATCCTTTAGCTCTTGCTTTACCCAGTCAAGGTCTTCTCTCTTGGTAAGTCCAAACCAGTCACAGCTGCACGTTGAAACGTTTATCTTTCGTTGAGACTTACCGGCAAAGCCCTTCAGGTATTCAGATATGAAGTCAGATATGACATACTCACTGGTCAATTCGTTCGGCATATTCATTATAAAGTTACTAAAGGCGAAATCCATCACCGGCAGTATCGTGGGCGGAAATACCCAGGTATTCATAGACACAAGAGTGCTGCTTGAATAGAATACAGGTCCGGCAATAGCACCGTTCATGCCCTTCTCGTCTATACCACGAGATAACCCACGAGTTTCGGTAATGCCATCTAAAAGTCTATATGGTTCTGTCAAACCATAATTGATAGGTGACTTAACCTCACACACTCCTCGATTAACTTCACCTTCAGGCGGTAATGTACGATGTAACCAATAGGCTACCAAACCGACCGAATCTGGTTGAGCTGCCATCATCGCACTCGCTTTAGCTAGGCATTCGGTGTCATAGAAGTCATCAGCATTAACCACAAAGAAAGGTTCATCTTTCAGATGGGGTTCAGCACATAAGATTGCGTGAACAGTACCGTAAGGTTTCTGCCTTAACAGTGGCTTTGAGTACCAATCTGGTAATTTATTAGTCGACTGAAATGCAAAGTCGACCAGTACTCCTGCATCATGCAAGAAGTTCAAGCAGTCTGTACCTAGCCGCTCGATGAACGATTCACGTATTCCTTTTCTGATAACAAATATGATTTTGGTAAAACCAGCTTTAACAGCTTCCCAGATAGTATAATGTATCAACATATGACCTACATCATCTACTGCTTCGAGCTGTTTCAGATTCTCACTATAGCGGCTACCTAATCCTGCCGCTAAAACCAATAACGTCTTTCTCATGCGAGTTCAAAGACACACCAGTCTTCTGCAAGCATATCTGCCTGTGATGCAAGCCATCCAAGCTGAACACCTGACGTACCCACAAAAGCAATAGCCTGATTGCCTATAGCTTCATGATGTGCATTGATGATGTTTCCGTCGGAATTCATATAGCTGATACCAGCTGCGAGCTCGATATACTGTTTCTTGCCGTTCCAACCAGCTCTGGAGAGCTTATAACCCTTCTTAAGAAGTTCCAGAGCGTGACCAAAGGACATAGCCTCGAATCCTCTGTAGGCTTCCTCGAAAGCATCCGCAGGGCTCCAAGACTCATAACCGTCAGCGTAGCGAACATGATAGCCCTTATCAGCTTCAGATTCACCTTTTTCTACAAGAATTGAGTTCCTACCGCTTAACCTGGCATACTCACCACGTGTCATCGGTTCTGCTTCGATAACCTTTGTACCAATAAAATTCTTCATTCTATATACCTCCTTTAGTGTTGTCGAGGAGACAAGTCATCACCTCGTCTCCTCGTTATGCCAGAAGCAGTCTACCCAGCACTTATCGGCTCATATTCGCTTATATACCGCACCTAAACTCTTTAAGCCGAATTTAATCTAGGAGAGTTTAACTGCCGTTGGACTGCATAGCCATCCGTGCGGTTAATGGTATACCGATGTTCCTTTGGTGCCGACTTCCCTTCTTTATAACGACACACCCCAATGAGCATCATAATCATTTAGTCAAAGCCATTTGTTACCTCAAAGGTAATCTACGGTTCACCCAATCCGTCATTATGGACTGCAAGTTTCAGGCTACTCCCTCATCTATCTCAACCGTTGTTCAGGTAAGCCAGGGCATATTGACCAGAATCATCAGTATTGGCTCTCAAGGTAGGAATCGAACCCACACCGACAAGCTGTCGCGACACAACCTGTCTACCTACCGTTAGACTTGAGAATGTAATAGCGGAATCGTAGGAGGCTCTACTCTTAAGCTATGGGTGCTACGCACCCAGCAGTTCGTTAGGCTGCACCTCTCCTGCCTTCTTTCATCCGCAATGGTCGGAATGACAGGATTCGAACCTGCGACTTCTTGGTCCCAAACCAAGCGCTCTACCAAACTGAGCTACATTCCGTTGTCTGCACTTCAACCCACCAGAAGTATCAGTATGTCAACTCTGTTGCTGACTTCCCTATTCGTTGCTGAAACTATTGCTTCAACTTTAGAATCATTTGTATTGGTCACGTCGACAAGTATTTTCCTCATCTTCATGATATAAGGGCTTCACCTTTCTTGCACGAGAGTCTGTCCACTATCTGAAACTATTGCTCCTGATGGGCATAGACTTGCCCTTATCTCGCTTATATGTCATCGCTCAGGCTGCGGTTTTACAGGAGTTATCGTATCCTACACCTGCTCTCAACATCGCACTGTTGATTCTGGCACGCCGGAGTTACACCGAGGCGGGTTGCGTCCGCTCGTTAGTCTGAACTACGAATGCTTTCCCAGCTTTATGACATCCTTGCTGCCCCAAAGTCCGCATTTCACACAGGACCTTTCTTCTTTCGTCTGCCAGGGCGGCGTTCAGCTTACATCAACCTGAAGTGATAGGAATCAAACCCATGTAGCTTTTCTCACGCCGATATTAGGCTCAATTACTAAATCAGACACGTGATACTTCGCGCTCTGGTCTATGTCAGAACCAGTGACTTCTGACCAATTTGCATACACCTCAAGTTGTTTGGTGCGGATAACAGGACTCGAACCTGCACACCTTTCGGCATCAGAACCTAAATCTGACGTGTCTGCCAATTCCACCATATCCGCAAAAGGGCGGGGTGACGCCCCGTGAGGTTAAGAAAGAAATTATTGGATAAGATTATCTTGTAGTGTTTAACTACATTCATATTATACAATAAGAAATCGTTTAGTATCGAAGTTGCGGTTGTAACGATTACTTAGAACCTTTTCTGTAGCAAGAATAGCTGCAGCATTTCCGTTTCCAACTCTGCTTCGTCTTCCGGTCGTGAACAGTAATCGTGTAGACGTAATCCGACCTGGACACATACATAGGAAGATGAAACTGCTTGCCGCAGACTGGACAAGTGTATTCTCTTGACTTGTAATCTTTATCGAAAGCTTCCTCCTCGTCTTGATTGCGTACATGAATATCCTTGTCCATTAGACTCATCCTCCCTTAGTTTGCGTAATATACATCTACAGACACAACACCTGCCCAACTGAACTGACAGTTGCTGTTAGCACTGTAGAAGAAGTCAATAACGTCGGCACCGCTACAGTCATCCAGATAGTAGAGACCATTCATTTCAGGATAACCGTCAACACACAACCATACGGTTGTTCGACCTCCGTTAGCATAATAACCAAGTAGGTTATATAGATAACCACTTGCGATACTGCCTTTAGCATAACCATCGCCACCATAATTGCAATCCATTAAAGCACGACCGGAACCACCAGTTTCGGAGTATCCATTCCAATCACCTGGTGCATAGTAGGTACCTCGCATACCACTTTGGATAAGGTCACCAGGAGCTCCGTCCTGAGTAGTTTCATACGGTTCCGGCTCATCAGATTCATACTCTTCCACCACAGGTTCGACCGCTTCGATTACTGATTCTGTTTCGACGAATTCTGTAATCAACTCAGATTCTGTAGTCTGAGCTGTCGTCGTAATAGTGGTCGTCTTTGTCGATATAGTCGACGTGATTGACGTAGAAGTTGCTATTTCTTGTGTTGTAGACGTTGTAAATGTAAGGCGATTTGTTTCTAACCGAGTGCTACTCTCGGTACACACTTCTAAATCCTCGACCAGAACGTCCGATGCGTCCATACCGCTCTGCGGTATATCCGCACCGCAACCTGTGAATGCCAATGTGGCAATCATAATGAATATTGCTGATTTTGTCTTTATCATGTTCTTTCTCTCCTTCGTTATCTTTGTGGGCGTCTACAGTATCAAATTATATACGTTCGTCAACTACGATAACGAAGTTTGTACAAGAACACGCACGCTAAAGCATACCACGTGGTTGTATTTAACACATAAATTACATTGGTTTTATTATTACCACACGCAAATCGTACGCACAATACAAGCAGCAATATGATTTACACAATCTAATATATACAACTATAAAAACATACAGAAACGCTCTTGACACAAAGTTCAAGAGCGTTTCGAAAGAAATTATTTCTGATATGATATATACGACTCAATCTTAGCTTCAATCCATTCCTCGATGTTGTCTTTGTCTTCTGCAAGAATCCCAAGCGTCTTCTGTGTCAGGTTGTTCTTGATATATTCCATACAATCTTGCAACGCTTTTGACTGAGTTGTTGAATCCCACGTACCATTATCTTTGGCAATTCGAACAAAAGTCTGCTCAATATAGCCGACACCATCCTCAAGAACTGACTGAAATTCCTGAAGTGCAAGCTGGGTACGCTCTGATTTGCACTTTGTTCCTACCCAAGCGATGCCTGAGCGAATAAGGCAAATCAATGCAGTTGCGAGTGCGGTGGCAATTATGTCCACCAGGATTTGTGTAATCTGATGTTCCATGGTATACCTTCCTTTCTTACTTAACTTCATCTGCAATAAAATCAAGCCATGCTAGTGATATTAACTCCGGCTTGAGTTCTCGGATTTCATTGTAGAGTTCTACATAAGCGGCATGAGTAGCGCCATTACCGCCCATTTCGAAGTAGTCCTCCATGTCGTCATGAAGCTCTGTGATATATAGCCTCAGCCGAGCGTCAGAAACATTCGGGTCTTCTAATTTATCTCTGACACAATTTATCGTCCGATTCAAATTGGCACGAAACAGCTTTTTCAGCATCCTCGCGTTTAACTCCTGCTGGGCTTTTTCTTTCTGAACTTCTTCAGAAGTCGCTCTTGCCTGAGCGTCTTTCTTATCGACAACAGACCAGTGCCTGTTCAAGAGGGTGCTAATTAGTCCGCTACTTAGAACGGCTACGACTATCGTAATAACATTTTCTGTACTCATTTGAATCTACCTACCTTAATCAAAATTCTTTGTCGATGTACGTTTCTCTAATTACACTCTCACCAAATAACTTACCGTCTATTCCCTCACGAACCTGAGTGTTATCAGGCGTACTCTCTAGATTACCACCTCCGTCTATATTATCTATGTACCCGTCTTCTATCAGCTCGATGTAATCTATGTGCAGAAGAACAAGCCAATAAGACATTCGAGCACACATCTGACGATACCATGACACTTCTGCTTCATTATAACACTCTATTCGAAAGACATCATGCAGATATCCTTGTTGCCTCTGACGTCTTTGGTATAGAGGAAAAGCAACTTTTCTGCGTATGCCTATGTAGACATACGCATAGAGTGGCTTGTTACCATACATAATATCAGTGTTCATACCGACACCTCAATTCTTAGGTTTGAGTAGCACCGTTAGCATAGAAACTACCGAATAGACGAAGTGTAGACTCTGATTGAAGCTCCAATGTATTAGGTGCAACCTCAAGCTGACCTAGATTACCATTTATCCAGGATACATAAGGCGGGTCATTCATCTGTGTACCATAATATCCAGGCATACCTAGACCGTTCATGTTATGAAGGTAGACATAGAAGTAAACTTCTTGTGGGTCCAGATACTGCTGAGTTCCTCTATTAAAGGTGAATTCCTGCCAACCGATTTTGGTAATGCGTTCGGTATTACCCGCTGCAACCAGTGAACACTTTATTATACCATAGTCATCGGGGTCGGGACCTATATATTTGTATATAGCAGGTATCACATACACATCATATTCTGGACTTGAAGGAAGCTGTGTAATAATAGCTTTGAACTTCATATCAGAAGTCAGATACACCATTTCAGGTACCTGAATCATCGTACCATGCGCCACCCAGTTATTCTGTGCACCTTGGTCGACAGACGAGTTACTTCCCAGTGCAACGGGAAATGTGCTAACGAGCACGTTACGTTTTAACAAATCTCCATAGCTAAGCAATGACCACCAACCGCTCTTATACGACCATAAGCAATGCGTAGACTCAACCATGTAGAGCTTGCTTTCGATAGGATTTTGCAACGCTAATCTTTCTGCATCATCGGCCAATATGATATAATCACCGATTCGAATTCTATTACCATTGGTGTCTAGGTATAACTCCAAGGTATCTACTGCAACTCGAATCGTTCCGTCCGTGATAGTTACCGGCATGCTAGCTAAGGTAGTTTTCGAGTGAGCTACCGGGTCACCATCATTCCAAGCCTCAGCCGCTGCAGAACCGGCAGGTATGTTGATTGTTGTATCAGTCTTAGAATTAGTAGTGAATGTACCTAAGGTAGTATTACCCTGCTTCAGCGTAATAGTAGCGTCACCAACATCTGATAACTGGGCATACTCAGACAAATCGATTGTAATAGTACCGTCTGTCTTAGAATTAGCTTTGAATGTACCTAAGGTAGTGTTACCTTGCTTAATTGTTAAAGTAGCATCCCCGATATCCGATTTCAATACATAATCAGACAAGTCAACTTCAGGCACCACAATCTCTGCATCAGTCTTGGAATTAGCTGTAAATGTACCTAATACAGTATTGCCTAGCTTAATAGTCAGGGCGGCATCTCCAATATATGATTTCAATGCGTAATCCGACAAGTCAACTTCAGGTACTGTGATTTCTGCATCGGTCTTAGAGTTAGCTTTGAATGTACCCAGTATAGTATCACCTAGCTTAATAGTCAGTGTAGCATCTCCGATGTCTGATTTCGATGCGTAATCCGACAAGTCAACTTCAGGTATGGTAATGTCGGCATCGGTTTTGGAGTTAGCTTTAAACGAACCTAAAATGGTGTTACCCAGTCTGACGGTCAATGTAGCGTCTCCAATGTCCATAAGACGAGCATAGCCGGTTAAATTAGGTTCTGGAATTGAAATTATCGCATCAGTCTTTGCATTAGCTTTGAATGTACCAAGAAGAGTATCTCCCTGCTTCAGAGTTAACGTAGCATCGCCTATGTCACCGGTTTGAGCATAATCGGATAGGTCAATCGTAATGGTACTGTCAGTCTTAGCATTAGCTTTGAAAGTACCTAGGATAGTATTGCCAATCTTGATAGTTAGCGTTGCATCGCCAATATCAGTTTTCGAAGCATAATCAGATAAATCTGGTTCTGGTACAATGATTGTCTCGTTCGTCTTAGAGTTAGCCGTAAATGTACCTAAAGTAGTCTGACCTTGCTTGATAGTTAGCGTTGCGTCTCCTATGTCGGTTTTTAATGCGTACGCAGTCAAATCAAGCGTGATAGTTGCGTCTGACTTAGCATTAGCATTGAAAGTACCTAAGGTAATGTCACCAACCTTGATTGTCAGAGTGGCGTTACCGATATCCGTCTTCTTCGCATAATCAGTCAAGTCTACCTGAGCTTTACCCACTCGTTCCCAGGTTTGGCTCTGAACTACCCAGATATATTCAGTGAACAGGTCACCGGATTCTGAGTCTCCAGAAACGAGCACAACGTATAACGTCGTATCTGGATGAGCAGGAGGATTGACGGGTACTTCATTAGCAATCTGAACATCGATGTGTGTGATTCCTGAAAGCATATCTCGAACTGCTTTGATTTTTAGCAGAAGCTGCGTAACGAGATACTCGGTACTGTCCTGACCTAAGAAATCACCTACAGTATAGTCTGCCATGCGAACACCTCCTTTATACTCCCGGACTTTCTGACTCGAGGTGGACTGTAAGTCCAGCTCCGTCATAGGTTACCGAATCTTGTCTACCTATCGCTTGAAGTTGATTATTAACCGAGCTAATGTTCACGATTGTTGATGTCTGGATATTAGGGTCATCACCTGACGTTGCGTAGATTACTAATCTAGAAGTGGTTTCGTCATTACCGATTGTAAGTAATCCCGTAGAACTGATATTAGTGCTCGCGGATTCATTACCCTCAACTCTCCACCAGAATACACCAGGAGCACGCTCACCAACACCGGTGGTAGCTATGTACTGAATATGATGTAGGTCGATTACCCTACCACGAAGTAAAATACCCATGGGTACGTCATCAAGACTTCCTATACGTTCATTCGGCATAATAGCACGGACAGACACACGCCACTCGATTAAGATTACTTCACCGTCTGAGACGTAGACGATGTCGTCCTCTGTCGGTACTCGGAATCCTGCAAGCATAGTATCTAAACCGTGAGGGTCGGTATTATTCTTTTCATACAGACCAAATTCGGATACAGCCATTATATCGAGTTGTGGTCCAACCGAGTCTACTCTCCAGGTACCTTTACCTTGAGCTGCTTTTTCAGGGTCAGAGTCTGGTACCCAGGTTTTCTTAGTAGGATTTAATAGATTATGAACCCACTCCACCGAAGCGTAACCATAGAAAATAGCCTGTGAACAATACCCATCTACGCCGTAATCCCAATCAGCAGGACAATCAGACAGAACATCTGCTCTTAAAATCGGAATACGACCGATAAGGTCCCAACCATCCTGCTCAGAGGGGCTAACGTCATGATTAGGAATACGACTGGTACATAACTCACCTTGGAATATAGGCTCGTCAGACGTCGCACCAGTGAATCCATTTTTGCCCCAGCCCTTCTCTGCATCCCAATAGTGCTGACTTATGCCGCGTTCATCAGGGTTCTTAGGACCGCAGACATCGGTAAGTGCAAGCGACGTAGACTCAAACCAAGGTCGAGTAGTCACCCCCTCGACAAAGTTCTTGTTCTCAAATCCGTCTTCAACCTCAGCTTTATTATTAGTACCCCAGGGCTGCTTTACGATACCCATCGTACCTATACCCATATAGTTAGGACGACCTTTACCTCGCTTGTATGTATTTTCAGCACCAGTTAGGTAGTTACATATAGACTCCGTCATTAGTCGAGTTGCGGTGTTCTTAAATCTACGGTCAGTTCTTACCTGGATTCTGCCGTCAGCGTCTGGTTTACCTACGACTACCCGGACATTCAAGATAACCTTTGCTTGTGATGCTAGAATATTTTCTGACATCCGACCCACCTCCTTTCATTACCATAATCATATCACTTACCGAGTTTCTGATTGATTTCCTGAACCTGTTTCAGAATCTGTTCGAATACGTCCATAGCTTCTTCTGGTGTAGGAGTCTCGGGATTATTCGGCTTAACAGCAGGGTCTTTCGGCTTCTCGTCAGGAGTGTCAGGGTCCGGTGTGTAATTAGATGCATCCCAACCATTGAAACCCTTTTCCTTGATAACTGCAAAATCGGTGTAAGCATAGTCCTTATCGACATTACCAGAAATACCAGGAACAGAACCAGTAGCAGAATACTGCCAGAGAACTTTGTCACCAGAGTAGCCACAAGAACCTCGCCAGTCAGCAACCCATTGGACATAACGCTGCTTATTCTGGTCGTTCAGATAATTGTCATAGCCGTTCGGATTGCAGTAGACACCGACGTAATAGCCGTTCTGTTCGAGGGTTGAACAAAATGCAGGAACGATTTCATTGATAAGAGCAGATACAGTAGTACCCTTCTCTTCAGCTGCTTGCTGAAGAATAGGAATATGGTCGTCTTCCAGGATGTCATAGAATACAGGGAGTTCAAGCTGCTTGCCTTTTAACGCCTTGAGGAACACAGCAGCTTCTCTCTTAGCATCTTCAGCACAATCAGCATAACAATACCAATAAGCACCGACTGCAGTACCTTGCTTCTTGAAGCCCTTATAGTTCTTCTCCCAATTTTCGTCAATCTGATAATCCTCTCTGCCATAACCTGCTCTGATTACAACAAAGTCGATTGTTTCTGCTGCTGTAGCAAAATCAATATCTCCCTGCCATCTAGACACGTCGATACCTTTCAATTCAACTGTCTCAGCATTCGACTTGTTAGTCTTAGGAGATAAGCCATAATATGACCAGAAGTCGCTGGTTACAGTACCGTTACCATAGACTTCGTTGCCATACCATTTATACGACTGTCTGTAAGCATCTTTGCGGTCTTTAGTGTCGCAGTGCGTATAGATATAAGCACTGGTAATATTCGCAATACCGCGAAAGCCGATTTCCTGTGCTGCACAGCAAACAATCTTACTGCTAACAGGAGAACCCTGCTTATCATAGACAATGAAATCAGCGGCATAGCCATCAACGTGAGGTCCAGAACCCGAACCGCCAACTGCTTTATCGTGCGTAGGGCAGCGATAACCAGAAGTCAGACAAATTTTAGATACTTCAACGCCGAACAGCTGCGGAATAACCGTGAAGAGTTTTTCCAGATTTTGGACAAGTTCATCATCGATTTTGTATTCGTGTTGGGAATCATGACTGTCGTCAGGTTTGCAGCGGAACTCAGAAGAATTAAAATGCTCCGTGAGCTGAATGGCATCACCGTACTGATAAGTCTTTACCATACAAATCATCCTTTCTAAAATTCAGGCTCTCACCTGTTACCCTATTATATTATGAGCCATCAATGACCCGTAGTGCTGAGAAATAAACGGTTTTGCTTAAATGCAGCAATATGAGGTAACACTTTATACGTTACAACACCGTGCATTTAAGCAAAACCAAAAGAAATATAATGATTTGTAAGCGAATTATGGAGTGTATTCTGTCGGGTCGTCTTCACCCTCAGAATTCTTCGTAGTCCAGAACGCGTCGTCACCTGTAGGTCCACCGTTCGTCTCTGCATCATATGGTACAGGGTTTCTAGGTACCGGTTCTTTACCTGCGATAACAACATCATCAGCACCAGTCCAAGTCGATTCGTTATCAGCATCAACCTGAAATAGATTTATCATCAGGTTCTTGTTGGTACCGTCATCACCATCACCGGGTGTATCAAGCGTAGGCATATGAGTACCGGTATAAGTGTCAACCAGATAACCGGGTCTATGACTTGCATAACGCTGTGCGTCTTGATAAATCGGATACTCTTCATCTGGACTTGTTTCTATCGGTAATTTAAGCCCGTTACCGAGGATATCAACATTCTCCTTAGTTCTAGGAGTCGGGAAGCCGACATGGTCAGGATACTGCAAAGGCGCACTGGTCAGTACAGCTTTACCTGCTTCCTGAAGCGTTTCTGGCTCTGCTGCGTCGGTAGCTTCCGGTCCGTAATTGTATGATTGCTGAGCTCTATACGCATTTGGATTATACAAAGAATCACCTATTTTCATACCGGACATACCAGGCACATTCTGCTGTATTTCACTATAGATGCTAAGAAGTTCATCGTGGTCATAATACAGAAATTTACCCTCGATATGATATACCGGTTTAGTATAATATTCGTGCTTTAGCTTACCGGCGAGCTGTGAATGGTAAAGCGTCCTAAGCCAAGGCTCAACCGACAGCTCATCGGTTGGGTTCTCTACCTTAGCAAACAGCATACGGTCATATTCATGAACCATGGACGAATTCGGTGTACCAGTAGCGCCGTTCCTCGATGTGCGTTCAGATTCAGGAATAACAACCGCCTTTACTGTCAAGTCAGTATAAGGATTAGCTTTTTGAGCAACCATCGGTAATAGATACATACCTACAGGTCGTACATATTCCTGCAAGTAAGCTAAATCCAGAAGCCTACGCATTCTTTCCTCATATACTGCCTGCTTCTCTGCATCAGGCATTCCAACTGTAATTTTAGGGAAGTAATCGCTCGCAATTACGAATAGATAAATTATGCCAGCATCGTGGTCTACATCCAACCAGATTTTTGATATATCGATGGATTCATGAAAATTCATAGGTATCTGCTTTCCAGCATCAGGGTCTGGAACTTGTTCAACACCCTGCGCTGTGTATCGATAATAATACTCGGGATAGGTCTGTCGATATCTAATATCAATTGCCGCTGCATTACCAATACCAGTAGCACTGCCTCGATAGCGTATCATATTCTTGATGAAATTCTTTAGAACAACTCGATTATACATAACAGTCTTGAGTTCTTGATAATCAAAACCGATATGCTCTGCGAGCTCAGGAAGAAGAGCCCTAGGACAATGTTCAGGTGAATAGCAATCTAATATATGATTGGTGTAATATTCAAGAATCTCGTGCTCGATATCGAACAGTCGGCACACGGTCCTCATATCAAAACTCTGTTCATAGATATTAGGTATCATTCGTTCTGATTTCATAGCTACACCTCCTTAATCTTTAAGAATACACTCCTTAGCAACACTAATCTGTGATACAGGAGAGTTAGCGTAATGCTCTGTATCTCCGTCGATGAATCGAGCAAAACTGATGGCATTGAAATATGCTATATCGTAGGTTACATTAGAGTCAGTAATTTTTCCTTCAGCATCACGAACAGGTCCCCAATTTATCATGGGCTTGTTTAAAAGACCGGCATCAAAGTAACGAATGCGGGAATCACATTGCTGAACGCAATCGACGATGTCCATCATTCTAGGCAGTACTCCTATCTCCATATTAGCTGCGTGGAAACGAATACGAAGTGCCTTCAGAACTATCTGTACAAGGTTGTCTGCTTCAGATTGTGTTACCGGTTCATTAGTCCAGATTATGCCGTTAACTGACCACTCGAACACCCTTACCCAACCGAAATCAATGTCACAGGTTAGATTATAGGTTCTGAGATATTGCTCGGTAATCATCGCTCTGATTGTTTCAGAAGGTCTATACCTGCGATATGGATGCTCAGTGCTTACCATCTCGGTGCTCCACTCAGATGTATCTCCTTCCCATTCAGAGGCTCCACCAATCATACACTGCTTTCCTTCTTCATTGATAAGACCTGTGCTCCAGTTTTCAAGGAAGTTATTGAATATGCAGAAGAACAGAAGTTTATTTATTCTGAACTTATGAGGGAATTCATAAGACTTACCGCCGATAGTATACATCGTACCTTTCAACGGGTCATAGGGGTCTGAAGCTATCCAGCCAGGAAAATCATATCCCTGGTTTACATCTGGACCTGGCATGATATACTTCTTAGGTTTAAGTTCTTCAGCCATATCCTCGTCGAACTTATATGCCCAGTTCACTTCAAGTGCTTTCTGACAGTCAACAGCGATTCCTGCGTCAATACCAGGCTGTCTTCGTATCCAAGCGGTAAAGTTCCTCAGCGTAATAATCGAGTCATTGGTGTTGACATAATTCTTTGCTTCTGCTGCAGCTTCAGGAGCAGTAAGAGGTGTCTTACCTGTGAGGGCAGAACGGTCAGGCATGTCCAAGGTATTAGCAGGATGCGTCACTTTAAGTACCTGAGCTACCGCACTGTCGACAGTTGATAGCGAGATGACATTCTGAGAAACCTCACCTGCTACACCGTAAGTCTCGACATAGAATACCCTGATAAGTCGATTATACTGAATTACATCATTGATGAACTTATTGAACACGATTATCAGATTGTTATAGTCATCGACAGCAATCTGATATCGTCTTTGAGTGGAATCAACGAAATCATTTTTTGTATCGCGAGTCCAAGGTTTCTCCGGATTCTGAAACTTAATCGGGTCGAGTGTAGAAGTCAACTCTTGTACCCAAATCAACTCTCCATCTACGTTCTGAGCCGGTAATCTATAGGTTAAGGTGTTGACACCCTTTGTTCCTGTTACCATCATTCTTGGATTTACGATAACAGATTTTAGAGTTCCTTGAGCAACCTGACGAGTTGCGACATCCTTTCTATTCTGATAAACGTCCACAGAACCCTTGGGTTGAAGCGTAACCACGTCGTTGTCTGTGATATCGCCATACTCAGCATTTGGCTTAGGTATAACGAAATACGGAATAGATGTCAAGTCCTCTAGAGCATTAGTGGCAGCATAACAGATATTATTAGCAGCATCTGGTAGCGTAAAGTCTAACGATACCACTGCGTCCTCAGACATATTCTCGATTGTCAAGGTAGTTCTTGGTGCTCGATACCAACCCGGTACATAGCCGTTAGCCACACCAAGTCTACGGATACTTTTAATCTGTGTAGCCGACTGCATATACATCTCGTCAACCTGTGTGTCTAGATTGAATGAGAGCAAGTCAACATTAGATGCGAGTGCTTTTAATAGAATCATACCAGGGTCAGCTTCTGAACCAGGATTCCAGATGTGAGTACCTGCCCTGACATCCTCAACCAGATTCTGGATATTAGACTGAGCATCTCGGCTGGTGTATTTCATTGAATTGTCCCTCCTTGCGTTTCATCCCACGACCACTCTATAGTACCCGCTATCTCCTCATAGTTCTTATCGAGGACAAGAACCACCTGGAGTTTAACGTGATTTGCCTCAGATTGGTCATTGATTTTAATCTGACGAGAGTCTACATAAGGTTCGAACTCTGCTATAGCATTCTTAATATTCTCTTTAGCTTTTTCGATAACAGTCGCTGTATTGTAGCTCAGAAGAATATCAGGAAAATAGGAACCAAAGTTCGGAAACATAAACTCCTCTTTCTTATACGACCTAATCAACAGGCCTACTCGATTAACTATGCTGGCATAGTCTTCTTTCAAATCGCAGTTGCCTGTAGCTGCATTGAATAGATTAGGGTATGCGAATGAATTGGTAAACACGCTTATCCCTCCTCATAGACACCACCATAGAATCCTACGATAGTGAATTTATCGTTCGGGTCTTCTGAATCTAGCACATAGACCACATCGTGTACTCTAAGCCCCTGCATATGATACGGTATGTCTGCATCTTCAAGAGATTCTGTGCTAGGTCGATTTGGTAACAAAAGTCGCATAAAATCTGGTTTATATTCTGATATACCTAATCCGTCCAGATTAGGTATACGCACCTTACAGGTATTTTCTTTCCAGTCGATTTCCTCGACATAACCGATATACCTAATCATAATTTACCTCTCTTTAAGATATTGATAATATGCTGGAACGGTTGACCGAGATTAAGCGTCTGCTTAGCACAAGCAGCTGCTTGCACATTATTCTTTCTTGACGTTGTAGTGTATCCTGCTAATGAAGTAGCCGTATCGTTAGCAGTAATTAAGTCCAATCTTTGTACCGTTAAGGTGGTTGTATACGACGTACCGTTTATATTATGTGCTACTTTAATTATACGATACACACCGGTAATCGGATTCAAGGTTCCACCGGTATACACCACAACTCGTACAGCATCCGCAACCTGAAACACTTTCGGTTTACCGACGATTGTAATCTGAACATTGGTATTGAATTGTGTAGAAATAGCATTCAGGTTGTTCAGAACATTGCCCGCAGAATACATACTCTGCAGCGTCGCATTATAAGAGTTTTGTCTATTTGACTGTGTCGTTAGCGACTCACCTTTCAGGGTTATTCCCATACCGGTTTGTACTGTCGCACCAGAACCAAGCAACGTCTGAGTTACACCTTGATATGTAGCTGAAATACTTAAGATATTGGTATATAATCCACCCCACATCAGAACATCCTCTGCTACATAATTAGCGAGGTTGACGTTGTTCTTATACCGGATTACACCACGGGTATGGAACGTCGGCTCTGTTATACTAAAGGTATAACTCGATGCTGAGCGTTGTGTTTGTGCTACAGGAGAACCCATGATTTTGTGTATCTCCGCTTTCGTATAACCAGCTCTTAGGTAGGTATCTGTTGACCTATTCTTCGGTAATCCATAGGCACAACTCTTCGAGCCTTCGCAGTATGATTGCTGAATTAGACCCTGCTGCGTGCTACTTCCGTTGATGTACTCACCCAGACTGGTGACACAAGAAGCTTTCGAAATAGGCACGACTTCATCATCATGGTCTATATCATAATCAAAGACATCATCTGCGTGAACATAATTCAGCACTGCTTCGGCTACATCAGACGGTCGATAGTTACCCCTTATAGCTGGTACTGCAATACCTCGGATTGTTGCAGTATTGGTGAAGTTACCAATACCTTCTAGAATATATTCTGTATAACCGGTATGTACCGTTGACGTAAATTGAATAAAAATTCCTTGAATAGATAATGACTCTATGATACCGGTTTCATCACACCAACCCATTTCTAGATAACAAGGCGTGGTTGAGTCGCCCCTCATCTGGGCGAATTCATACAACATCATTTCGAATGAGCCGACGTGCGCCTGCTTACGCATATCACCTAGAACTTGTATCGTTACCTTGAAGTTCGTTTGAATTCCGGACTCAGAGTTAGTCAGGCTGATGCTAACCAAAGGAGAAGGTGTCTTAAAGCCGAGACTCCTCAATGCTATGTTCTGGATAACGAACTGCATATACGGCTGTTTATGTGGCATAAAAGTCACTCCTCTCCTAGATTAAGATATACATAAGACAGCGGTTCGAGAACTCTTCCTTCTGTCATAAGTGAGTCATAAGGTGGAATTTGCAATACGGTGTCTGCAGGTACAACCTCAAATTCGGTTATATCGTTCTGTTTCGCGATATACCACCAAAGTGACGCATCACCATAGAACTTATCAGCAATTAAGTCAAGCCGATTTATGAACAGTCCCGTAACCTTGAACAACTGACAGCTTGACACATCCACCTTAGGTGTGGCGTTTACCACTTCGTGATAGGACTTTTCAACTCCGTCACGCTTGATAGTTCTTAGCTTAGCGTACCTAGACGTTCTCGTGTAGTTATAAGGATTTAAATAACGTATCATGACATCACCTCCAACCAGCAAGTCCGCTTCTGACCGCTTCCGTGCTGAGAACATTATCAGACTCTTCTGTTATCGATATACTGATGTCTACGCAGTCATACTTATTATCTGGACCTATCGGTCCACTATATGTGGTTTCCATGGTGGTCAGAATACCAACAATTCTTACCGACTTACCTATAATCAGAGTTACTCGAGGCGGCTCACTCGCTTGCGTATCATAATCAGGATAACAAGCAGACTGCATATACGCCACCAATTCTTCTGATTTACCTGAATCCTGATTTCCGTCCCACATAGCTCGGTGAATCTTAAAAGTGCAAGAAACAACGCGAGGTCCTGATTTGTTGTAAGTGTTCTGTGGTTCGTAATGCTGATATGTTGTCATTTCCTGAGACCACGTTGCTGAAGTACTGTCGTTGACACTTTCAGGAAAGCACGGAATCTCCAGTGGAGCTTCACCTTCAACCTGAATTGTAACATCACCAGTTGGTTTCCAATACCAGTTGTCTTGCGTCTCACCGAAATCAGAATCAATCCGAGGAAATTCAAGTTCGGTCATATCGGCTCTTAAATCCTTACGAACCTCAGACAAGCGAAAGTCACGTAGAACAGCTTGCTGGGTGTGTCCTGATACTGGTTTTACATCATCGACAAACTCTGCCGGTACGATTAGACAACCAGGTACACTACCGAGTACGCTGTAACGGGTGAATTCTGCAGGCGTGAATTCTGCAACAACATTCGCCATATCACGGTCATTAAGTTGAGCCTGAACTCCCTTAACCTGCTTCGTTTCAGAATATTCAAGACTCACACTCAACCTCGTCATAGCCTGATAATCATTATTATATAGCTGATTAGCAACCGTACTGTAAGGACAGGTAGGATTCGGGAGATTATTGGCACGAAGAATAGCTTCTGCTTTGGAATTCTGTCTTCTAAAGGTATCGATAGTTAGAGTGTCATCAACAGGAATTATCGATTTCACTTGTCAACACCTCCCTCAAGCAAACGCAAACGTTTGAATGTTTCAGGACACGCATATCCGGTTACATTCTCTATATAGGAGTTATTAGCCTGGAATTTTATCAATGCTGATTCTAATTCTGGTGACCACTCCTCATTGGTGGGTAACCGAAGTAGTTCGTTAGCATAGGCTATATCTCGTGTGCAGCTATTAGGACCTACTGTAAAACCAAGCCACCAAGAGTAATTATAAATTACCGTTAGCAGCTCGTCAGGCGTTGTGTCTTCATCTTGAAAAGTTAGCGTGAGATATAGATAAGTATTGTTATCTTTTAGATTTGGGTACAGATAATCGATTGTGGTTCTGCAATAACCTATTAGCTCATCCATAGTCAACGTAGTAAGACTTTCATGCCAGAAGTTTGCTGCCCTGACTTTAAGAATTAAATCAAGACAACCATAACCGGTATCTGTCCTAGCAGCTTCGAGTAACTCTTCTGGTAATGTTTTTGGTATTTTAGCATACGTATCATAACAGCTCATCTAGACACCTCCTTAAAAGAATGGAGTAACACTATTGGTTACATAACCGTTATCCATAATGCGAGTACGCTCGTCATAAGATATAGTAGAAGCAAACTCAGGACTTTGAACCATGTTCCACTCAATGATAGTGCTAACTAATCCGACAAGCTCGTCTACCTGCTTCTTCATATCGGTAAGTTGTTCGGTGTGGGTCCTATGCTCTGCTAGAATTGGTTCTAGATACTCACTCATGTCTAAACCATCTAATGCATCTTTGATAATCACAATGTTGTCATGATTTTCGATGTTACGCAGTTCTTCAGCTTCTTGCTGAGCTCGTTGCTGCTCTCTAGCAGCGGCTTTCTCTTCCTCATACTGATTGTTCTGGTCTTGAGCTTCTTGCTGTTTCTGCTGGTATTCAGAAGAATTCCGTGCTTCTTGCTCCATAGATGCATAACTGATTGCGTTAGATTCGGCTTGATTATTAGCAATAGCAGCCTGAGCTTGCTTACTTGCTGTTGCGTAGTCTAACATCATATGCTCAAATGTCGGTGACACGCCGCTATTCTCAACTGCAAATACCATCGCATCGGTACTTTTGGTTTCAGAAGCAGCAATTACAGCAGCAGCACCGCCTATAGTCTTAGCGAACGCATTAGAAGCACCTTCTATGTCGCTTGTTACCGATGAACCTATATTAGACATCGCTGCTGTCACTGCGTACCGCTCAGCGTCTATCGCAGTAGAGGTAACTGCATTTATCTTGGTTGTGAACATATCGAACAGACCAAGTGGGTCAAGTATCGACATGATTAAATCAGAAATCTTGGTGAAGAAGTCTAATGTATTCTGTGCGAGTTCAACGGACTGAACTGCTTGCACTGAATACACCATACGCTCCATATTCAGCTCATTCTGCTCCAATTTCCGCATCAATTTATTATCGATACTCGACGCTATCTCATTGGTAGCCAGGAGCTGATTTGTGGTATTAGCTACCAATTGTTCTTCAAGCGAAGTGGTTTCACCTGAACGCACTAGATTTTCAGCATCGGTTAATGCTGCCATATTAGTCGAGGTATTTACCTGAGCTATTAGATTAGACACACCGCCGAAATCAATCTGTGCCAGTTTAGAACCTTGAACGCCGAATACAGATTCCATAGCGTGTAGAAATTCCTGTCTAGACGCTTCGTTCTCATTCTGGTCGATAAACTTCTGAATAGCAGCAAACGCTGTACTCAAGGTTCCCTGAGTGTCTTGCATAAACGACTGCATAAAGCTGGTTGCACTCACACCGATATTAGAGTCGATGTCGTTCATAATCGCTCTAAGCGACACCGCGGTAGCATCGTTATTGTTCATTAGCACGCTAACCAGCTCATTAGTGAATCCGCTAAGTTGAGGTGCTACTGATGTAATAGCCGCTTCTGATGCCATCATCTGCGTAGTCAAATCAGCTATCTGGTCAGCGTTACCGCCTGCAATGTTGACAACTTCTGTCGCTTTGGTTAAGAGTGAACCTGTCTGCTTTAAGAACTGATTGTTGCCTTCTGTAACGGACTCTAATGCTTTTGCAGCACCAGCAATCTCATTCATAGCAGCAATCATCGTCTCCTCGCCAGTACCAGTCTGTTTATTAGCTTGAGCGTAGATAGCTGCAAATTCAGCTGCACTCTGCGACAAGTCGATTTCAGGTACAGCCTTCTGCAAAATTAGGTTCTGAGCCGAAAATGCCTCTGCGAGCTGACCACCTAAGTTAGCATTTAATGTATTAGCAAGCTGGTCTAGATACTGCGATGCGTCGATTGTAGTACCGTAACCTTCTGCTTTAAGTCTTTGCGCAACAGAATCCTGGAGTGAATTAAGAGCCTCTTTGGTATAACCTTGCGTAGCTGTAATCTGCGATAAGTTCTTATCCCAAGCGGCATAGATATTTTTAGTCGACGTTTCGTAAATTTCGATAGAGTACGTTGCCATGTCCTTGACATCTTGACTAATCTTGTCAAAACCAGCTTTGAGTATCTCATCACGAGATTTCTTAGAATGATTAGCAAGATAATCAAGCCTGTCACCTATTAAAGTGGTAAGGGCTTCAATCTTACTGCCCACAAGGTCGCCGATAATACCACCAACAACGGTACCTACAGGACCGCCTATAGCTGTGCCTATAGCAGCACCGACTTCACTTCCTACGAGTGTACCACCGATAGCACCTGCAGCCTCAACCGTAGCTGAAGCAGTAGTATTCATCCCTGTCTGCGCATTGTAAGTGTCACCGGACGAGAATTTAGATATGAAGCTGCTAAGAATATCACCAACTTTGCCTACAGTTTGCAGGTGTGCAATAGACTCTTCTAAGACATGTTCTTGTTGAAAGAACTCAGCATCACTAATACCATTATTATCATGAGCTCTTCGCAACTCCTCAAGTTCTCGTCTTTCATTTGCTAGACGAGAATCTATATCTGATACTGCAGGGTTCTGATTTCCTGAATTACTACCGTTACCATTACTCTGACCTGGAATACCATCATCACGAATATGCCCCAGAGCTTCTAGAATTTTTCTTAGATTCGTATCGACAGAGGTCAGAGCTGCAACCGAACTCTTAGTATCAGACTTGATAGACGAAAGCGTCGAATTCATGCTATCTAGTGTCTTGCTGCCTTGAATAAACAGCTTATATTCTTTAGTCATTGCTTTATCGATACTGGTCATCATTCTATACATCTTGAGCTCTAGCTTATAGATGTTTGAACTGTTCGCTGACTCAGATTTAAGCTGCTCTAGAATATCACCAGCAGACGCGTCTTGAGTATCGTCCTGACCAAATCCTTCTGTATTCTGATTATTCTGGTTGTTCGTATCATTGGTAGGCATAGATAATCCCTCCTTTCATATTATTATACGCATATATGTCAATGATTGACCTTGTAAAGTCGTGTGTGCTGCTACGATTTGCGTGTGGTTGTGTAAACCGTGTAACTTGTACACCGTATAACACAACCACACGCAAAACAAACGCACAACAGTAGCAAAACCGTTGTACGTTTGTTATAAGGAGTATAAAATGAAAATTAGGATTTGTCGTATTTATCTTCCCAGCTTATTGCCTTTCCTTGTCGAAGACTGCCCTGAACATCAATTATCCTCTGATTAGTCGAACCTCGGAATTTTAATGCAAGGTTTTTCTGTTCCAATATGAAAGGACCGTCAACCAGAACATCTATCAGTCTTAGCATCTCATCAGTATACGGCGTGGTGATACCAGAATATAATATCTGTTCGAAAGTATACCCAGTGAAGCACCAGATGTCCTTATCTGGTACGGACTGTTTGACCGAACGCATAAGAAGAAGCACATCCTTTTGATTTTTAGGTTCGAAAGGTTCTCCACCCAAGACTGATAATCCTGAAATTCTAGGATTTAGCATTAGGTTAATTATTTTAATTATGGTCTCGTCATCGAACTGCTCACCATAATCAAAGTCCCAAGCTACAGCATTAAAACAACCCTTGCACATCCGGGTACAACCAGAAACGAAAACGCTGACACGGCAGCCGGGTCCGTTCGCGATATCAAGGTTTTTGATTTGAGCTATGTTCATAGATGCTCCACCCTATCCTTTATCTCTTGAGTACGTCCTTGATTCCAGAATTGAGTACCGATATAACCACAGGTGCGACGAGCAACAGACATCTTGGTCTGGTCTCTGTTACCACACTGCGGGCACTCCCAAAGAAGCTTACCTTCTTCTTCGATAACAGCAATCTCACCGTCATAGCCACACTCACAGCAGTAATCGCTCTTGGTATTCAACTCTGCATACATTATGTTATCATATATGAACTTGACAACTTCCAATACAGCTGGGATATTGTTCGTCATATTCGGAACTTCAATGTATGAAATAGCACCACCAGGTGACAGTCTCTGGAATGCAGACTCAAAAGTCAGCTTGGTAAACGCATCAATCTTCTCGGTAACGTGAACATGATAAGAATTCGTGATATAATTCTTATCTGTAATGCCTTCGATAATTCCGAAACGCTTCTGCAGTGCTTTAGCAAATTTGTATGTGGTAGATTCAAGCGGAGTACCATACACAGAATAAGCGATATTCTCAGCTGCTTTCCACTCAGCACACTTATCATTGAGACGCTGCATAACTGCAAGAGCAAAATCCTTAGCTTCGGGGTCTGTATGTGAATGACCAGTCATCGCTTTGACACATTCATACAACCCTGCATACCCAAGCGAAATTGTAGAGTAGCCGCCATAGAGTAGTTTATCGATTTTCTCACCCTTCTTAAGCCGTGCGATTGCACCATACTGCCAGAGAATAGGAGCGACATCAGATGTAGTTCCAAGCAAACGTTCGTGACGAATACGAAGTGCTCGATGACAGAGCTCGAGCTTATCATCGAGAACACGCCAGAATTTATCAAAGTCACCTCTTGCCGTCAAACCGACTGCAGGTAGGTTAATAGTAACCACACCTTGATTGAATCTACCGTAATATTTCGGATTACCGTCCTCGTCAACATACGGTGTGAGGAATGAACGACAACCCATACAGGGGTAGCACTGAGGATTACCGTTCTGGTCAATCTTATACTCAAGCATTTTCTTTTCAGAAATGTAATCAGGAACCATGCGTTTAGCAGTACACTGTGCTGCCAACTCGGTAAGATACCAGTAGGGAGTAGTTTCATTACAGTTATTTGTATCAAGAATATACAAAAGTTTCGGAAATGCTGGTGTAACCCAGACACCCTTCTCATTCTTAACACCTTGAATACGCTGACGTAAGATTTCTTCGATAACAAGAGCTAAATCATGTTGCTCCTGAAGTGTTCTGGCTTCATTCAGATAAAGACAAAGACTCAAAAATGGAGCCTGACCATTGGTAGTCATCAAGGTGATTACCTGATATTGAATTGTCTGCACGCCATCACGGATTTCCTTAGCTAAACGCTTATTAAGAATAACCTCTGCTTGTCTTTCTGAAAGCATAACACCGGCTTCGGCACACTCCTCAAAAATCTGTTTCCTAATCTGCTGTCTGCTTCTGTCGACGAATGGGGCGAGATGAGCAACCGAAATAGTCTGACCACCATACTGATTAGAAGCTACCTGTGCGATAATCTGTGTAGCGATGTTGCAAGCTGTCGAGAATGAGTGGGGAGTATCGATACCGGTACCTGAAATAACAGTGCTGACGTCACCTCTTTCCAGCATATCTCGCAGATTAATCAGACAGCAGTTATACATAGGCTGAGCAAAATAATCAGCATCATGGAAATGAATATCACCTATCCTGTTCGCTTCCTTAATGTCTTCAGGAAGTAATTGAGAATAAGTAATTGTCTTGGACACTTCACCTGCCATATAGTCACGTTGTACCGAATTGATTAAAGTGTTCTTGTTCGAATTTTCTTCTTTGAGAACGGCATTTTTGTTCTGAATCAGAGTCATGATATTGTCTGACATGCTGTCTGACTTGCGCACAAGAGCTCGTTCATAACGATATGTGATATACTCTTTAGCCAACTTGGGAAGGTTGTGAGCAATCAACTCCTGTTCAACAAAGTCTTGCACGTCCTCTACAGACACGATACTTGTCTGCTGTTCACAACGAAAGATTACAGCTTGGGTTATCTCGTCTATCTGAGCCTTGGTGAGCTTATTTTCTTCACTCATTTTGGCATTAGCCTTCGATATTGCGATAGAAATTTTACTACCGTCGAACCCTACTTCTGTTCCATCACGTTTGATAATGTGCATAGTTATTCACTCCTTTCTGAATAAGAGGCACACGGAGCCTCTTTATCTATTTTATGTCGCGGTATCATTGTTCTGCGACCCAAGGTGAGGAGTGGTATCTTTCAGCATTATGGTAGAAAGGTGGTATTCTATAGCACACTGGTGCTCAATTCGACATCCTTTAGAGTTCTCCCAACCAGGCACGAACACAACGACATTACAGGTGGACATAATCTTAATGCAGTCACCTAGGCTCTCTAAGGGATTTCTATGTTCTTCGAACGCTGCTTCATCGAATGAATCTGCTACCTCGACAGTATCTCCAACTGTTCTAAGTCCCTCATCAATCTGCTGCATTATAGCAATGACATCTTCTCTTTCACGCTTCACTTCCTCAAGCGTACGTCCTGTCATCGGCTGTGAAATAAATACACGATGTTTCACTTTGTTCTACCTCCATTTTCTTATTCTGTCGATATTGTCCAACTTGGTTTGTCAACGAAGTAGTTAATCAAGTCTGCTACGTCTTCTGAAGTTTCCCAATCCCAGTGCTTAGTAGCAGCATAGATATCTGGAAGATTTCGAGACTCATCATCAGTAAGGTCGAAGCCACGACCATACGTCCAATACGCATTGGACAGAGGTATATAGGACTGAATGGTTACACGAGGGTCTTCGAACAAGTCCACCTCGCGGCTACAGATTGTTCTATAAAGTGAGAAGAAGTAGACATGGGATGCTCCAGCAGACAGAATATGCTCGATAACTGCGTTTGCCGTTCTTCCGCTAGAAATGAGGTCATCAATCACAATCACTTTTTTACCTGTGATGTCGATATCTCTATCTTGAACAACAGTTACCAGGTTGTCGTCCTGAGTGTTCGTAGTTTGGTCATAATGCTGAGCAGCGTAAACAACCGCAGAAGTTATGCCCAGCCTATCAGCCAGCATTTTACCTGCAACTGCAACCGATGCGTAGATACAAGTACCGTCGTCTGGAGCTTGAACCATCGTCTTGAATGTGCTTTCAAGAAGCACAGCTTGCGCAGAAGTGATATACGGCGTATCAGATTTCGCCCTAGGAAACGACCATGAACCTGCATCAATGAGGTCAAGAATTGCATTGAGAATTTTACCACAGTTTTCTGGACGAATACACTTACCGTTCTCTCGTTCGAACACACTGACTTCCAGGTCGATGCATCCTGGTGTTGCAGAGACGAAAGCGTGGTCAGGATTTTGCTGGTCGGTACAGAAAATATCTACGTCAGGTGCGGTTTGCAAAAAATAGACCGGTACCGGCTTATCTGGATACTCACGGCTGGTATCAGGAACCAGTACGCAGCATTTAGCTTCCTCATTCTGCCAATAATATTTCGACCTCGATATGGTCTGTGTACCGAAGTCTGATGGATGAAAATCAAACATAGAAGTAACCTCCTAAATAGTATTATATCAACATTATAACATACTTTACCTACAGAAACGAAGTTTCATAATAAACGGTACTACTTAATTGCTGTACCGTTGCGTATATAATTACACAACCAGTAACCGTGCATTTAAGCAGTACCGGAAAAAAATATTAGCCGTTGCGAACCAGACTATAGAACTCGTTACGGAGGTCTGAGTCGGTTTTGAATACTCCTCTCAGAGTTGCTGTTCGAGTCTTGGTACCTGGCTTCTTAACTCCGCGAGCTGTCATACAAGAATGCTCTCCCTCGATTACGACAATAATGTCTTCTGTATCGAGTACTTTTTCGAGAACATCAGCAATGTCTGCTCCAATACGTTCCTGAAGCTGCAGTCGCTTACCTACCATATCAGCAATACGAGCTACCTTGCTCAATCCGATTACCTTACCCTTCGGGAGATAGCCGACATGAACCTTCATATTATACATCAAAGCGATATGATGCTCGCAGTAGCTGAAGATTGGAATATCAGCGATAGTGACAAGGTCACCGGTTGCACCTTCCTCGAAGCACTTATTGAACTTCTTTGCGATTTCATCGTTGGTATAGCACATACCCTCGAATACTTCTGCGTACATCTTAGCTACACGCTTAGGTGTGTCCTTGAGTCCTTCTCTTTCAGGGTCATCACCGAGGGCAACCAGTATATCTTTAATTGCTCTCTTGATGGCTTCTGTATCTATATTTTTCATCTGTTATACACCTCTCATGTCTGGGTCCCAAATCAGCTTATGAAGCTGAAGCTGCACCTTAACATACACCAACTTATTCTCAAGCAGATATGCTACGATATCAGCAGGGTCAATTTTACCCCATACAGGGCTGACATAAATTTGAGCATCAATCTCAGGATTATCTTCCAGCACCTGCTTCATCTGGTCAAGGTCTTCCTGACTGCCTACAACAAACTTCAACACGTCAGTAGTCTCAAGCAGTTCCAGATTAGACTTGAGCATCTTATCAGACTCACCTGAACTGATAGATTTCCAATCCATGGTAAAGAAGTAGTCCATAGGACCCTTCTTTGGCTCTGGCTGACTATCGATGATTTTACCAAGGTCGATTGAGCCGTTGGTTTCGATGTTTACCCAGTAGCCACGCTCTCTAAGCTCGAATATGAGTTTACCTACATCTTTATGGATGAGCGGCTCACCGCCTGTAAGCGTAATGCATCTACAGGGGTCGAAACGTTCGATGCTGCAAAGAATTCTGTCGAGGTCCATGCTGTCAAAACCTATAGTATTATCACGGTCAGCAAAATCCGCCTTACACGCATACTGCGAATCGCAGTAGGTACAGTCTAGATTGCAACCGAAAAGACGAATAAAGATTGTAGGTGCACCGGTACGAGCACCTTCACCGTCTATACTATAGAAAATTTCAGATACAGGCAGTTTCATCAAAGGACACCTCCGTCGATTGTGCAACAAGCAACATTACCTTCAGATTCTTGAACAGTTACTTTATAGCACTCACTATCAGATCCGTCAGCTTTGTTCACCTCACGCAGCTCATCATTCACTCGGTCAAGTATCCAAGCCGCCATATTCTCAGCGGTCGGATTTACCGAAACTACATCATTGATGTACATATGGTCAAGTCTGCTATGGATTGCTGTATTGATTTTCTTAAAATCAACAACCATACCGACATGATTTAGCACATTCGCCCGACAGTATACAGTAACTATCCAATTATGTCCATGCAAATTTCTACACCTAGATTCATAATCGAGAGATAGCTGGTGAGCACCAGCTATCTCCATTCTTTTAGAAATAGAGTATTTGTAATCCATCTTATACCTCCTGATTAATCGCAGGGTCTGCTACACCGTTAGCTTCGAATGCTTTCGCTCTGTCGATGCAGGTACCGCACTTACCACAGGGTCCGGCTTCACCACCATTATAACAGCTCCAGGTATATTCATAAGGAACTCTAAGTTCAAGTCCCTTCTTTACAACTTCAGCCTTGCTAGAACCCGCAAAGGGAGCGACCAGTGAAACTTTGTCATAAGTTCCGATACCGATTGCATCATTCATTGAGTCGATAAATTCCTGAGAGCAGTCTGCGTACGCATTACCAGCCGCGTCATCTGCGTGAGCACCGATATACACGAGCACTTCCTCATCAGGATAGAGAGAAGCTGCCAAAGAAGCTGCTGTCGAAAGGAACAGACCGTTTCTGAACGGAACGTAGGTCGCCACCATACCGTTAGCACTCTTGTCAATCTGGTCAGCATAATCTCCCTCAGGTACATCATCAGTAGAGTGCTGAAGCAGCGGACAGTTGCTATGCTTAAAGATAACAGAAAGGTCGAGTTCAATGTGCTTTACGTTGTAATGTTCGGCGACCGTAGCGGCGGCTTCAAGCTCACGCTTGTGCTTCTGACCATAGTACATAGATACAGACGTCACATTAGCAGCACCATGTTCATATACGGCAAGACCTAGACAAGTAGTGCTATCAACACCACCAGAGCTTAATACAATAGCTTTAGGCATCATAAGTCACCTTCCTTTCTGCTGCTGACTGCATAACAGCCAGTCTTCTTGCAGTTTCAAATTCCTTGTACTCAGGATGTTCAGGGTGAACATATGTGGAGAACGGGAAGATTGCGATACCGCCTCTAGGTGCAAAGATACCACGTACCTCAAGGTACTTAGGTTCCATCAGCTTAACAAGGTCTTTCATGATAATATTGACACAATCTTCATGGAAGTCCCCGTGGTTACGGAAGCTGAACAGATAGAGTTTGAGTGACTTGGACTCGACCATTTTCTCGTTCGGGATATAACTGATGATAATCTTTGCGAGGTCAGGCTGCCCAGTCTTAGGGCAGAGTGACGTGAACTCGTAAGCATCAAAGGTTACGACATAATCATTGTCCGGATGCTTGTTTACGAATGTTTCGAGTACGCTGGGGTCGTAGTCGTACTTATACTTAGTATTCTGATTACCCAGCAGGCTAACGCCCTGAAGCTCTTCAGCATTTCTACCTGTCATGATTACGCCCCCTCACCTTTGAATTCGCCGTCTTCGAGATAATCCGTCCAACTATGTCTCTTGATGAGCATACCATCACCGAAGCTCATGAATCGATACCTCTTATCTACTGCATGCTTATATGCTGTCATGATTTCATCATAACCAGCAACAACAGATACAAGCATCATAAGGGTCGTCTCTGGTGCATGGAAGTTGGTGATAAGACCGTCGATACAGTTCACACGGTCAGCTGTTTCAGAACCGGGATATATGAAGATGCTGGTGTCCGTAGAAAAATCTGTAGGATTCTCCCAAACCTCAGGAGGAATAGAAGCGAGGGTGCGGAGTGATGTTGTACCAACCGCTACGACATTGCGTCCTTCAGCGTGAGCCTGCTTGATGTCCTTGATTACGTTTACAGGACAGAAGCAATGCTCAGTGTGCATAGCATGATTTCTGAGGTCCTTGACAACAACAGGCTTGAAAGTACCAAGACCAACGTCGAGTGTAACCTCCCTCACCTTTACACCCTTGTCCTTGAGTGCTTGAAGTAGTTCAGGAGTGAAGTGAAGTCCTGCTGTCGGTGCTGCGCAAGAAGTTCTTTCCTTAGCGTAGACAGTATTGTACATTTCAGAAATGTAAGCCTCTGAATGACCTCTACCCTGAATATAAGGAGGAAGAGGAGTCTCACCTATCTTGTCGAGAACATCCCAACCGTTAGAATTAGCGAAATCAAGGAATACTTCTCCTTCATCATCGCAGCTCTTGATAGTGAGTTCTGCATCGTCAGCACCATTAAGAATAAGAACAGTACCTTCTTCCTGAGGCTTGCTAATCATCGCCTTCCAGGTAGATCCGCCCTGATACTGAACAAACAGAATCTCGACAGTATTATCTTCATCCGGCTGTGTACCTTTCTTATAAGCAAACGCTCTTGCTGGAATAACCTTCGTGTTATTGAGAACAAGCACGTCACCAGCGTTGAAATAGTCACAGATGTCTGTGAAGTGCTTGTCATCGAGTGCTACAGCTACTCCATTCCTGTCTGCCTCAACGGTTGTGTCAACGATAAGACATCTAGCACTCGCCCTATCCGGAAGCGGTTCCTGAGCGATAAGTTCCTGTGGAAGGTCGTAGCGATAATGAGCAGAAGAATACTGCTCCTCAGCAGGGGCTGTATCAAGTCCCTTTGCTGTTACGGTTTTAGATGTACTAAAAATATCAGGCACACCAGTTTCCATTTTTTCGTTGTTCATAGTTAATCGTCCTTTCGTGTATTATGATTCTATGCGTTTTCTTACCTGGGTTGAAATCATATAAGATACGGGAGACAACAGCGCTTCTACTGTAATCTGAAATGCAATGCCGAGCAAGAAATTGCCAGCTATACTCTTTGCGTCCATACCCCAGCAGTCCATACCTAACGCGGAGCAGAAGCTCGGGATTGAGAATGGAATCATTACCAGGAGTGTGAACAGACCCAAGTCAGCAGTCTTACCTAAGATACTCGAACCTATTGAGCGGAGCGAGTAGCTTGAAAAACCTTCACCGGGTTTCTTTTTCTTAATGAAAGCAAATAGCTTATCATTTAAGAAATCACCTACAGCGTAAATCAGGATACCAACGATAGTAACATAGATACCTCCACCGTAGATGAAATCAAATGCGGATTCATTCACTTCTGCATACTCAGGCACGGGAATACCGGTAAATGCTTTCGCGATTAGAGCTGCAACGACAGCAAAAATAGCTGAAGTGTTGCCTGATAATCTCGAGGCTTTATAACCGAACACTTCTGAGAATACGTCAGAGACGATATATGTTGCGATAAAAAATAGAGAATCGCCTGTTGCAGTTGCCATGACAGTAGGTCCTGGTATAAACAAGACATCTACAGCGTCAAGTGCGCACAGCACAATTCCCGTCAGACTGAGAAGAGCACCGAAAGCATACCCAACACCTTTGTGCTTCTTTTCACCAAGCTTGCCTGCTAACAGCATACCAAGAACGGTAAGTATCAGCATACCCAGAATTGAAAAGATACTGGTTTCTTTTGCTTCCAGAATCTTCACCATCATCGGTACACACAAAGCATAGCTGGCGACATTGATAGCCATAAGCACAGCAAATAATGCAGGGGCTTTACTCCACGACTCTTCTGGTTTACTTTTCAGTTTCATGGTTAATTATTCCTTTCGTATCAATTTTGACTTTAGCAAGGGGATACCTTACTCACTGTTCCCGTTTTATCGAGGGGGAACTCTACTCACTGTTTATACACCCATATGAACATCACCACACACGTAGCACGCTAACGCATGCTGTACGTTTATATTTTATATATAATGTTACAACCACACACGATATCACAAGCAAAACCACTGCACATAGTACGCAATACGTGTGTGCTGTATAACATAATTATATACGATGTAAACCACAATAAACGAAGTTTACGTTCTCTTAGCTGCTCCTGAACCGTCTTTACCTTTCTGGTCGTCTTCGATGAATTTCTTTATCAGCTTTGTTCTGAATAGCACCGGTTGGTCTTCTACATAGTCAGCTGTGTATCCCTGACATCTTGCTAGAATACAACGTATCTCAGCATCAACCTGGTCATACTTACTTCTTAGGAGCTGCCAATAGAGTTTTCCATTCTTTGAGGTCTTCTTCGGTCGGTCGAAAGTAGTAGTCGTTAACTGGTACGTATGCCCACGCACGACCTCCACATTTCGGACACTTGAACTCAACCCGCTTCTGAAGTCCGACATTGAACTCTTCTTTGTAACGACGCTCGATGAGTTCTTCGTCGACCGCCATGAGGTTACCGAGCCACTCGCAAGCTTCTGATATATCAACAAAGTCAGTATCAGAAACAGATGCAATAGCAGCGCCGAGTGCTCTGAATTCCTCGTCACCCTTATCAACCTTTGCTGTGTAGAACAGCATATCTTGACACCGATTAAGATGCATCTTAACCTCGGCATTACAGAACATAAACTCTTCCGGTTTAATCACGAATGCCTTCTTGAGCTCTTCACCTTTATCAGGACGCAGAACTCCGATTGTAGTGAGGTCAATCTGTCTAGGCTCGGTGTAGAACTTACCTTTAGAACCAGCTTCATTTATACAGTCGGTACATATCCAGTTCTGGGCTGTCCAAAAAGGTCCCCAGGTAAGAATACGCAGATGTCTCAACAGAAGGAAATAATCAGGCTCATATAATTTCCGCACATCAATCTTGGGCTCAATTACCTGAGGTAAAATGTGCTTAATCATAGCCTGATGTAGATTGTCAGAAGATAATCTGAGTTTCTCCATTCGACTGGTATAACCACTGACAGTGACTGTCTGCGGAATTCCCACATCAGAATAATCATATAAGAACTCATGGTCTTCATTCATTAGTGCCATTAAACTCACACCTTTCTTTGATTTGGTAGAAAATGCGTGTGCAGTGGTAGTATCTTACTTACATTCTAAGTATAACATAGTCAGCACACGCATTTCGAAGTTTCTCTTAATTCAGTGATTTATCAACCGAACCGTAAAGCTGTTCATAAGGAACCGTCTCAGACATAGAATTATTATCAAGTCTGATAATCTGTACAGGGGCTCTGAATCTCAGGTTTGAGAAGTTCTGTTTCTTGATGTCTACAGACGGATTCTTCATGTACAGGTTAAGATAAACCTTACCTGCCCTTGTCTTCGCTGATGAAGGATTTCCATTCCACTCCCAGTTCATATTGACAAGAAGATTTCCATTAGGAACAAAATCAGAGTTATTATCATCCCAACCCTGATGTACACCAGCAGTACCGGAAATTTTCAAATTGAGGTTATCAGGTATACGAATAATCGTATTCTGGTTGATAGGACCTCGGGATTCCACTTCTGGTGCTGTCTCACCTTCGTTGACTGTTACCTCTTCTGCTTCTTGTTCAAGATTATACTCAAAGAACAATGGTGGGAAATTCACATAACCAAGGGACGACCACACTCTATCGATTCCTCCGTTATAATCTTCCCAACCTTGATACTTAACCCAAACATCAAGCATTGCAGAGCATACACCATTCTCACCCATAGTAATGCTAGAAAATCTACAGGACAAGCTGTTGCCTTTATCTTCATCATCACTATTGATTGCTTTGGTGAATATCTGAGGAATCATCATCCAAGGTAAGTCAAGCTCGATTGTGTTACCGCCGCTTACAAAAGAGGAATACTTCCACTCACCGATATTAGTAAAAAAGGGCTTGTTCACCTGACAGTGATTTACACCGAATAAGCAGGTTTCTGTAGACTTATGACCTGTAGGCGTATCTACCTGAAGATTATCCCCTTTAAGAGTTAGATAATCGATGTCTTCGAGGTGAAGCAATAAGCCGTCTGAACGAATACCATCCTCGATTACTGCAGAAAAGTCTAAAGTAACATCACCTCGAATATGAGCAAGGGTACCGGTAGAATCTAATGCAGCTCTCCATTCAGAAGCATTACCTGTCATCTGGAATGTAACTCCATTCGGATAATAGCAATATTGATATTGAGTCAAATCGACACCTGGAAGAATAGGAATAAGCGTATCTGGCATTTCCTTGAAACCACCATGCTTTATAAAACCAAGCAGAGTGTCTGTGATTCTTAGTCTTTGAGTATTCTGGTCATTGATTACATCAGTCAACTCAGAACCAGTACCGACCTTAACCACGCCGTAGCAATTGGGAGTTGCAGGCACGGCGAAACCACGCTCAACAGCCTCAACCGCAAACAGAACTGATTGATACAACCCAGGTGAATTCTGGTCCTGCCGGAATGAGCGAGAGTCACCAGGGTCGAGTATCGTATAGGCATCAGCATCGATATAAGCGAATTTGATATTACCTTTGTGAGAGTCACCCCGGATATCTACGTCAGCTATCGCGCCACTTTCATAAGCTACGGTGCCAACCTGAATAGGATTAGAATTTGGTGTTAGTCGAGTCCATAACTTACCTATCAAACCTAAACCGACGGTGTTGCGTTCAATACCTTCATCATAGATAGCAGTAGACACATTCCGTGGAATATTGTTATACTTACAACTAATAGGATAACCGGACTCAGGAGTGATTAGCAAAGAACCAGGAATAATACTCTTACCGATGTAATGGGTAGTAGTGAATGCTCCATTATACGCAGCTTCATCCATCGAAATTGCATGAGCAAATCGCCACCAGCCATCTGCGCCAGCCGAACTCGCATAGCGGCAGACATAACGAGCAGAAACATTCTGAGTAAATGAATCTAATGTACCAGTTACCGTACCGGTTACGGTAGCGTTAATCGTACCCTGAGCTGTACCATTTACTGAGCCTTCTACAGGATACTCCCGATTATTAACAGTGACGTTACCAGTCACCGAACCTGTAACATTAGCTTCTAGCTTAGATTGCTTTGCTGTACCAGTTACAGTGCCAGAAACAGTGCCATACTTGGTTACGATATTCTCAACGGTATTACCGTTAGCACGCTCAGTACCACCAGCTTCAGCAATATCATTGATTACCCAGAAGTAATCGCCTACCGCGACTGTCGGTGTGTGCGCCTCGAACCAATTTTTAGCATCGTCCAGTGTAAGGAAAGGACCGAACTGTCTTCCTCTAGCATGACCAGAACTCCTACGATTTGCGTAATCAGAGAATACCAACTCTAGCATAGTCAACTGCTGAGTAGTCAAAATACCGTCTACTCCGTGTAGATTAGCAAGTACAGGGAAAGACACCTGGGAGTCATAAATCGGTTTCTTAATTGTGGGGTCGCTGGACGGTGAATTATAGGATGGACTCAAATCTGTAACACCTGCATTTAAGGACGCATACGGAAGATACAGAGCTCGATGGTCTATTACATCTGCACCCGTCTTGCCAGGTACCTGAGCTTGATGCCAAGACATTCTAGCAAAAGCTGCTAGGGTTTTCGCATCAATTCTACGCAGACAATTGAAATTATCTACAACCGGGTCGTCACCTGTATACGGAGCTTCATCAGAAACGATAATACCACGAGTAGGTTCATCCTGAGCATTACCAGCTGTTTCTGCGTTAGTCGACATACTCCTAAGCAGCATGCCTAGGTTAGACTCGAAGGCAATCCACAACCACTTATCGATATCGATAAGATTAGTGACCTCACCGTCAGAGCTACCTCCGGTTTCGCCGAACTTTATGCCGTAGATATGGTCATCATCAACCGCCGACAGTAAGTCCTTATAATTCTCAGCACCCTGAACGCCATCCAGAGGAATTATTCTGGTTTTATAAGGGTTCTCAGTCAACAGATAGTGTCCTTGAGAATCACAAGTGATAGTTCCTAGCAGCAGTTCATTGCCGTAAGGAAGTTCGTCGTTAATAACGATAGCAGCACCTTGATAAACACCATTAAGCGGCGGAATTAAACGCTCATCATGACGTGCAGCGCTAGGTGCGGTATATTGTACAGCTAACTTTATGAACTTGGTATAGCATGGATTCTCAGGATTCTGACCGGGATTGGTTGCTACATCTGCAATTTCAGGAACAGAAATTGCGTCTGCCTTATAAATCTTGGTTTCATCATGAGCATCTACATAATAGCCATATACCAGAGCTACACCGCTTGATATAGCAAGTCTACCGTCATCTTGAGCGATAGACAATTTATAATCATCTTCGTCACGACAACCAGTAGCATAAGCTGTGACATGCCAGTTAGCTTTATTATGCACAAGCGGATTCTTAAATGACCGTAAGCCAGGACCTTGCATTGAAGTAGCACCCGTGGTCTGGTCAGTTTCGACAGGAACGCCGAACGCATTGTTCACTGCTTCTGCCACTATATCAGCATAGCCAGACAAGTCTACTTCCCGTTTGAGCAGCGTGTTCAACGCTGCTCTCTGGTTAAATTCGGTGATAAGTTCACCACCATGCGTGTCTGTACTATACGGAGTTATATACGAGTTGGCAGAGGAATAGACAAGAAAACGATGGTCGTCAGCTTCCTGAAGGTCGTACAGTCTGTCATCTGTTGCCATAGGTATTAACCTCCTTCACTGTCAGAACCAGAACCTATACCGTTGGTTTCCTCCTGAGAAATCACCATGGTGTACATATCAGAAGTAACGGTACTGTTCATAGCGACCTGAAAGCCGATGTAATACTGCTCACCTTCGGTTCTACCGAGATTCTTACCGTCGATATAATTCTTGGTAATGGTATATCCCCTCGCTTCTACTTTAGCTTTCTCAGCATCACTAATTCCGTTCGGGAAAGTACAATACTGCTGTCCGCCACCGCATCTCTTCTCTACCTCAGCGAGGACCTCGGTTGCTAGAATATTCGGCATAGAAGGCTGAAAGTATGCCTGAACCTGAGCATCATACTCAGTATTCGAAGGATGATTAGTAGTTCTGATATTCATTTTATATCACCTCACTGAAAATCTGTGATAGGTTTGAGCTCCTTATTGAACTCCTTGCTGAGATTGCGTGCGTCCTTGGACACTGCCAGCTTAGACTTTACCAAGATGCAGTCTGCGTCGTCGATTTCATCGACAATCTGAATCTTGCCTGCGATGGCGAGCTCATCAACATCAGCTGCATCCACCTTCTTGATGTCCACATAGCACTTCAGAGGCTGCGTAACTGCCGCTTCCTCGTCTGTGTCATTGATGTCCTCAGTCTCAGCAGTTTCAGCTGCCGATGACTGCTCATCTGCAATCACATCGTCTGCTTCATTTACAATAGGCTGCTTCGTAGCTTCATCAGACTCACCAGCAACGGGCTGCTCGATTTTCTCCGTCTCAGGCTCAATCGGTGTATCCTGGTCCTCATCAAGCACAAGCTGGTCACAGAAACTGCTGGTACACTTATAGAACATAGGAAGGTCAGGATAAATCTGAATACGCTTGAGCGGATTGTTACACTTAGGGCAGAACTGAGGAATCGGAGCAACAACAGGTGCTGTGTTCATCGGCTGAAGTTCACCATTCCAAACCTTTGCGGTACAGCCAGGCTGAAAGTAAGCAATCAACTTCATGTCAATTACTTCGAACTCGCCTTTATCTGTAGTGCAGACCAGAGTTAAAGTCTTATCTGGTGCCATCACATACTTTACTGAATTGATGTGTGCCAACTCAGGAACCTTGAACTCGTTTCCACTTGGAAGACTAATCCAATAAGCATCATACATCGAGTACTGATTCTTGAGGGTAATGAGCTGATTGCCCTGACCACTCTCGTTCTCAAAATAAGGAACTGTCTTGAAGCCGAGAGAGGTTAGGAGAGCGAGCTGCTCAGTCACGGTAAACTTTCTTGCAGAAGAATACAAGGAATATGCCAGGAAGTCATTCTTAGACACATATCCCGTAATCTCGAAAGGAAGACTATAATTCTTTATCTGATTCGGTGTGTGTTCAACTGGACTGCCAAGCAGAGCTCCTGTTTCATTGTAAGACACGGTCGCTTCAGGCAGATTAAGTTTAAGTCTAATCATCTGATAACACTCCTTTACATTTTCTTAGGTACCATTGTACGCACGGCACCGATAATTTGGTTAAACCAGATTTATATAAATCAGTAACTTCTTTCGCCGGCATGTGAAGTTCCTTTGCGATTTCATTCACGCTCCATGGCGGTTCATCAGAAGTTCTGTTTATAACGTGAAGAACATTGATTTCTTTTGGAGTAAGGAGCTTCTCGACCACTTTCGAGATGTCCATCTGTTTCTGGTCGAATTCATATTTATCTTCTATCTGTTCTTCCATTGGAATATCAGCGTCCTCGCATTCAAATTCCGAGAACGTCATTTCAGGATTTACCAGCTTATTCATCTGGTTCCTTATATAAGGAAAAGCATATGTGCTCAAGACTGTATATGTATCAGCGTCGAATCTGTCTATAGCTATCATCAATCCCATAACTCCAGCAGATACGAGCTCTTCGCTGTCGCTCTCACTCGGAAAGCGACTTGCGAAGTACATCTGATAGCATCTATGCACGAGACCCATATTGTTCAAAACCAACTTGTTTCTTACCTCAGGGTCTCTGGTTCTAGCATATTCCTTGAGCAATTCCTGATTTTGCTGTCCCCTGCTCATATAACCCTCCTCAGTCTTTCAATACTATAATATTGATGTGCGTCATGATTTATCAACCCAGCCTCCGTTAGAGCGCTCCTTCGGTGGCATTTCATCCCAGGTATGCGATGAAGCCTTGTACTTCCTGACATTCAGCTTTTTAACCCAGATTCCGTTCTCTCTAACCCAGATGGTAGCAGACTTCTTCCAGACAGCGTAATACTTATTCTGATTATCATCAGAATTAACTTTACACGCTCTGAGGTCTAAGCAGGTACAATCTTGACCTGCTTCTAATATATGATATTGTCTGTCTTTCCGCCAGCCGTAGAACACCAGAGGGTCAGCTGACTCAGCCAGAACAGTACGAATGTTGTCCATAACATCTCTATAGACATTTATGCCCGCGACGTGCATATACTCATGTTCATCATAACAAGGTATTCCAAGTCGTATTCTATTTTCTGGATACTCGTAGTGTGGTGGCGGGTCTGCAAGTAGAGGCCCTTCATGATCACCTACAGAACTACCGGCAGAAGCCACACCATGACCTAGAAGCTCATCATCCTGTGCAGTGAGATTTTGATAGAAATATATATTAGGAATTGCCCATTGCGCATAGAAATTCCTATTAGCATTTATTGTCTGCTCCTGCTCTTGCTGTGGTGTATAAGGAGTTCCTCCTCTACTTCCTGACCAACCTATGAATTGTGGTGTTTCGGTTACGCCATCGCCACTGGCGTTAATCCAGGTTGGATTTGTGTGGGGCTTCGCGTTAGCGAGAGTAGTACCTATATTTACCTGACCGCTCTGGATTATTCGATTGTCGTCTGATTTCTGATTACGATAAAAGGTAGCAGTTACCGTACTCTGTCTCCATTGGGCAGTATAGGTTAAATCTTGCTGAACATTCTTCCAATTCTCATCGTTAGGTGACCACCCATCAAAATCAAAACCAGATTTCGTTACAGGACCGGGCGGGTCAACTCTACCACCTTGAACAACAGTTTTAGAATAATCAGAAGTCGAACCTGCATAAGAACCACCATTCAGTTTATAGGTTACCGTATAACTCGGAAGCACCGTAACCGTATCATAGCTAGATATCTGAATACAATTCTCACCAGGACCTGAAGTAAACCAGGCTTGGAAATGCACATAGTAAGTACTGTTAGGAGCAAGTGGTACAATATCATCGAAAACGAATTTATACGCAGGACCTGGGCGTGGTTCCCAATAAGACTCTCCCGGTCTGGAATCATAATGAAAAACCAGATTCGGGTCTTTCACAATCCAAGAAGTACCATAATAGGTTCTGCCACCTGCGGATATCGACACCTGCATCGTGCAGTTATTACCACCTGCTATGTGGTCAGAACCACCATCAGAAGGAAAGGACTGACCTTCAGAATCTGCTATCTGGAACGTGAACGTAAATCCGCCAAGGTATGCAGTAGTATTACCTGTGTTCTCAACCTTGATAACAAAATCATCAATGCTGTCATTGTTCCAGTACGGGTTTTCGAAAAACCATGAGCCGTCTGCGGGGGTAAAGTCACCATTCGTCATGGAACCTTTTGTCAATACAATAGCCATCTAAGTCACCAACCTATTCCGATTGAACCGTCCGGTATAGTTTCACCTGCTCCTGGTGTAGGTTCGGTTGTCGAGATGTAAAGACGAGTGCCATCAGCGGTAATAAGATAATTGCAGTCAGAAGCCATACGACGTATTATCATACCATGCAGCAAATCGAGTGCTTGACCAGAACCCAAGCCAACCAGCAAATCAAGCCACGTTATTTTATCAGCTTCAATCGTACCCAGGCCACCGCCGAATTCGAGTAAAGTACCTTCACCGTCTACAAGAGATAAGCTGGTGGTCTCCTCACCGAACCGAGATTTAGCGATAGTTGCCCAAATAGGCTTATCAGGGTCGTTAATGTTTAGCACGTCACCCGCGGCGTTCTTTGCTGTGTAATAAGCCGTAGCAAAGAAGTCACCTGAAATCTTAGCAGCTATCCGAGTAGAAGCGGCAATCGGGTTTTGCTCCGTCGGTTGAGGGAAAACAGACCCTGGTGTATAGTTCAGGTCAGATTTTGAGTAGAACGAATAGGACTCACCGAGCGTAGCGGCTACCAACGTATTTTTCGCAGGCGGTACAGTCAGTGTAGTGCGAATTACGCACTCTTGCAGAAATTTACCAAGTGACAATCCCTGAAATGCAGGGTCGACATAATCTGCTATATTGAACCCGAGCTCTGCAAAGAACTGGCGAGCTGTAATGTGAGCCAAAGCCGACCGCATAGAATACTCCCAGCTTGCGGGTATTTCTGTATCATATTGGTGATATCTAGGTACAGCAGAATCGTATTTACCAGCAATTCCAGTTACTGATAACAAAGTTGGGTCCGCAGTATATACCTGAGTAGAAGCAAGTCTTACATAATTATTATTGTTATCCACGCTCAATATCGTATAACAATACTCCTTACCGTTACCGTAAACATTGTTCTGATTATGTGTAACCTCGATAATGCAACCAGGAGAAATCTCAGATTCAGTCGTGAACGTGTCAGTGCTCTTAGTGTTACCGTTCTTATATGTGTATGTTCGACTTTCACGCAACGCTGTAGTCAGATTACTTAACCCTACTCGAATTATCGACGACTGTACAGTTGATTGGTCGGTTATAGTACCACCGATGGTAACCACTGGTCTAACAGAACCTGGTTTTCTTATTAAGAACGGTTGATTATTCTTAATAGTGGCTAGAGCAATCGTTACTGACCAAGGGTATACCCGAGGATAACCGTCAGATAGAACATCACTGTCTCGAGTTAGAACAAGTTCATTAGGATACACTCGATTACCTTGAACCGTGAATACACCGTTCGTTATCGTCGCCGCGGCTACAGCAACCTCGTCCAGAAAATTTTTATCGCCATCTGGCCACAAAGCATACTGGTGAACCCACTCTGGTGTGAACGTAGGTATATAAGCACCTCTTCTATTAAGTATAGAATATTTATGAGGGTTAGTTGCGGTAGCGTCATAGTCCTCAGAAGCAGTGCAGAAATAGACTCCATTCTGTTTCGAGTCAGAGCGATGCCAGATTATGACCAGGTCACCTTTCTGAAAAATATTGTTCTTAACCTTAAACCAAGACTGCCTGCCTTCATCATGAAATTCTGCATCAGATAACGCAGTATCCTCTGCAGACGCACTGTCACCCCTGAACAGCATATAATTCTGACCTTCATATATGCAAGCCGCTTTATCCGGTGCTGTTTTACCCCAGTAAGAACCTAGATACTCTGCCGTAACTTTATCCTTAAGATACAGCACAGCATTCTTCGTGCCGGTATTCAGTATCTTAGTAAACGTCAGATTTTTCTTGAATTTTCCTTTGGTCGTAATACCGACGTCCGAGAAGTCACCTACTGCGATGCGACCGTCATCCTTCCTGACGGGGAAGACATAGATAGGACGTCCGGACGTAGGATAATCAGTGAACTTAGGGTCACCGTAGATTAGATATACATAATCATCACGCTGCTGCTCAGGAATTACATCATAACCGGTAGCGTATATCTGGAACGGCTTACCAGTACCTAAGAAATCATGTTCGAGTTCTGATTTAGTCAAGCCGTAAACACCATTCCCTGCATACGCACCAACACCGTTAACCCAATTCATATCGACATAACCAGCGGTGGTTACAAGAACAATACCGGAAGGATTAACCATGTTACGAAAGTCTGTACCGTGATTTAGAAGACCCCAAGAGTTTCCTCCGATGTCAAACCACAAGTAACCAGAAGCAGCCAAAGCAAGTCCGGATATATCAACCGTCTTGTGCATACAATCTTCTATCAAACCGTTGCCTGCGAACAACAATCCCTGCGGACCATAATAAAGCGTATCTACATCAAGGTCCTTCATGCTTAAGCCTCGAACAATAAGCTGCAATCCCCCGAACTCTATATCATATGCTTGCATTTCCTCAAGAAAATCTAATATATCAGGATAAGCAGCGAATGTTAGATAACCATCTGCACCTACCGACGACTGAGTTCTCTTTCCGTTCACATCAGACACATAGCAGGTAAATATATTACCTACTGCTTTTTCAAGAGCTTCTTTGTCGTAGGCTTCTTCAGGCTTGGCTTCTTTGTAGTTACCATCACCTCCGACATAGAATTTATCAATGTAGGTATCATAATGAATACCAACAATCGGTATGGCACCCCAAGACGCACCAGGTACTCTAATCGTAGTAGTGTAGAACGTCGTAGTGTCAGTAGAATGCTGCTTCCACTTCGTTCTATCAGCCGGTAGAGTAACAATTCTGGTTACACCGTACGTCACGAGTGTCTGGTAGATATAGTTCGTAATGACATCAGGGTCTGCACCAGTTTCTTTTAGAAACTCTTCATAAGATGACCAACCTACAACTCGGCCGGTGTTATAGGTTTTCTCTGCCATAAAATCACTTCCTTTTTAAAATCTGAACAACAGTACATCTGCTTTTCTTCTCGAGCTCCCAGCGGTTGTCGCCGTAGAAGATATGCTCACCGTGCTCATTATAAGCATCAAGATACCAGTATGTATCATCTTCGTCCTCAACACCTGCTACGAGTGTACCGCCGGTAAGGTGTCTTGCAATAAGAACAGTATCAAAGCTAAGAAGTAGCACCTGGGCTTGCTTCAATAAAGCGGCTTTTCGGATTGAAACTGCCTCATTGATTTTGTCTTCGAACATATCTGGTGTAATATGTTCTTTGAATTCGTAGATTACTCTATTATCATATTTTGGGAATCGATACTGCGCATTGTGAACCTTTCCGCCGATGTATTCGACCATTTCCCAATATTCACCTCTGTCGAAGGTAAGTCTGCACATACGATAATCGTTCTTTACTCGAACAACCCACCACGTTTCCTCAGTGATTGCTCTCAGCTTTGAACGAGTTTGCGTGGTAGCTGCTGTGGTTTGTGTCTGCACCTGTGTATTAGGCTGTATGGTAAGAACCTTAGGCTTGCTGTTGATTACAGGTAAGCATAACTTGCGTTCTTTCACAATGTAGAACTGGTCGAAATATGACTGAAGACAATGTAGAACGCTGAACGGAACTGTATCAAGCGGGTTGTTCTCTACCAACTCATCTCTGCACGTACCCATATCACGCTTAATGAACGGAAACAGGTTCATCACCCTATCTAACAATTCCATCACTGTCTGCTTCGCATTCGGAGTCCAGGATTTTAGAGCTGTAGAAATTCTGTAAGAACAAGAGCACAGCTCCTTACGCTGGTCTACATCCATTGCTAAATATAAAGGTCTTACAAATGCGTACATCAAACCGCCTCCCATAATATTTTCTTGTTACATACACATTATACAAGAAAACACCGAGGGCTTTCGAAGTTAAAGAACACCTCGCACTGCTTAACTGCTACCAGGTTTCACAAACAAATACACAAAGTAAACCACTGCATTTAAGCAAAACCTACTCTGGTACATTCGCTTCTGCGTGCTCCAGAATTGCATCTATATCAGCAGTGGTAAACTCCAGCATATTCACCTGATTAAAGTAGCCAACCAAGAATTTTGCTGATTGTTCAGGTTCAACCCAGCTTAGCTTAAATGCCACGCCTATAGGAACGTCGTTCGCATCCAAAATAGCGGCACAGCTGTACCTGCCAGCATCGACGTCAGTAGGAGCAATACCGTCAGATGTTATCATGTCTGCATACGGTACTGTAACCACGTCGCCTTGAGACCAACCAGTCTGATGTCTGATACACAGAATACTACCTGTTTGCGGCATACCAGCACCGTTCGGGTTAATAAGAATGGGTCTTCCAGAAGCGTCACCGATGTAGAACTCACCGGTGTCCAGTATAATCGCTGGCTCACCTGGGTAAAGTTTCATCAGATTTCTATTCTGAGAAAACCCACGTTTAATCTGTATCAGGTCATAGCCTTCTTCATTCCTTGCCAACGACAACAACCAGGTACAACCCTTGCAGCACTTCTTGCCTGCTGTAGACAGAAAGTATTTCATAACATCACCTCCTATTTATTCTAATATAGGTGATGAAATCAACTGTTATCGCTTGAGAGTATATAACACTCGCATAACATATTCACTCAGGTCATTCACATCCTTCTTAGGGAGCATTGGAATAATCGAGGTACGAGACTTCAGAGCTTGTTGAAGTTTAATTGCACCTTTCATACCTGCGTTGTCTCCGTCCATACAAATCAGAAACTCACGAATGTCCGTTGTATTTAGAAAATCTATCTGGGTACCCGAACCCGTACCTAGTAATGCCCACGCTGGTATACCATGACCCCAGAACGTCTGCGCATTGATAATAGACTCCACCAGTACTACTCGTTTAGCAAAGATACTATTATTCGGAACAATCTTATTAAACTCAAACACACCATAGACGGGTTTATCCACACCGAGTGGATAGTTATACCATTTCTTATCCACAGCACGTCTTACGACAAATGCTACAGAACCGTCAGGTCTTTTCACAGGGAAGGTTACTGAATTGGTAACTGGGTCAAACCCCGTATCGAACACACGCTGAATAATAGGTTTGATATGACGAACGTCAGTTAGATAAGGAACCGAAGTAGTGCGATAAGACATCAATTCTACCTCGGTGACTTCAGGAGGCTTAATCGGTGTTCTAGGAGCAAGTGTTATGTTGCCTGACCTGTCGACAAACTCTATATCAGATATAGTCTGTATAAAATCGAGTCCATATCTATCACTCGCTTCATGATTTGTGAGGTGATTTACCAGTGATATGATTGTGCCCTTAGCATCACAAGCAAAACAGTGATATTTACCATAATGCGGATTGGCACGGTTGTGACATATTCCGAACGAGGGGTGCTGTTCATTACCCATACCGTGAAATGGACATTGAGTTAAGATATCATCACCGGACTCGTTCCAGATACGAAAGAACGAAGTTGACGCCCGGAGAGCGTCGAACACGGCGTCTACATCAATTGACCTTAAATCAACCTGCTGCTGCATTACCAAAGAAAGCACCTCCCTGTCCTGAATCACCGCGAGATTGGATATAACCATGGTCAGGGTCCCAGGTATATGTAAAGTGTTCACCAAACCTGCAGTTACGTCCTTTACCTATCTCAAGCTGAATTACCTGATGTGAATCCTCCGGATAAGCAATCGACATAACGAATGATGCGTGTATGTTCAAACCATCACCACCGCGAGCAGTTGATACATCAGGGTTCTGTGACGTATCTGAACCACCCCTGTTCGCCTGCTGAGTCACACCTATAGGACAACCTGTCTCTACGCTAACAGACATCAAGTCTTCAGCTACATCAGCAGTCGTACTGGTTTCGCTCTTATAAGCCGCATTGATACGCTCATTCTCGACATAAGTAATACCGTCAAGTAGTAACAAATCTAAATTAGCAGTTTCAATCCAAGTTCTAAGTTTAGACGGAGTAATATGACCATTAAACTCCTTTCGGGACCTTATCAGAATACCCTCTTTTCCTTGCATTTCTTGAACGTAGCTGTTATAGGCGTTCATGTCTACAGCATCACCACGACGGAGTGCTGAATTGGAAATGCCTGACAAGAACGTGTCTATACGATAACCGATTGCGTCTTGACTCATCTCGATGGACGCGATTCCAACACGAAAACCGGCTCTCCAAGCAGCAACTGCTGTATAGATAAGAATCCAAGTCTTACCCATACCCAGTCTAGCAAGTATCGAGAACAGTTCACCAGATTTAGCCCAACCTCCAATAAGGGCGTCAATTTCAGGAAATCCAGTTGGAATGAACGCATTCGGGTCATTTGCTGTCTTAAGATACTTTTCTTGTCTATTACCTATCTGCTTAATCGCATCATAATCAGCATGCGTTGGAATTATAGCTCTGAGTTCATTTATCTTATCTTCCACCAAACCCATAAGCTGAATACCATCATCTGGAAATCGTTGCTGACCTTCCTCGATTGCTCTAGATAGCTCATTCCATACATAATTCTCTTTAATCTTGTAAACAAGAAACTCACAGTCCTGAGAAACCTCATTCAGATTAGAACAAGGAAAATTCGGGAACTGTGACATCAGCTCACCTAAAGTTACAGAACCATACTGAAGATAACGAGTACGAACAAATTCAAGATATCGATAACTTACTCCGAAAAATTTATAGGTACATACATCTTGGTACTCAAAATACTGAATACACTGGTTGTTCATAACCATATTGATTATGATTTGTTCTGGTACAGTCATCTAAACACCTCCTTCATGACTTAGCCTAACGCGATTAGTACAGACTCCTTGGCACGAGTTATAGCCGTATAAATCGCCGACTTCTTCATGAAAGAGCACTGCTGATAGATAACGTTCTGCCACTCAGAGCCCTGACTCAGGTGTACAGTAAGTGCGTATCCGTATTCAATCTTAGGCGGACGTACTGCTGCAGGAAAAAGTTCAGGACGAGTTGTACCTACGAAACTGAACGTACCTATATCCGGCGTCTCCATAACCATATCAACAAGAGAATAGTTATGATTGTTGTGCTTAATCTTGCTGATTACACCTTGAGCACCATTCGTAAGTACAAATCCTTCTGAGGATGTGATGTTCGTATTCGTACGGCAAATTACTCTATCGCCTACACTAAGCGGCTTAGACCTCTGTCTAAAGTCTAATGCAAGACTTCTCATTCGGCTGTTTAGCTCAGTTCTAGAAACATTTGTATCGGTTAAGACAATGTCTGCGTAGCAAAGTTCCTCATCAGAAACCGGTCCCTTACGAACCATACACGAACCATAACTACCTACCTTAAGTCGTCCTTGAAGAACTTCTTGCGACAGGTATATCACAGGACTACCTTGTGCCTGACGCACAATCTCGGTCAGATAATAATCACAGGTTTTGAACACTGATGCGTCATTTACAGGAGGAAGCTGGTTTGGGTCACCCACCAGAAGTGTAGGGATACCGAACGACAACACGTCATTCAGGAGATTACCTCCAACCATACTACCCTCATCGATAATAATGCACTTTACTCGGGCATCAAGCTCTTCCTTCAAAATGAAACGAGCTTCATCAGAACCGAAATCCCAACCTCGGTTCATACTCTGCTCAATAATATTAGCCAGATTCTTAAATTCACTTTCACCTGACGTTTCGAAGTCGATTGCTCCATCCTCAGAATTTTCTGACTGGACGTGATAAATCTGAGAATGAATTGTACGAGCCGGAAGAGCTGCTTTGATAAGATTGTTCGCAGCTTTACCTGTAGGTGTAATAAGAAGACAATTGTCAACACCGATTGCTTCTGCAACAAGAGCTATAAGATAACTCTTACCGCTACCTGCGGGCCCTCCGAGCTTAAACACATCAGATTCACGGTTTTCATACCAAGACATAATTCGCTTATACGCAACTTCCTGGCTTGCTGTAAGTGCCATTAGAATTCCTCCTTTATCTTTGCATCTCTTGCAATTCTATACATAATACTGCCTGCACAATTCAACGGGTCAGTCATAGACGTCGTTACAACGGTGATACAAGACTTATTCTGCCTAGCATCGTAGATAGCCTGAAGCATCAGGTCATCAATCTGAGTCAGATAAGAAAACAGACCGTCAAGTACCAGACAACGAGCTCGAACTGCTCTTTGAACCATAGCCTGAACTGCATTGTCTCTCGCATATCTGTCTTGCGTTCGATTTTGATAGCACAGCTGATTAACTGAAATGTATAAACCAACGTCCTGAGTGTCAACGATGTATCTACGTGAATTTAGATAAGACATAAGTATAGCAGCTGCATTTGTAGTCTTACCTCTCTTCAGGCCGCTCAGCAAGACTACACCGTCAAATGTCTGAATATTATTACAGAGCTCGATGATATTCGGACGAATATATTCTTTAGAAATGTTATTCATATCCTGAAATTTCTCAGGTACTTCTGCCTTACGCAACAACGTAGGAAACACGTCTACTACTGGATTATTCATTGTCGTCTAACTCCTCTCTCAATACTGCAAGCATATCAGGATTATTCTTTGTATCATTCCAATATGGGTCTTGGTAATAAGATATATTCGCATACATCCTATCTTGCTCAGATGTGAACACGATGTGATTCCACTTTCTTGCTGTAGCTGTAAGAAACAGATAAGTCAGTTCTGGGATGGTTATCGTGCCTTTAGCAGCAATCTTTCTCACACGAGACTGCTTATTAGAATCAGCAATATCATATACCTTAAGCACTTCATCTAGACAAGCATCCCATTCATTTATACTCAACTCCTTATTCTTCTTAACCCTCATTTCGAGATAACCAGCAGCAGCGTCGAGTAAACTCTGGTCTTTAGGAAACCGACTCAGAACATGCGACCAATAAGGCTGTGGCAGATTATTTCTCATAGTAATACGCACCCCTTATGTATAACCTTTATTTTGCTTACGTTGTGCTGTGGTTTTGCGTGTGGAACCATATTATAGCACATACAGTTATTAAACACACAACCACGTAGCAAAACCACGCACAAGTGGTGACAATAAATGTCACATTATAATTATATAATAACCGACTAACGATACACGAAGTTATTTATAACGTGGTGTTGGATACCAATATCCATGTACCACAGGACTAACCTTAGAATTACCAACTCTTCTAAACCCACCGGTTTTTGTATAGACAATGGGAACACCGTCGGCGTAAAGCTGAACTCCCAATGCGAGTAGATACTCAAGAGGAACCGCGGTATATCCCGGTACAATCATTTCCTGCTGTTTCTTGTAAGCACTGTTCTGAGGGTTATTCACCATCTGTTTAGCTACCGATAACGGCATTATCATATTCGTAGTTCTCATCAGCATAATGTTCGGCTTACCAGTACCAGTCATCTCTAAACGGTTATCAACAGTTTCCACAAGGTTTTCAACATTATTCTGAACCAGTTCTGTGTGGTTTTCAACACTCTCAACAGGATTTTCAACAATAGGTGAAATCGGTTCTTGAATATACCCCTTCTTGAGGTCTTTCGGTATAGAACCCATACGCTTGGTCACATCTTTTATAGCCTTCTCAATCTTAGGTATAACGCTGTAGGTTATATTAGAATACTCAGCTGAGCCAGCATCTGATTCTGGATTAAGACAATGCTGCTTCCATAGCTCATCGCGACGTGCATTAGCTATATCTAAATCTCGCTTCAACTGGCTTTGCTCACGGATTGCCATACCGGTTTCTATAAGACTATCAACTGTCTGGACAGCATCAGACCGATATTGATTTTTCGCCCAATTAAATATCTCTTCATCAGAAGCATCCTGGAACATATAGGTAGTTCTCTGCTTAACTAACGTACCCTGCATAGCATTCTCAATGTAGTTTTCCAGAAGTTTTTCTAAATCAGGTAAAGAATCCTCTACTGGATTTATTACCACGATAGGACGATTTTCTATCCCCTGTTGCTCGAAAACGTGTAGCAGTTGATTAAGGGTATCCGCATGCGTTACTGGACTGCCTAATGTGAACACCTTATTCTGTATCTGAATCTGCGTCTGACCTTCTAGGTTCACTCTGCTCACCTCTCTTTTCTCCTATCTTGCGAACACGACTTCTCCTGTGCTTAGCCATACACACATCACCAGCTTCTTGGTTTATAGAGCCATGATTTTTCAGCGGACGCCCACAGTACCTGCAGTATCCGGTATTATTATTCTGTTGTCCAGAAGGGTTCGTAAAATGGTACATACATACACCTCCAGTCCGGTTAACGCATCACGTTCACTTACCTTTATCTGCCGCCTCGATTGTAGACCGAGCTTGTATAGATATATCCATTCTACCCATGGAATATTATGCAAACCACGACCCTGAAAATTCGTGTAAACAGCTTTTACCAAACCACCTTTTTCCCAATAATCCTTACCGCAAGACACAAATCTCATTATCTGCTCGAGCCATCTGAATATCGAGGCGTAAACAAAGAACTCATTTCCCTTCTGTGCTTCTAGATAGGTAAAGATGAACGTAAAATCGCCATCTAATATGGCATCACAGAACGGTCCGGGTTCTTCGCTTATGTCAGATTGCATCCAAGGCTTATAGTAGGTATTAAATACCTCAATATCAGACACACCAAGTTCAGATGCCATATCAAGAATCTGAAGCCCGAATAATCGCATCGTGCAGGGCTTATCTACATTCTTCTTCATATGGTCGATTATACTCTGACTCAACTTCTTCTTAGACAATATGTTACCAGCTTGTGCCCAAGTTAAATCTTCTATTACCAGAACATTGTTATCAAAGAACTCCAGAGTATTCTGCGAAACCTTTTTGATAGAAGTATATAGATAGACAATCTTACGATTGGTATTCTTATATTCCGGCTTTGGATTGTTAAGAACATCCATATCATCGGTAAGAACAAATACCTGGTTATTACCAAGAACTCTACCCTTAGACTTCCAATCTATAGAGTCTACATAAGTCGGTGTTGCTTGGTGAGCCTTACAGAATTGTTTCAGGTATAGCGTTCTGAGGTCATAATCATTAGCCATGATTACGAACACGTTCGGCGGTGATTTTACGACTTCCTTGAACTGTGCAAGATTCATTTACAAGCTACCTCCTTCCATAACTCAGCATAGAAATAGCACATAATATAACGGTCAAGGTCATAAAAATTCTGAGACAAAATCGAGAAACTATCCATATCAGAATAGAAACCCTTAGCAAGAAGATAGAAGTAATAGAAGTCCACATCATTCTCCTTCATATACCTACTTAACATATTTGCCTTATTCAAAACCACCGCTATTGGTTGTGTGAGCGAGTTTTTCAAATCACCCATCTGCTGTATCATATCCGGTAATGCTTGATACCCCTGCCAACCTATCAGATGTTGCAACTGACCAGGAGTTTCTACTGCATAACTGATAACATTGATATACTGCTGCACCTGAGCCCTTTCAGAATCTGCACAGATTTCCATAATCTGCTCTGGTGTATAGGATTCCATAGAGTAGCAAATACATCTTGATTTTATGGTGGGCAATATCGAGTTGCTAGCAGTGAGACAAAATCTAGCTTTCATTGGTGGCTCTTCTAAAACCTTGAGAAGCAAATTCTGAATACCTGGATGAAGTCTATCAACATCTGGTATCAGATACATAATCGGATTGGTCTGTGTCTTGATAAAATCCAGAGTTTCACGAAACTCTGAAACTGTACCAGACACCTCATACACATATAATCCGAGGTCCTTATAAACCTGACGTATAAGCGTTTTCTTACCTGCATGAAAAGGTCCCTGAATAAGAATTGCACGAGCGTTAGTTCTAGATAAATTATCGATTAGAGTTTCCTGACCTATAAACTTCATTAGAACTCACCTGCAATCTTTAAGAAATTCACCTTCACCAGCGTATAAGGGTCCGGCTCCATCAGAATCAGCTGAACTAGACTATCCAGATTAGACAGAGTTTGAAACAGACGACCGTCTTGTGGTAACGTCAGAAGCTCCTTGCTAACCTCAAGAGGGAGTGCAACGTCTTCTGGTTTTACACCAAGCTGAAGCTCTACAGCCTGAAGTACAAATCTACGAAAATCCTGTACCCAGGTTTTGAAGTCGATACCGTTTCGGTTACACTCGTCCAGGACCTCGATTACGCCCTTAAAGTCGTGAGCATAGAACGTCTTAAGAATCTTTGTCGGAATATCAAATCCAACCAGTCCTAAAGCAGTATTGATTACATCAAAATCAATCGCAACACCGTAACCTAAGACTTTATCCATCATCGTGATGGCATCACGCATACCACCGTTGGCAAGCTGCGCGATATACCTCAACGGTTCTCTAGCAACTCCCGTTACCCCTTCTTGCTCAAGAATCCAGAGCAGTCTATCTGTAACATCATCGACATTGATACGAGCGAAGTCAAGACGAAGCACACGAGAAGTGATTGTGCTAGGAATCTTACGAGGGTCAGTCGTACAGAACAGGAGTACAACAGATTCTGGTGGTTCCTCGACAAGTTTCAGTAACGCATTCCAAGCCTGAACGGTTAGCATATGACACTCGTCTAGAATAAAAATCTTATACTTAGTACCTATAGGTTTATGTCTAGCATCAGAAATAATCTTACGAACACCTTCAACACCTGTATTATCAGCAGCATTGATTTCGTAGATATTTGCAGTACCATTCAATTCATGAGCAAAGATGCGAGCACAGGTCGTCTTACCAGTGCCGGCTGAGCCTACAAACAAATAACCTGATTTGGGTTTAGCTTGTAAATGATTCCGAAGTACCTTCTTTGGGTTTTCTTGCCCTACAACGTCATCAAGTCTTGTAGGACGATAAACAGCAGCTAAATTTCGCATAGCACACCTCCGTAGTTTTATTTACAAATATATTATACAACATTTAGCAACACATTACCGAAGTAACGTAAATGCTTAAATACACTGATTTCATATAACCATTTGTACTGCGCAGCAAGCAGCAATTAAGCAACACCGGAAGATAAAAACACAGGTGAACTGTATTAGTTCACCTGTGTCAGATGCTGGTCAACAACATCGAGTAATGTTTCTAAATGCCATTTAGTCCGTTTTTGATAGAAAGTAAGTTCTATACCACCCGCTTCTAGGTCATCTACTGAAACGGACTTTTTACCCGCGGAGTAATATAAGTCCAGTGTAAGTGGTGATATCCAGAAAGCTCTGTTCTCCTTTGACATCCAGATAACATACCCAGCCCTAACTCCCGGAAAAGTATCTTTCTGCAGCATATGTATCCATTGATATTCGGATATGTTCTGAAGCATATTGAATAGGGAGGACGCACACTCTTTGCACTCAAGATAGTAGATATGAGGATAGATGTATGCGTCATAATCACACACGTTCGTTGAGCCTTTCTTACCAGACATCTGGTCGTGAATGCGGTCGTAGCAGATGTTATTCACCTTCAGCCATTCTTCAACGATGTCTTCCCACTCTTTACCGAGATTATCTGCCATCAGACAATAAGACCGATTGATGTTGTTACAGGTCCTACGCAGGCAAGCTGACTCTCGTAGACATCCAGCTGAACCATACCGTCATATGAAGCGAAACGTGCATTTGCAGAAACGCAATCTATCTCGACAGACCAAGGTCCGTCACCAGCAATAGACTTACAAGGAACTTTCTGAATACTCTCTGCACACTTGAGAATGAGTTCATCAGGTGTTTCCTGAGATACAGTGACACTGTAATCATTAGCTGCATCGGCAACGATTGCCAGGAACTGCATAGAGTTAAGGAACGAGCTCATATCAACCTGCACAGAATGAAGAACTTCATTTGCAAACTCGTCCTTAAGACTTTGAAGAGGGAACTGAGGAATGAAGTCCTGGAAAACCTTAGAGAATCTTGCAGCAGAACCAGACTCCTCAGACACAAACCAGAAGAACTCAGCACCTGCGTCGTAAATCTGAACATCAGAATGTTTAGAGCAGTAGCTAATCATCCTTGCAGAGAGAAGAATACCACCAGCTGCACCTACAAGAGAATCGCCCTTACTGATATTGACTTCGTCAGTCGCAAAAGAGCAGTCTCCATCGGTGTAGACACAACGCTCTGCAATAGAATCCATAGTCTTAGACAATGTTCCTGTGAGCATCTTGAGTTGATTGAGGTGGTCTACCTTAAGCTGCTCACCAGACTTGGTGAAGAACTCATGAGCTGCTTTGTTGCCTGCGTCGTCAACAAGGATGGAAAGCTTCAGAGTACCTTTAGAGTTCTTAACGAGAAGTGTGTCGTCAGTTGCAGAAAGCTCAACATCAGCATCGCAGTAGGAAATCGCCTTACTGAACTTCGCACCGTCTACAGAAACCGTAGGAAATGCTTCGGTAGTTGCACCAACCTTTGCACAGTACCATACCTCACCATCATCAGGTTCTGTGATAAGATACAGATTTCCATCTGCAACGTGAAGTGTGATAGTGGTTGCAAGGATAACATAGGAATTAGGAGTTAAGCCTTCAGACACAGCCGCAAGGGCTGTGTTGAGGTTTTCTTTCTTACAAATCATTATTTATACCTCTCAATCTGAATTAGTTCTGGGGATTATTGTTCCAAGCACCCTGGGGAGCCGAACCCCAGCCGCCCTGCTGAGACTGCTGACCTTGAGGAGCCCAGCCGCCCTGCTGAGACTGTCCCTGATTCTGGGGAGCCTGATTCTGGGGAGTAGAATTCTGAGGCTGACCTTGTGGTGCGCCCCAACCCTGCTGAGGAGCTTGATTCTGAGGAGCACCCCAACCATTCTGTGGCTGACCTCCCCAACCCTGCTGCGGAGCTTGATTCTGACCCCAAGCATTCTGCTGAGAAGCCTGCCCCTGCTGTCCTTCAACCTGAACCTGCTCTGCCTGAGCTGCTTCAGAACGAGCCTTGACTTCCTCATATTTATCAATAGGACGAACATAAGCATCGCAAACCTCATTTGCCTGGTTCACAAGTTCATCATACTGCTCCTCAGTGATACCGCTGTCGCCGATGCTCTGGAAATTATACTTGGTATTAAGACCAGTGCCGGTACGAGTAATCTCATACTTCTGCTTATAAAGGGGGTTGAAATAGTGCATGAAGCCAGCGAGGTCTTTTCTGAAGGACGCAGGTTTGTCCCAAATCATTACCTTACCAGAAGCAAGGTCGAGCATACGAACAAATACTCTAGTAGAAAGCGGTTCACCTGCTTGGCATGCCGGGCACTTCTCAATTGGATCTTTTGGACCTCTCGGGCAATCAACAGTGTAAGTATAGAAGTTAGCACCTGGCAGTCTGTGACAAGACCAGCCGTCAACACTTGACTCGTCGGTGTAGAGGAATACAACCTGAGCTCTGCCACCGTCCTTCTCGATTCTGAAGGTATCGGCGCCCTGATACTCCATTGCTTTGGATTCTTCCGCTGTATAGCGTGCCATAATAATCTTTCCTTTCTGATTTTGAAATTTTGGTACTTGGTGTTTGGTGTTTGGTTTTCTTTGCTTTACATTTCTTTGCCAATGGTTAAGCAAGACTCAATGTAATCCACTACACGGTCCGCGGTAACGTGCAATGTAACATTGTATGCTTATTATAACACACATCTTCGTGTAAAACGAAGTTGTGTGGTTATCGAAATCTTACAAGCCGATGCGTCGTGCTGACTTAGGAAGACCAACAAATTCAGTTGTCTCCAGATATCTAACCATACTCGCTGCATTGAACATCTGACGCATCGCAATGCTATTCGTGATATCCTCGACGCTGTCATCGAGCACTTCTTCTTCTTCAGATGAACGAGTGGGGTCAATCTTTCTGAGTTTTTCAGTAGAGAAACCAGCGTCTTCGATAAGCCTGCATACTTCTTCTTTAGCGTCTGCACCTAGCCAACAGAAATGGTCAGCAGCGCCGGTAGTTCTTTCACCTACATTCATAGCGGCAAGCTTATTGTGTCTGTGAACGAGAATTGTTCCATAGATTGCACCCTTCAACCAGGTTGTAGAGTCAACCGATGTGAAATCAATATACTGAAGAATATTCAGTGCGGTCATACCAAATCCATGTGTCTTTACATCCGGATTAGATGATTTTTTGATACGACGAAATGCTTCTTTGCAGAACACAAGCCTGCGGTCAGTAGTTGTTTCCGTATGAGGTGATATACCGATGTAACGGAGAGGATTACCGTTAGCATCACGATACTCTAGCATATTCTCCAACCATTTGAAATCTTCACCCTCATGAAAGACAGGAATAAACCTATCCCAAAGACTCTTGTCAAGACGCTCACGCATATGCAAGAAGTTCTCCCAAGAAATTCTTGGAGCATCAAGATAAACCTGTCTATCCTGTACGACGTTAGACTTACCAGGAATGTAGTCAACCTGAACCATTACATCGAAATATCTACCGTACTCGTTAAGATAAGCGATGTAGTCGTCAAGGTCAATTTCTTTTCCCTTGGTGTAAGCCGAGAACGCACCTGAGTCAACGAACAGTTTCATACCTGGATGCTCATCTTTATAACTCATCCAACGCTTAATACGCGAACGGTCATTCAACTGCGAAAACAGTCGATTATAGCCAGCTTTAACCAGATACTCATCAACTGCTTGCGGTGCGCTACCAGCAAAATATAACTGCGTTTTTAGCAAGTGACAACCCTTCTTTCTAATGATTTAATATATTCCTCAGCCTTTTCTTTCATCTTATCTAGGAATCGAGAAGAAGGACGAAGATACTTTTTCTTTGCGGTAAGCTTGTCTTTTGTAAGGTAGCTTACCCTATCCCAATGCTTATGGACTACATTGTATAAATAGGAGAACAGTCGATTGTAGCGTTTGATAGCTTTCTCCTGATACTTCCATTCTGCATCGTCATTAAGAGCTGCCCGTCGTTGTTCAGGTTTCATCTTAAGCCATCGGTCAGACATATACTTACCTTCGGCTACTCCGATGTACCGAACCTCACCTGTAATGACATTAACTGAAAATCGACAGTCATCATATGTAAATGACGCAATCGATTTATCTGTATCTCGAAAACCCATCGTAATGAGGTCCTTCACATTCGACTGAACATAACGGACAGCGTCTATAAATGTTAGCGAGTTAGGATTAAGCTTCTTCCACCTGTCGACGTAATAAGGTACATGCTGAGTCATGTGCTTCTCGTAACGATTTCCTTCTCGCTTGATTTTCCTCCAATCACCGTTAACCATATGCAAAGCAGCTTGATGACCACTCATGGAGCCAACGATAACCTGATGAACCAGGTCATAGAAATCTTCTCGCTTTTCATGAGAAAGAATTCGAGGAGCGAACACGGGTTCGTGTGCTTTCAGAAGAGGATTCCAACTGAATCTGCATAGTTGAGGCTCGATAGATTTAAGCTGCTCAACAACAATCTGCTCCCACTTTTCAACGCGAGCATTCATACCCTTAAATGCCGGTATTCTACAATTCTCGGTGAACATCTGAACTTGATTGCTAACAGAATGAAAGAAATAATTGTATAAGCACGAGTTTACGTCTTCCCGATAATCATTCTCGATTTCTCTTGAACAATCGAATTCTGTATGCTCCCACTTAACGTTCTTACCAAGACGTTCTTTTTTCTTGTCTTTGGCTTCAACTACCCAACCTTTCTTATTAACTATCAATTTAGGCTTGATTACCGTTTCAATGAAACGCTGATGGTCATCACCCAAACATTCTAGAACAGCTGACCAGCTATACTTCGCTACATCTGCAAGCGTACAGACTCCCTGTGCGTAGCGTACTCTCGCATCCCAGGTTGATAAGAACATAACTGAGGTGTTTATACAGTTTCCGTCCTCGTCATACCAACGATTACGTCTATTCTTGTATGTAACACCTGCATACTCAGCTTTTGCAGGAATATATCTATGAAGCCAGCTCTCAATCCCGTGAAGACAATTAAGAGCGAACTCATATGGAATTATACCTTTCTTGACTAACTTCTGCTGAACATTAGAACTTAAATCGAATGCTGCAAGTTTACCGTCCTGGTATAAGGCAGCTTGAACACCTTCTGGGGGATTGTTGATTATATCTGTCACTCGAGATTCTATATCAAAATTATCCGGTAAGCTCACTACCTTCATATTCTTATAATATAGAATCCTATTCCCTTTGTAGAGACGACTCAAGAACCAACCCTCAGGAAGACGTTTCTCGAAAGAAGTTCTAGGTAGAACTTTCTGGCACATTATCGATAGACCCTCTTTCTTGACCACGTGCTAACGACACGTTTTTGAACTCACATATAAAGTATAACACACGACATCAAGGTACACGAAGTTATTTACACATTCTACCTTGCACACCTACATAATTATATATTACATTGTATCATAATTATAACACACATCCTATTTTACCATCGAAGTTAAAACCAATTAACCAAGGCTGCGGTGACTATACTATATAATATAACAACAACCGTTTTCTTCCTCTAGATTTGATTATTGCTTTAATGACCTAAAGTGCCACCAAATAGCAAAATATCAAGGCGCTTCGCGCCTAGCTTTAAAGATTCTATTTTCAGTTTTTAATTTTCGGTTGTATCTACTTCTTTTGACTTAAATTTCTTATTTGTCTTAATTGCTGTCTTTGAATTTTGTTTGGTTTTGGTTTGTCTGCGGTTTTGTCGCAGTCAAGGTTGCGTGCTGAAAGCAGAAACCTTTGTAGCGATGAGTATGGTTTACCAGGCTGTAAGCGGTGTGCAATCCGACTTGTCGGTGTGATATATTAGATGGAGCGGTGCGAACATATAATATATTGTGAGGTATGTGAAATACATAGAATTAAAAATAGTAAACAAATCGATTAAAGAAAAAGTGTTGATACTGTAAAGATTAAACAAATTTTAACGAAAATATAAATATTCGACGTTTTGTTGCTTGTATGTTATAATAAGAGTGTAGTAAAATAACAAACAGCCTAATGCAAGGAGGTTACTAATGTATTACACATACGAAGGTGAACCTGTAGAGGTAATTGCAAAGACGCAACGTGAGTATGAATTATACCGATACAAAGGTAGACCGAAGCATGCGTGGGTACCACGTTATAAAGAGGGACAAGAAATTCCCCTGATTCCTGTAATGGAAGATATTATCGAGAAAGACGCTGATTGTCTAGATTTTAGCCTCTGGAAGACAGAACCATACCAGCATCAGAGAGATTTCTTGAAATATTCTGAAAAGCATGCACAGATGTTACTGCTAGACGAGCCAGGACTTGGTAAAACTAAACAGTCGCTCGACTTGATTGCAAATCGTATCAAAGCTGGTCAAATCAAGAAAGCTCTTATAATTGTAGGTGTATCAAGTCTTCAGTACAACTGGTTAAATGAAGTTAAAAAGCACACCGACCTGAATGGATATATCTTAGGTACTCGACCTATGGGTAAGTCAGGTTTAAGGACTAAGATAGGTTCTGGTAAAGATAAGGTTGATGATGTAAATCGAATGGCTAAGATGAACGCACAGGTGTTCATAACCAACATCGAGACTCTTAGAAATGATGCAATTATCACCGCTTTGACTTCGCAGATAAACGATAAGATGCTCGGTATGGTAGTAGTAGATGAGGTGCATAAATGTAAGAATCCTAAAGCCAAGCAAACCAAGGGATTATTAGAACTCGACACTCATTATAAATTAGGTTTAACCGGTACACCTATTGTAAACTCACCGGTCGACCTTTTTGCTATGATGCAGTGGTTGGGAAGGACCGTACCACCTAAGACTTACTTTGAAGCGAAGTATTGCTTAAAAGGTGGTTTTCAGGATAAGGAGATAATTGGTTTTAAGAATACCGAAGACCTTAGTAAAGATTTAAGCTGCTGGTCTCTCCGTCGTACAAAAGCTGAGTGTCTTGATTTACCTGAGAAAACAGTACAGACTATACATTTCGATATGCTACCAGAGCAAGCAAAGCTCTATAAAGAGATTCAGAAGGATTTGCGAGAGCGTTCTGCTGAAATACTCGCAGCTGCAAGTCCGATGGGTCAGCTGGTAGGTCTGAAGAAAGCAACCGGATGTCCGCCTAGAGTGATGGAATCATATCCACCAGAAGCTTGTGCTAAATTAGAAGCTCTGCTTGACATCGTAGAAGAAACGATTGACTCAGGTCAGAAGCTTGTAATTTTCTGCTATCACGTATTCACGCTTGAATATCTGGACTGGGCATTGCGTAAGCACAAGTACAATCCAGCTCTGGTTTACGGTGCTATTGACACTCAAGTACGAGAAGCAAATGTTCAAGCTTTTCAGACAATACCAGAGTGCAACATAATCTTAGGTAACTATCAGACGCTCGGTACTGGTTTTAATCTTACGGCAAGCTCTACGATAGTCGAGTATGAACTGCCGTGGACAGCAGCGGATGAGACGCAAGCCCAAGACAGATGCCACCGTATAGGTCAGCATCATCCGGTCAATGTAATCAGATTAGTAACTAATCACTCATATGATACGGTTAATGAAGAGATTGTTGATAGCAAGGAACTTCTTGCTGAGAGTATTATCAACGCTGATAAAAACTATCAGCAGCGGCTGGTTCAGAAAATACTCAACATGGTTTAACTGCTACACAGCATCTGCTGTGTCAGAATATTAAGTAAAGGAGTAGAGGTTCATGGTTAATCAGATTGATATCCGGACAAACCCAAATGAATTCACTACACTCGGATTCATGAAAATCAAGGAATGGGGTCATGATATTGACCTGAGATTCCTAATGCCGAAAGACTTTCGCGGACGTCTAACAAAGGTGACTTGGAACGTGGAAGACAATGAAAAGCACGTTATCACCAGTGAGGACGAGTCCTGGGCATTGTTTCACCAGGTCGGAGAACGACCTGAGATAATCGTACCAAGCACTTGGTTAGATAGTCTTGAACTATCTGGTACTGTCAGAATGCGTATCATGTTCAGTTTCGATACCTTTAGGCAGAACCCTGATTGGTATGCTTATCTGTATCTCAAGACAGTCAATGGCGACCCGAATGCAGCTTATCTGGCAGGCTCTACTGTACGACCTGGTGGAGGTCCTGGTGGCGGATGTTGCCCTGAAGGTTGTGATGGTGATTGTTGCTGCTGTTGCTGCAAAAACCAGAACACTGACGATGATGAAACCGATGACAGTCTAGTTCAAAGCTAATGTATGGTGATGCTTAAATGCAGTGATTTACACTATATAAATGGTGTTGCGTAGTTGCTGCATTTAAGCATTTATTGTGTCAATCAAAGATAAGAGAGGATGAATTCTATGTACAGACAGAATTGCGTAGTAAAGATTGAAGGTGTACCTAGAAATGAACCGGTCGACCTGTATATCATGAAAAGAGGTGCTGACTTGATTGCTGCAGCAGTTACTTCCAATACCTATCAAGCTACCCATATCGCTGTAGAGAGTGGTATCAGAGATGTAGAGGATTTTACTAGACTATGCACCGAACATGAGTTTAATCTGGTAAAAGATTCCGAAACACCTAAAAAGTACAATCTTGAGTTTACTCTAGATATGATTGATAATCTATGTTCTATCGATGAATACCCATGTACGATAGCTGAGCTACCAGAGCAGTTGGTGGATTGCTTGGCTGGGTAGAACTTCGAAATACAATTAGAAATTGTGTTATAATTTAGATAACATAAAATATACGACTTTTATACGACTTTTATGGGAATTTTTATAAGGAGGAATCTAATGAAATATCTGGTAATTGATACCTACGCTTTATGTTTCAGAGCTCTATATGGTTATCCTGAATTGACTAATCGTAAGGGAGAACCTACGTCAGTAATTATCGGTTTCTTTAAGCAGTTTCTTAGTCGTGTCCACGCAGTAGAGGATTACTATCCAATATTTGTCACTGACATGCCTGGTTCTGCAGACATTCGAAAAGAGCTGTATCCTGACTACAAAGCCAATCGGACAGCAGCTGACCCGTCGTTCTATGACCAGGTTGACTTTGTTCTTGAGCTTGGTGCGCTTATTGGTACAGTATATAAACAACCAGGCAGAGAGGCTGATGACCTAGCAGGTGCATTCGTAGAGCGTTACGCTGCTACGAATGACATAACACTACTTACGGTTGACGCTGACTGGTTGCAGCTTCTTGGTAAGAATGTCAAGGTACTTCAACTTAAAACCAATGGTGTACACGTTCTTTGGGACGACGCTCTGTTCTTCGCAGAGAAGAAGATTACACCGAAACAATTGATTGACCTCAAGGCAATCGTTGGTGACGGCTCAGACAATATTCCTGGTGTTAAGGGACTCGGTGAAGCAACTGGTGTTGAGTTACTTCGCGAATTTGGTACGGTGGATGATATCTATGCAAATATCGTTAAGGTTACAACCAAGCGTAAGATTCAGCAGAAACTTATCGAGAACGAAGAGCTGGTCCGACGAAATATTAAGCTGGTATCATTGAACACCAGTGTAGATACATGGACAGAGCCACAGACTGTAGTCACCGATGAAACTATCGACAAGTTCATAGATAGATTTTCTGAGAGAACAGATTCTCAAGAATTGACCAACCTACTTGGTGTATATCTACAACGTCGTAAACCAAGATAAGGGGGTAAGTTGTCATGTCGCCTATCGAGTATCAAGCAGCAAAAGTTCTAGGCGTAATCCATGCCAAACCTCATGATTATCAGGATGCTTTAGAGCTACCTAGGAACAAAGCTGCTCGGTATGGTGACCTGATGTCTTATGTTGGTATGTATGTTCAAGGTATATTGCTCATAAATGATTCCTTCGACCACATCACATCAGAGACGATGCCTGCTTATGAATCATGCTGCAATATAATACGAAAGCAGGATTTAGCATACGCAAGACCAATCCCTCAGCAAGTCAGAATCAAATTCCAATTATACCTGCGTGCAAATCTTCCTGTAGAATGGCTTTCGAGTTTTCTACGAGAATACAGATTACATCTTTTCGGTAATGTAATGTGGGTAGACCAGAAGAAGCGAGAATACGTTACTGACTTTAACGATAAAAGGTTTTTGCATAAGGTTAAAGGTATCTGGGCTTTAGATTATGCACCACTTACCGATTACAGTCGTTACGAAGAAATAAAGAATATTTTAGACAACACCGCATAAGTTCGTTATAAACTCATGTGGTGTTATATAATATAATAGTAAATAAAACACCGTTATCAAGGAGGATTGTTATGGGAAAAATTATGTACGGTACCATTTCATATATACCGCCAGATGCAACTCGAAAGTCGATGCGTATTGCAAATCACAGAAAGCAGCTAGACTGGCTGTCAACATTTCTTACATCTGATGATTTGTACCTCCGCGTCGAGAGTGCTTGGGGCGACGATTCTGAGTATGATAAGCTGCATGACGTTCCTTTCGAGATTACCAGTATTCAAGTACCAGCAGCGTACCCAGGAGCAAATCGCAATTATCTTCTGAAAAAACTCTATGCTTCAGATTATGATTGGCTTGTAATCATGGACGATGACCGCGCTTTGTACCCATATTTTAACGGTGAGGCATTCTTCACTAAAGAGCTCAAGGGACCTGATGGAGATAGACTTGCCAGAGAAGGAACCCTCATTAAAGGTTTACACCCAATGGTAGAGCCGTTCAAGCGTCAGTGCATTGAGTTTCCTAAGAAAAAGGAAGCTTGGTTTATGACCAAGAGCTCACCACTCGGTTTTCTTCAGATTGCTTGCATTCCTAATCTGGTAAAATATGGCTATGAACCGATTTATATGAACGGCGAAACCAGTTGTATGGAAGGAACAGCACCTGAGGATTTACAGTTCGAGCTCGATTGGGTTCTTGCAAAACACGGGATGGCTTGTAATAAAAACCTAATTATTAAAGAATTTGGTGGAGAGAACCAGAGCTCGTTATACCAGAATAAGGAGCATCGCCGTAGAGTCGAGGCATATCACAGACAGTGGGTATCTGAGTACCTCAAGCAGAAAAATCCTAGAAACAAAGCACTCTGGGAAAAGAAAACTTTGAATGCTCGTCGTAATACGTTTGACCCTACTCATCTGTTCTTAAGGCGTGAAGTTGCTTGGGACGACGCTTGGGATTCTATAATCGAGAAGTGAGGTGAGTCTATGAAACCCGAAGGTAATTTTATGGTTGGTATTATATCATATATGCCAGAAACAGATGCAGGTAAGCAGCGTATTCCACTACACAAGGAACAGTTACGCTGGCTAGAGTGGCTTGCAGAAAAAGTACAGCATTCCTTCCCGATTTACCGAGTTGAGAGTGCGTGGGGACCTACAGCAAAAGCAGAGCTCACGTCTACTATGCCCATTATACCTATCGAGGTAGAAAAGCATACCTGCGCTGTAAATAGAAACTTTCTCCTTGAAAAGTTCTATGCTTCAGATTATGACTGGTTGTTCCTTCTTGATGATGACCGAGTATTCTACGACCATTATAGATATTGGGAGTGGTTTGATGACCTTGCCACTCCGAGGGTGCTTTGTATGTGTCAAGAAGGCTACATCGTGTCTTGCATACTTCCTATGTACGAGCCGTTCAAGAAAGTCAATTATGAATGGCCTAATCATGAAACACACTGGTACTTTAGCAAAGACCCCATCAAAGGCAGTCTGCAGTCGTGTTTTATCCCGAACATTAAGAAATATAAGAACACAGAAGTTTACTTCGACAAACATACGGCTGCTCAGCTTGGTGAGCCTCCTGAGGATACGATGTTTCAGTTGGATTGGATTAAGGCAGGAGGTAGGTGCGTTCGCAATCGTTATCTCATAGCCAAGGAAGTAGGTCAGTCAGCGGGTGAAAAGAGTTTAATCTACGCTTCCCTAGAAGACCGACGCAAGGTTGAGGAAGGACATAATCTTTGGTTCACTCAATACCTCAAGCAGCTCTTTCCTAGAAATCCTAGATGTTGGGAGCGTCGTGGCTTTAACGCCAGATTTAATCCTGAATTCAAAGAGTTAATTCCCAGAACAAATTCTTATGTATTTGAATTGCCTGATTTGCCGCGTAATATCGTGAAAGAGATGAAGCAGAATGAATGAGACAATTCAATATCAGAATGAGGTTTATGATGCGACGCACATTAGAGCAGCATTCCGTCTGTATATGCAAGAAACACACCCCAAAGTAAATTCCAAGACTTTGAAGACCTACTGTACAGATGCTATATTTATCTGGGCTCAGCTACCAGACCGGTGGGTCTGGGACATAGTAGACGGCGGTGAGTATTCTGACGAAGACTGGAAAGTAAAGTTGCAGACGTACATCCGCAGAGATATAACAGCGGCAAGAACGTGTCCTGATAAGGATGCTCGTAGTTATACCAAGCATTTCTGGCAACTGATATTGTTCTTAAGAATATTTCAGCATATCGTGAAGGGTCGATTGGCAGTACCAAGACACATAGGAGAGTGATACAATATGGAAATTCCGAGCTTTTTCTATATGCAAGATATCATTGAACGACGTAATCGACTTTTCGAAGTAGGAAATAAAATTCCTGAATATCGCGAGCTAAAGGAGATGGGCTGTAAGTTCTATGATGGATTTCTGCTTCGGGACGACGAATCAGGTACCCAGTTAGAGCTTAACCATCTCTTTCTTCCTGACGATGTAGAAGACTGGGATAGAGGAACTAGAATACTGAACAGGTATATCAAGGTTATTGAATCCTTGTATCTGCTTGAGAACACAGAGCATTGTATCGAGTCCGCTCGCCTTCTTACAATAGAGCGTGAGGAATTATATAAGCAGATAATCCGTGAGCGGGTCTTTAGTGGTTTGAGGTTATACTATCACAATCAGGACGGTGATTGGGGTATCTACTTTATCGACGTAGAGGGTGCTCAGGTGAATCGTGCTATCCTCACCAAAACCACCGACAAGAACGTCCGTAAGAGAAATTGGAAAGGCAATCTGAACAGAATGCAGCTTTTTCTGCTTCGTGATGATGTAGAAAATAGAACTCGTAGCATTATGCGAGTTGAAGAGATATTTGACCGCCATCGTGAGGAGATGATTATGGGTGGTGTCGCTGGTTATCATACTGTAGATAAGGGGTGGTATAATGGCGAACTGGGATAGTGCTCAGACAGCATTTCTAACAGCAGCCGCTAAGGTGTATGCAGCTTTGAAGATAGCTTATCCATCAGGTATATATAGTTCAACAACTTCACCTACAATCAATGTCGACGGAGTTGAATATCAATGTAGATGTGACAGTACTGGAGTAATCCAGTGCATAATTCGTGTGATGGGTTATGACCCGAACTGGGGTGTATCTTCTGTATCCGGTCATACTGGTGACGGTTGGTATCTAACCGATGCTTCTGGTCCATTCATTAAAGATAAGATTGGTAATGTATCATCAGACTGGGAAGTGCTTGATTTTAATGCTTCAGATGTAAAACCAGGTGATATCAGAGCTGCAAGTAATCATAGTCATTGTGACATATTTGTTGATTATCAGAATGGTAATGCGTACGGTCTTAATGCTGGTTCTACAGAAGCGATACAGAATTCGTGCAATGCTGGAACTCAATACTTAAATGACGGTAATCCCGATGACCTCGCTGTTACCCGGACAATTCAAGATAATGAGACAGCTAAGGTACTTCGCTATGTCAAGGGAGCAAATCAGACTCCCTCACAGATAGGTACGACAGATGTAAGTACAGGCGGACAATCGCTCGAATCACTCGATATCTATCTGAAGTTCATTCAAAGAATTGAATTTTATTATCAGATATTAGATAGCGCGGGAGATTATACGAAATACAGACCAGGATATATACCGAAAAATGCTAGAATGGTCAGAGTTACCCCTGACCGTGGTTCACCAGTATCTGACAGCTATGGAGATTCTTGGCTGGATTTTGTTGCTGGGTACACAAGACGCTGGATAGCAGGTGCAACCGAGGGTATAGATGCTGAACTTGAAGAAGGCTTGGTTATGATGTACACTCTTGATGATTCTGACCCACTGTTATTTGGAAAGACTGTAGTTAGAAACGAAGACGGTACTAATGATTATGAAGGCTCTAAAGGTTTAGTGCCGATTATTCACACGCAATGGCCTGTGCATTTTCGCTCGGTCCTCACTGATGTAGCCACGCATACAAAAGAATATGGTAGGTCATCTGCTTATTTTACGAATGACACGTCGAATCCTCAGGGAGGTTCTGGTGAGACATCCCTTACAGACTTAATAAAAGCAGCTCGGAATTGTCAGTTTGTAACTGATGCTTCTGGTAATATTCCTGAGTGTGCAGATGCTCATGGATACCTATTCTTACATGATGAAGATGAGGCATATCAGAAGGATAACTATGAGCCTTGGGTACAGGGTATAAAGGAGGAATAAGATATGCCGAATGAATATAGTGCTGACGGTAAGATTATATTAAGAAGTACTAACGGTAATCAGATGAGTTTACCTAGATTTTTTCAGTTAGCCCTAGATGACGGTAATGGACATACTGCACATCCTATGAATGCACGGTCTGGGCACTACGCTTGGGATATGGGTACTAATAATTCTCTAACTGTACCGGTACGTACACCGTCATTTGGTACGGTAACTTCAGCCGGTGATGGTTGGAATGGCGGTATGGGTACTCATGTTATAGTTACAGATGATTCTGGTAATGAACATAGATTTATGCACATGGTTGAAAATTCAGTGACAGTTTCAGTCGGTGATTCAGTTTCACAAGGTGATACCTTAGGATTAATCGGTAGCACGGGTGATTCTACTACTCCCCATCTGCATTATGATGTAATGAAGGATGGTTCTTTGTATACAGACCCGATAGAAGCGTATGATTGCTCGACCTTACCTTCAGGTTGGAACTTTGCAGACGCAGTTGCTGATAATCAGAATTGGGATTATATCAGATTAGACCAAGGTGCTTCAGATTACGGGCCTCCTGGCGGCTCGTCACCGAGTGAACCATATCTTCCAGACACACCTTGTTATGATATTTCCTGGGCTCAGTCTACAAGCGGTACCTTAAATGAATGTCTAGATGCAATAGCTGCCAGTAGCAGTGGTGGTGTAATTATCCAGGTAGGTGCTTTCAGAAATACTGGATTTGTACCGGAAGATAGATTTGACCCTGCACAGGCTTTAGCATATGCAATCAGTAAAAACCTAGCAGTTGGTGTGTATTTCTATAATTATGCTGATTATACTGAAAACCTAACTACAGCATTTCAAGCTGCGTTGGCTTATCTAGGTACTATCGGTGCTACCAAAGATAAATTAAAGCTAGGAGTCTGGATTGATACCGAATATAATTCTCAATTAGACTATGACCCAGTTCCTTCTTCGGACAAAGATGTCAATTATGCGTATGTAGAGCGTTTCATGGATGTATTCGATGCAGCAGAATACCCCGTAGCGGGTGTATACAGCTCGGCTGCTTTCTTTGAGGACCATTACGGTAGTAGTCTAATTGGTAATAAACCGATATGGGCTGCTTACTGGGTTGATTCTTTCAGTGACGCTGATAGAAGTAGCTTAGATGCATATCTACCAGAAGCTGATTACACAAAAGTCTACATAATGCAATATACAAGCAGTGCTACTGTATCAGGATGGTCAGGTAGACTTGATGGTAATAAAGTTCTAACAGCTTTACCTACTTCTGGTAGTGGTGGAGGTGGTGGCGGTGGTGAATATACAGAAGTCATCAACGTCACTGTTGATGTATCTCCTCCAAAGCGAATTTATTTTAATCCTACTCCGGGATTACTCGATGCAGCCACTGATTTGCTGAGCGACCGAAAAGCTACCATTACAGTTACTACGGATGCTGACAACGCAGACCTATACTATACCGTTGATGGCTCTTCACCGTATCAATATACTTATGTGAACGGTAACCTCGCTTATACCGTAGCAAGCAACGCACAGCTGTATAGTTCAAGTATCACTATATATAAAGATTCACATATTCGTGTCGTAGCTGTCCCTTCTGGTACAGGTAGTTCCGGTTCATTCACAGAACCATTGGCAAAGGGCTCCGCTACATATTTGTTCAAGTATCATAGTCTTGAACAGTCTTGGAAAGATGAGCAGAAATCTTATGCTACGTCTGACGGAGACATCTCCTTCTTTGAAGAAAACAAGCAAGCCTTTCTGCGACTTCATGCAGAGCAGACTGAGGAGGAGATTTTATATGCAGCTGTTTATAAGCATGATACTCAGGTTGTCGAGGAAGACGCAGAAGATAGTGCAAGTGGTTCTGCTGGTACTATACCAGAAGATGAACGTGAGAACACAAGTTCGGTGGGTGATTGATTATGTATCTGGTTAATGAAATTAGTAATCGTGATTTGTCCTTGCTGCATTGTTATCGCATATTACGCAAGCCTTCTGAATTTCTTTCTGCTGTATATGACCAGGTTGAGCCGGTAGTCACAGAAATTCTGGAAGGAACGATTACTGAGTTGCAGAGCGAAGATGGTTCACCACTGTACGCTTTCGACTTGGGCATCGAATCCATCGAAGGTTACATACCTTATCTAGAATTCGATGCGAATAACGATGCAGATAGAAAACACCTAGAAACCCTTATTTATCTAGATAATCTAACGTTATACGGTAAATCTGCCGAGTTTCAAGAAGTGGTTCAGATAAAGGTGTACTGGGTAAACTCATTAGAGTCTATCAAGAAAGCAATTGAGCTGTATCTGAAAGCCATCGAGGAGTTAGACCCCGGTGAACTACGAAACAAGCTCAATGATAAGAAAAACCAACCCAAAGGTATTCGTGCGATTACAGGTCGTGATGAGAATTTAGTTGAGTTTATGAATGGTGATGAAAGTCTAACTCTGCGAGATTCTGACTATATGATTACTTCAGCACTTGACGCTCAGATGTTAGTAAACCCCAGCCAAGAATTGCTTATGTCGTTACCAAGAAAACTAAAGCATAATATTAACATAACTATAACAGACGGTGGTACTCGATATCTTTCTTCATTTTCTGGTTACACAATCAATATCAAAGGCAATGGTAATTGGGTTATTCGCGATGCACAATGCGGTATAGATTTCGTATCAGGTAAAGGTAAGATTTATCTATGGAACTGTAAGCTGGTTCACTTCAGGCATACAATTTTAGAGAGTCATTCAGCTATGGGATATGACTGTGAATACTTATATGCACATAGGAGTCTGATAATCCTCAACCAAGGCGTTATCAGGGATGTGCATTTGGTAGGCGGTAGCACTATGGTTGAGGTTCCGACCTCGATGACCGGGGTGCAGTCTAGTTCTGATTTGCGGAATGTATCCTTAATTGGTCATGGCTGTTCCTTATATAGCTGGGTTAAACCAATTCCCGTAAAAGCGAAGAACATTCTGGGATTAGGTTGGTGGAGTACTTTTCTGGGTAGTGGTGATGCACTATATATAGGAGGACGTAGAATAGATGAGGTTAGCGGCGAGCACGATGAGGAGATGAAACCTAGTAGCATTCTTGGAATGACTATCGATAATATTCATATTCACCAGGAGGAGTGATAGTAGATGTTCTATGATGTAGGTTCAATAACGAATAGGAACATTCAACTTCTGTATGAGTACAGGATACTGCGAGAACCTTCGGAAAACCTAACTGCGATATGTCGTGGTAGCACGCCACAGGCTGCGTATGATTTAGCGTGGTCTGTCAGTTCTCGAGTCGTCGACGGTTATGATACTGTCTATGAAGCTACGTTGTCTGGTGTAACGCCTGAAAAGAATTGTGTTCCTTTCATAGAATTTCATCCAGACGTAGGTGTGGACTGGAAATGGATAGCTGACTTTATCGATGTTGAAGTTGACGATGGTGCAGTCAAGCTCTACAGTACTACCAATTATCTAGATTCACTTTCTATGTCTGTGTATTGGTGCTATTCGTTGCGTCATATCGATAATATGTTATCAGATATTTTAAAGGATTTAGATAGACTAATTAAGGAATATGACCAGCTTGAAGATGAAATCAGGAATTTCAAAGATACAGGTCGTTATATGAAACGTCCTGAAGGTCTGATACCAAATCTGGTTAAGATTAAGACTACTGCAGAAGGTTCTGACTTGGTTGATTCACTATATAAGATAATGACAGCAGAGAGTAATCGTCTGTTCGTCGATATGACGCAAGATAATCTAAATCACATGGAGCATATCTTTAATGAGAAAGTAGAATTCAGATTTACCAATAAAGACCACTATGTCGTAGATGATATTATAGCACCTATAATTCTTATTTCAGGGTACGGAGATTTAGTCCTGAAAAATATCAGAGGTCAAGTGTTGGTCACACGCTGGTCTGGTACCATAACGGTTATCGACTGTCCGGAGGTGCATCTTACCGCGGTGAATTCTGGTGATATCTGTAAGCTAACTAAGCTACAGATTAGCAAAGGTAGTACGGTTTATCTTGAAAATCAGGTTCATCGGATTAAAGAATTATCGATGTTCGCCGATAGTATCTGCAGACATTGGAGGGCAAATGTCAAATCTCTTGCTTATGTAGGTCCTGGCTGTACATATTGGTGTTCAGCACAGGTAGCTGTACCTGGTAGGGTTCAGTTGACAGACTACGACGAGAATGACGCTTGTAATACAGTCTACGATTTCAATATGCACGATATCATTGGGGCATTTATTTCTGACTTCAATGATATCATGATTGTGGGGTTCAAAAATCTAACTCCGAGGCTAGGTAACTCGGACGCTGAACCACAACCTGGTATGTATATATCACGCTGGCAAGCTAAGTATAGTTCAGATGTACTGAGAGGTGGTTAAAAATGATTTATCAACTTAGTCAGGTTTCGAATAGAGATACTCAGGTTTTGTATTTCTACAGAATACTGCGGCATGCAAGTACAGACTTAGGCGCAATCTACAGGTATGATAATCCTGATGTGTATCAGCTTAGTCAGGTAGTGGAGGCTACTATAGACGACAGAACTTGGTTTGAATATCATCTGTCAGTCGACGAGAGACCAAATCGAATACCGTATCTTGAATTCAGCAGTATCGATGAAGTCGAGCTCAAGCATATCGAAGACTTGGTAGAAGTTGAAGTGAGAAGTAACGAATTGATACTTCGAGGTGATACAGACGAACTTTCTGGAAATACTTCTGTTGCTGTCTATTGGGTACCTTCTTTATCCTATATCGATAAACTACAGAAGCAGATTGAGTCCATCATTGAAGACCTTAAGAAGCGTGCCAAGGAAGATGCTGATTTAATCGACAGAATCTCGGTTAGTTCTGATTATGTGATGAACCTTGATGGTGTAATACCTAATCTGGTAAATATCGGTGAAGATGAAGAGGGTTTGATATATGATGACTCACATTATATGCTATCAGGTCCTCTTGATGAACAGACTCTGATAAATCCTCCCCAGTCTACTGTATCTAGTCTTCTTAAATCGCATAAAGGAATGCTTATTATATCTGATAGATTAAGAGAGAATAAGGTATATCAGGGTTTCTACGGTGGCTGTATAAGGTTATCAGGGGTGTTCAAGACCTTGGTATTGAAAGACATTACATCGATTATATTCTTGGATAACTTATCTGCGGATAGAGTAATTATCGAGAACTGCCCTGCTGTTATATTCAGAAAGACGATAAAAGACTCAGGTAAGTCTGGTAGGATTATTCGCCTAGAGCTTCGTAATTCATATCTAACGATTAATCAGTCGATAGAAATTAGAAACATCTGGTGCTACCGGAGAAGCACCGTAGTCATGAAAACAGGTAAAATTCATACCATCGGTTTTATAGAAGCTGGGTCAACTCTAGTCTATGACACACCGACTTCTAGAAATGAGATTGAGAGAATTAACGGTACTCGGCTTCAAGGATTGTTCTACGCGAGTAATCCGCCAAACTCAATGCCGTATCTTGAAGAAATCTTCATGGCTCAAAAACCAATTGCGTTTCAGCGTGGCACCGTCGAAGACCCAACTCCTATTTCAAAAGCCGAAGTGAGTATCTACCTAAAGCATTCTGGGACACCCGGCCCCGGCCCATCACCAAGCGGTAAGATATATTCGCCATTCACAGATTGGTATTGGTCAGGGGATTCCCGAACTGTTCAGTTAATAGCTGAGACTGGAACTGACGGTAAAGGTTACGGAGGTGAGTCATTACCTAAGCTACAGCAGGTTCAATCTGAAATCGAAAGTCAAGGCGTTCAGCACAATATCATACTCTGGTGGGGCGTAAACGGTTTAGGATATGGTGCAGCTGCTTATGCGAGTGTGTATAAAGACATTGCAGATAATGTCGGCAGTACCGCTATGGTATTTGTCGCGACGGTGGGTCACTGCCCGAATGGTAGTGGTAGCGGGAAGTGTGACGGTGGTGCTGGGCAACCGCTTGGTCCTTTTAATGAGGAGATAGAGCAGTTTAACGAATCTTTAAAATCGGAACTATCTAGTGCAGCTAATATTCATATTCTTGATGTAGCAAAATACATTAAAGATTTAGAAGAAGCTAACGGTGCAGCTTGGTTAACCAGTGATAATCTGCATTATAAACCTGAAGCGTCACAGATGATTTATGATTGGGTTTGTAGCCAGATAACAAATCAACAAGGTGGCGATTTCCCAGACGCTCCGGAGACCACCAATGCTGGTAAGATTTGGAACTGGTTTAAACGTGCTGGTATAGCCAATGTGTCTACTCGACCTGAACTGATTGCTGGTATTATCGGTAACTGCCAAGCAGAGTCCTTCCCTGCTATCGACTTGCTAGGTTATGGCGGTGACCTTTATGGACCTTGGTGTGAATTGAATGCAGGATTCAGAACAACAGTGACTAATGCTGGGTATTCATTTCATAGTTATACTAGGTCACCGGGTGACGATTCTGCTGCTATACCAACAATCTTTACCTGGTTGACTCAGCAAAGTAGTAGCTGGGTAGATTGGTTAGCTGATGTAATTGACCAGGTTACTGACCAGACTGGAGAAGCTGGTGCTCGAGCTTATGCTGAGTTATTCTGTGTCTGCGTCGAACGCTGCGTTGGCGGTGAGGACTCAGTTAATGACCCAGGAGTGCATCAGATAATGACCGACTATTATGGCGGTACGGTCTATAGGTATCAAGACTTAGGAACCCGACGTGATAATGCCGCTAATATCTATAGTCAATTTATGGGAGGTTAATCAATGATTTTTAGTGCAGATTGGTATTCTACGGACGCTACGACAGGTTGGAAACTGGACGGAGCTGAAATTATATTAGATGAAGCTCTACTGAACAAAATTAGGGAGTTTAAGGAGAACACTGGTGTTTATCTAACATTACACTCGCCTATGTCAGTTGCTATCGGAAGTAAGAAGCCTGGTGTACGCTTTATGAGTACCGAGATTATATGCAATCATCTTTCATTGCTGAAGCAGATACAGCCAGGTGTAACTAATCGAATTGTCGTTCACGCTGCTAACTTCTCAGAACGAACTCCAGAAGAAGTTTATGAGGTACAGCGTAAGACGCTCTGGTCACTCTGGTACAAGATGCGAGATAAAGGCTTGCTTGATAGCTGTTTAATCTGCATCGAGAACCTAGGTAAGATAAGTCAGGTAGGTGACGTTGCAGACATCATCAAGCTCTGCAATTTGACAGATAATTTCATACCTTGCCTCGACTTCGGTCATCTGCATGGAAGAACACTTGGTAAGTTCCTGAACTGTAAAGAAGAATTTGAACAGGTATTTAACCAGCTATATGCTGGATTACCCTCATGGAAGGTTAACTGTATGCACATTCATTTTTCTAAGCTAGAGTATACAGATAAAGGTGAGAAGAAGCACGTTCCGTTTTCGGTTCATAGCGCTAGACCTAAGCCCGCAACCTTCTTGCGTGCATTACCTGATAGACAAGATTTTAATCCGGTGATTGTCTGCGAGTCACCGAACTCTTATGTAGACGGTCGACGTCTTCAAAGAAATTATTATGCAAGGCGTAGAGCGCTAGAAGACGAAATACGCCTATAAAAGTACCTACAAATAACTTCGTTTCTGTACCTGTACTATGTTATAATATAGGTACAGTAAAACACAACATGGGTTCAACAGAGCCCTAACCAAGAATTCAGGAGGTAAATGTTATGGCAAGAACAACTACTTGGGCTAGCGTAGGTACTGACGTTTCTCAGCAGACTTCTGTTGACGAAATTCTTCAGAAGGCAGGTCTCGACTATACGGTTACGAAAGAGCCGGTGTATCTTAGAGACGGTATCCTCGTACCGAGTCGTATCGCAACTATCAAGTCTGAAACCAGAGAGCCAATCGGTCTCGTGTCCGACAGATATGAGATTTACCAGAATGCGGATGCGTTCAAGTTCCTCGAGGAAATTCCGGATATCCAATTCGTACGAGCTGGTGAGACGTATAATGGTATGGTCTACATCGTTGGCAAGCTCCCGACACTCAACGTGCTCGACGATGCGTTTACACCATACGTCATTTTCCAGACAAGTCATAACGGTTGGTTCTCGCTCAGAGCTACAATCTGCCCGCTCAGAATCGTCTGCCAGAATCAGTTCGCAATGTCCTTTAAGAACATGGCGAATACAATCTCAATCCAGCATTCTAAGAGACTGGAAGGCAGAATTATGGAAGCTCAGCAGCTCCTCAAGGATACAGCAATATATATGCAAGGTTTTACAAACACCGCAGAAGAGCTGGCATTGCTCAAGATTACAGATACAGACCGCAACAAGATTTGTGACGCTTTCTTTGAGAGCACCAAAGCAATTACAGAAAGACAGCAAGCAGCTCTCATGGAGAAGAAGTCGCGCTTCAATCTGTGCTATAACGATGACGATAATGGTAACTTCAGAGGTACCGCTTGGGGTCTCGTTAACGCACTCACCGATTACGAAACGCATAAGGAGCGTAAACAGACTGAGCATTCGGCAGACACAGCATTTATGCAAGTCACATTTGACCCGGGTGTAATGTCAAGGATGCTCGGTATCATCAGAAATACAGTACACGCATAAGTAAACCATAAGTCACTTATAAACCGTAGCGTACCGTGTGTATGCTACGGTTTTGCTGTATATCTCCTATGTAGTTATAAAGTTATATAAGATTTACTACCGTGTGATATGCGTTAGCGTGCTACATGGTTTATAACTTCGTGTGCGTGAACGAAATATGTTATAATGTGTATACAATAAATCATTGTGTGTACTCTGGTTGTATTGATTGCAGATAGTGACGACGTGATGAGAAAGTGAGGTGATACTGAGCATGAAGATAGGCTACATTAATCGATATGACTTGAAACTGAATCCGCATCTGACAGAGCGTTTCAGGTTTATTGAAGCCAGTGCGACAAGGACTATAAACAGCCAGGGTGATAAGGTACGCTCAAAGATATTGCTTGCTCCCGTTGATTACGAAGAAGTTGCGAGCACTGCTAATATAATGAAGGAGAATCCGCAGTTGATTTTAGTTTGTGAGCCTTTTATTCTAGACGACGAGTTGCGTGAGAAGTGCAGGAAGTGGGTAGAATGGGCGAATAAAGCAGACCCGTCAGAGTATGACCCATTCATAGATGCAGAACAGGAGAGTTGATTATGCTAAGAATTAAGTTCAGGTATAAAGACTGTTATACCAAAGGGGAGACGTGGTCTGAGCAAGAATGTGTCATGAGTAGCGTTCATGAGTGCATAAAGTTCTATGGTTTAGACCAGCCTGATGTTGAGTATCAGATTGTTAGTGTAGAGGAGGTAGCGTAGTGGGAAGAATGACGTCGGAAGCTATGAATGAGAAGTTTTATAACAATTATCGTGCTAGGTATGAAGATGACGAGTATGAATACCATGCAGTTTCGGTTAGACAGGCTTGGTATCTTGCTTTCCAGCACTTCGGTGATGAATGTCTTGACTACCTGGCAGAAATAGACCAGGATGGTGATGAGGTTGCTATACTCTTAGACAAGGAGGAGGAAATATATTGAAAGTTATTCACCTGGCTGACCTTCATATAGGTAAGCCATTTCACAAGAAAAGTCTGCTATTCGACCAGACCTATATGCTGAAAAATGTCCTGGATTTGATGGAATCTCAGAAAGCACATCTGGTTATTGCAGGCGATGTGTTCGATTCTGCAAATCCATCAATCGACGCTCAGGAAGTGTTCGTATCCTTTATCAAGGAGGTCGTGAAACTCTGTGATGCGTATAATCTGACTACGATTATTATCGTTGGTAATCACGATTCTAATAGACGTCTTGCTTTGTGGGAAGACTTTGTCGGTACTCGAGTTCATATCGTGAACGATACTGTTGAAATACTAATCGAGGGTATTCCGTTCTATGCAGTTTCTTTTGTAAAACCCACAATCGCACAGACGAAATTCAATCGCCCATTTGAGTCCTATAATGAGGCTTTTGAAGCATATCTGCCTGAAACAAATCGTGAGAATACAATTCTCATTGCGCATCAGACATTCGAAGGTTGCACTACCGGTTCGTCTGAAGCGATGTCGTTCTTTGATGATGCAGTTAGCAAGAGAATCGTTCAGGAATTCCCATTGGTAATGGCAGGTCACATTCATAAGAAGCAGAAGATAGGAAATATTTTCTATCCTGGTAGTCTTATGCCTTATGCTTTCGGTGATGAGTATGCAGGCGGTATTACAGTATGGGACATTAGTACAGGTACGGACGGTAAGCTCACAGCCGGTTCTTCTGTCTATCCTGTACATCTATATCGTGAATTCCAGATTGTAAGAGGAGACCTTAAGCATTGTCTAGGTATCGCAGATACAGGAGCCTATATCAAGGTTGAGCTTGTCGATGAGAATGTACCACTCGATGTGGCTTTACCTCAACTTCAGAATCATTTCAAGAATATGGTAACGGCTGTTTCTAAGATAACGGACGATTGGGAAGCCGACTTGAATAAACCAATGGTTCAATTCGATTCAATAGAATCCGCTCTGGATAGCTTCTGTAATCAGATTGAAGTTCCAGTCCTGGAGTCTGAACAATTACGATTAGTGCAGGAGGTAGTTCATGAGATTACTGAAACTTCAAATTAAGAACTTTATCAGTATCAAGCAAGCGTCTATCGACTTTGAGGAGCTGAATGACGGAGTATTTCTTATCTCAGGACCTACAGGTTCTGGTAAGTCATCGATGCTTGATGCAATCCACTGGGTACTGTTCGGCAAGACGCTGTCTTCCAACCGCGCAACGGTTACTAAAGAAATCCGCAGTACATACGCACCAGCAAATGAGGATACCGTGGTTACTCTTACCTTCAATCAGGACAAGATTGATTATAAGGTAGTTCGCACACTCAAGAAAGACGGCGGTACCGCTGTTCAGCTGTTCGCTCCTGGTATCATTTATGATAAGGTAAAGGAAGCGAATGAGCATCTGGAGAAGATTATCGGACTTACGGTTAAGCAGTTCGACCAGATGGTTATGCTAGAACAAGGTAACTTTTCTAAATTTCTACTTGCAGACTCTCGTACTCGTGCTGAGATTCTACGTGATATTTTTGATACTCAACTATTCAAGGACATTGAATTAAGATTCAAAGATAGATGTGCTGATTTGAAGCAGACTATTCTTAATTCTACAGAGCTCGAGCAAAGTCTACTTCAAGGCGAGATGCTTGAAACTGTTCAGAGTCAGATTATGCTTACAGCTGAAACAATTCAAGAAGAGCAGGCTCGTCTTGATGAGCTGAAAGCAAGTCACAAAGCAGCCGAGGATATGCTACCAGACATGGTAGCATACGACCAGCAGTATGCTGTATATGCAAAAGCACAGAAGGAACTCGAACAGCTTGCAGCTCTCAAGTCAGAGGTTGAGGAGCTCTATAAAAAGCGAGACGTATATATGGCGTATGTCTCTGTTCTTGATTGGTATGCGTCTTACCATAAGACCAGGCAGGAGTATGACAAGTGCGTAACTGATGAGGCTGATTATCAGAAGAGAATCGCCTCAGTGGTTGTCGATGAAGAACTTTCCGGTAAGGTTTCTGCATTACAAGCACGCCAATCAGAACTGACAGCACAACTCGATGCGTTCGCTCAACTCGCTCGTCAGAAGGAGCAGCTTGATAGTTATTATCAGGAGATAGCTGGACTTGCTGATGAAAAGACCCACCTTGAAACCTGTCTGACCGCTGTTCAAGAAACCAAGGATAATCTTAAGATTAGGCTTGATACTCGACGTGACTTCGACCAGAAAAAGGCTGAGGTGATTGAGCGAGATAAAGCGAGAGCTCGTATGCAGCAAGACATTGAAGCTTTAGAAACGTTTATAGACAGTAATAAAGCAGTCTACTCAAAGCTACTAGCACGCAAACTTCTTGATATGAGTGAACCAGGTATTTGTCCCATCTGTGGTACTGTGTACACGGATGAGCACGTGTCGGTAGAAACCTCCGGTAGTAGCATTGATTCTAAACAACGTGAATTGGAGACCAAGAAGAACCAGCTAGAAGGTCTCAGAGTTCAACTCGATAGTTTACCAGTGCTTCCGGAACCAGAGTGTACTGAGGTAGCACCTTACAACGACCTTCTTACGCAGTGGAATACAACCGCAGCGAAATACAACGAAACACAATCTAAACTCTATGAGGTCGATAAGAAATTGGCAACATTAACCGGTGCCTCTGAAGCAGCTAAACGGGAGATTGCTAATATCGAATTGAAGGTAGCCAATCTAGTGGAAGTAGAACTTCAGCAAGAGCTTGACCAGGTTAATGCTGAGTACAGCGAGCTCTGGGCTAAGGTTGATGATAACGAGATGGCTAAAAGAAGTCGCAACCTACTTGAAGGTTACCTCAGAAGTGTTCAAGATAAGATGAACACTCTTAAAGCTGAACTCGAGCGTCTGATGGCACTTCCTGAAGCTAAATCTGATGATGACGCAGAACTAAAAGCCGCTTTATCTTATGCAGACCGGGTAGACGATTATCGAGTTCATATCAATGATTATCTTTACAAAATTCAGCAATATGAAATGCTCAGAGATAATCTGCTATCTGTAGATGAACCTGTCAATCCACATCCTGGACATACTGCTGCGAGCGTCAGACAGCTAATCACAGATACAAATATCGGTATTGAAGAATCTGTCAGACGAATTGCAGAAGCACAGAATTCACTTGATGCCCGTAAAGAGTTGGTTAAGCGAGTATCTGATATCAGAGCTGAACGAGATAAAAATACCAAGGCTTATGACCAGCATATGTACCTTTATAACCTGTTATCTGGCAAGAACAGTTCTAAGATTTCATTCGAGACTTTTGTTCTGCACAGACAGCTTGAATGGATTCTGCAATCGAGTAATCAATATCTGCATACACTGTCGGCTGGTCAGTTCGAGCTTCAAGTTAAGTGGGAGTCATTGTCAGGTCGTACTCAAGGTGGTTTGGAAATTATGATTACAGACCATTTCACAGGTAGCACTCGTCCCGCTCAGACATACTCAGGTGGTGAGCTATTTATGCTCAGCCTTAGTCTTAGCCTGGGATTGATGACTGCGATTGACTCACTGTTCACTACAAGAGACTTGAACTTGCTGTTCGTAGATGAAGGATTCGGCACTCTTGATAGTGATTGCCTCAGTCGTACTCTTATGACACTTCGTGACTTAAGAAATATCAAGAGTGTGGGAATAATATCACACGTTCAGGACCTCATCGACACGATACCGCAAGGATTCATAGTCGAGAAGACCGCAGCTGGTTCGAAGATAAAATTGTTCAAGAATATCTAGAAGAATAGCTGATACTGCTTAAATGCACGGGACTGCTTGTAAAGTTATACACGCAACTTCGTAGCATTTAAGCAGTATCGTGTATAATATGTATATAAAATAAGGAGGTAACCATTAGATGCCAAGACGAAGAATTGGACTACCACAGCGAGATAATGCACCTGCCGCTCCTGTGGAAATTCCAAAATCATTACAAAAGAAATCCAAACCAGTTAAAGATATGGATTCTATCATCGCTCAAGCAAAAGCGATGTCCGAAAAATATGCAGGTCAATATGAATGCGTAACTGACAAGGATGTTCTTATCGACTATATCGACACCATCATCAAAGAAAGAAGAACAGGTCTTGATACCGAGACTACTGGACTGGATATTTTCCATGATTCTGTAGTCGGTTTCTCACTCTATGCTCCGACAAAGAAAGCAATCTATGTACCGATGCTTCATCTGTCAAGATTCACAGGTAAGGTTGACCTTTCGCAGCTTTCAGTTGAATTCTGTAGTCAACAGTTAGCTCGTCTTAATGACGTTAAGGAGTTGACCATCGATTACTTTAACGCACCATTCGATATGAATGTGATTTGGTATTCGATGGGTGTAAAGCTCTGGGATATCTGCTCGAACGATGCGTCGTTGATGATGCGTTTGCTGAACACCGAGCGTCACAGAAACAACAACCTGAAGGACTTACACGCAGACTTCTGTTCACATACAACCAGAGGTCCTCGATTCAGTGAGTTGTTCCCTCCTGGAACATTCAATAGATGTCCTTATAAGTACACCAGCGCTTACGGTGCTCGAGATGCTGAGATGGCAAGTGAGCTTGTTGACTATGCTTACGGTGAACTAAGAAAGCCTGAGAATGCTGGTTTACTTAGAGTATGGGAAGATATTGAGCGCCCTCTCATCCCGGTACTTCTGCGTATGCGTGAGAAAGGTGTTCTTGTTGATGAGGCTAAGAGAGCTGAACTCATCGTCAAGTATCGCGAGAAGCTTGAGGAAGCAGAAAAAGATGTTATCCATGAGTATGAACCTTACATTCCCAAGATTAATCAGTGGAGAATGCGTTACGGTAGAGCGAAGGGTAAGGTAATCGACATGCCAGTCAAAATAGGTTCTGAAGCTCAGCTGAAGATTCTTCTATTCGACATTATGGGATTGCCAAGACCTGAATCAGGTAAGGTTGATAAGAACGTTCTTAAAGACCTAGGAGTACCGATTGCTGGTGCAGTTCTGAGATACAGAGAAGCTAAGAAGCTACTGTCTACATACCTTGAGGGTCTTGATAAGTTTATCCAGAAGGATGGTTGCGTTCACGGTGGTATTAAACAGCTTGGAGCTGATACAGGACGTACTTCAGCAGTAGACCCGAATATGCAGAACATCCCATCTCACAACAGAGAAATCAGAACGATGTACATTGCACGTCCCGGAAGGTATTTAATTTCATGTGACTATTCTGGTCAGGAACCGCGTCTGACAGCTTCGTTGTCTAGGGACCCGAAAATGATTGAGACATATCAGAAGGGCCTTGACTTATATTCGATGATTGCTGCTGTTGCTTTCAACACCACATATGAAGAGTGCCTTGAAAAGAGACCGAACGGTGAGCTGTACTTAGAAGGTAAGGAGCGTAGAGGACAAGCGAAGACGATAGTGTTGGGAATTTGTTATGGTCGACAAATTCCGTCTATCGCAGAGCAGCTGAAGTGTAGTGTAGACGAAGCTCAGCTTATCTACGATAAAGTTACCAAGAGTTTTCCGGGTCTTCTTCGAGCTCAAGATGAATCTGCTGAAATGGCTCATACCAAGGGTTATGTTGAAACACTCTGGGGCAGACGAAGACACTTGTCGGTTATGATGCACGACCCCTATGAATTCAGATATAAGGACGGGTGTAATCCGGATTTTGACCCGTTCGATTTAGATAACTGTAATGACACGAACGAGTTATCAGAAGCGACTAAGAAAAAGTATATCAAGGACCTGCTGGGGTTCAAGTACCGTCGTGACAAGAATGAGTATATCGAAGGGTTGAAAGCTCAAGGAATTGAGGTGTCTGACTATTCATATCAGATAAGTGAGCAGAGTAGAAAGTGCTTGAATGCCAGAATTCAAGGGTCGGCTGCTGATATGAGTAAGCTCGCAATGATTGCGATTGATAAAGATGAGCGGCTAAAGAAGCTCGACTGTTATCTACTTCTGATGATTCATGATGAGGTTATATGTGAATGCCCTATCGAAAACCACAAAGAAGCAATCACCTATATTAAAGAAGATATGGAAAAGGTAGCATCACATCTTCCGGTACCGTTTAAGTCAGACCCTGAAACAGCGGTGTGCTGGTATGGAGCTGAGGTTGATATAGATGAAGACGGTGAGCTTGAGGACGGAGGCGATGATGGTGAAGAGAGTGCATAAGGTGGATATCAGTAGCAATAGTGGTATAAACTCTGTATCCTTAACATTGAATATGACATATTCAGATTTCAAGGCTTGGATGTTGGGTTTAGCAGCTATGGGTGATTTATCTAGATTAGCTACCAAGGAGGTTGAGGACGTGCTTATTCACGTCCTCGCCACTATGGAAACCACACCTTGGTATCTGAAACACAAGGTGTGGAGAAGGATAAACGATGATGGGGTTCTGAAAGGATACGTAGCGGCTATAGATAACCTTAGGCTTAAGCAAAAACCAGAACTTATAGAAGCTTCGGTACAAATTGCACACCGAAGTGAGTGGTTAGCTAAGCTAGGTAAAGAGCGTGAAGAGAAATATAAAGCTAATCTAGAAAAGCAGATAGAAAATCTATGGCGGATAGGTATAGTCGAGGTGTGGTCTGAAGATTGGTTTGAAGATATCGAGGATTATCTAGAGCACATTCAGCGTTTGGGATACCACGTTTTCTGGAGCCAAGCTCGCAGAAATAATCAAGGTATGACTCAGCAGGTCTATTACATAACACTCAACCCACAGTTTCGGCATATGAGCGAATGGAAAAGGAGGAAAGATAATGGCTGACTTTTATCAGAAAGGAGATTGTTTTCCTGAGCTAAAGACGGCGAGCGAACAACGAGCTAACGGTGATGCGTGGCGAGAACAGTTACAAATTCAGATTTGGTGCCAGAAGCGTGACGAGATATACCTAGCCATCAATGAGCTATGGAAGATTAAAGGTCTTGCTTGGGTAAATATCTGGGAAGAGCAGTGGTTTTCTGGTATTGAACAGTTCTTAAGTGACCTTCAGGAGATGGGTTATCATGTCTACATTGGCGATTCAGGTCGCCCTAATAATCAAGGTAAGGTTCAGAAAAGATACTGCGTGTACCTAGAAGCCTTACCGGACACAGAGGAGTGGAGTATAGATGGACAGTAGAAACAATATAATGAATCGAGACTGGTCAAAAGAGTTCATTACCAAGATGGAAAAGGCTATCGAGACTTCTCACTATAAGTACGGTTGGATGTCTGATACCTATCCTGAGCTTGCTCAAGCAGCAAGGTGCATACAGGAGCGATTAGACCTCTATAACAAGACGCACAACCTAGATTATCTGGTAGATATCGCCAATTTCGCAATGATTGAATACAAACACCCTTCTTATTCGGACGCAGCTTATACGCCACAGGACAGTGACAAATCACCAGGTCTTGCGGGAGGAATTTCACATAAGGAGTTGATGGAGCAGTATGACCGTTGACGACAGACTAGCTAAGATTGGATTTAGTAAGGTGTATGAAGATGTTCGGCGTGTTCACTATGAGAGGTATGACAAAGAGTATAGATATTATCACACGGTAGTGATAGAACGTCGAAGTGTCTGGAATGAATTCCGACTGCAGTCTTATGATGAGAACCTCATCGATAATAAAAGCATTGGTAATACTAACGTGGCATTATCTACTGCCGAACTAAAGCTATTTCTTAAAAAGATGAAGCAGAAAGAGTACGAATATGTGAAACACAGAATGATACGGATTTAAGCCACCAGAGAGAAACACGGTAGTGTCGTTGTCGACACTACCGTGTTTTTATTTGTAGTTATATGATACATAAATCACGTTGCTACACAACGCACGCTAATGATTTGCGTGTGGTTCACACGAATCACATAAACTTATACATGATTTACTACCGTGTGGTATGCTTTAGCGTGCTACGTGATTTAATTGAGCACTAAGAAGTGACCTGCACTGTTCTCAGCTTTGAATGCCTGAATATCAGCTACAGGCTTCCAGTCGATGAACGTACCGTCGTTTGCTAGAAGCATTTGCATTAGAGTTTCCTTAGCGATGTCTTCAGAGTCTCCAGGAACGACAATCCCGTCAAAATTGTCTTCTGGGAGCATACACTCAGCGACAAAACCAGGGCCTTGTGCTTGAGTGTCTCTTAGGTCTTCATAACCGAGTCCATATGCAGCGAAGTCACCTTCCTCAAAAACTCGATTTGTGCCTGTATCTGCAGCTGCAGGTTCACCGACTATACCTACGCCGCCGAGTGCATTGCTGTTAAAGCTGAGTGATGAGTTAAGACCAGCAGCATCTTCTGATTTCTTCATATGTTCCTGTCTTTTCTTAAATGCTGCTTTGAGCTTGTCTAGAGCAGATGCTCCTTTGTTTGCGTCACAGCTGGTATCTGAATTAGCATGCTTAGATGCGTCTAGATTGTCTTCGTCACCGTGAAGCATATCGTAAGAAGCCGCTGCCTGCTTGATATAGTTGACAGCATCGCTGCCCTTCATTCTCTTATCCAAGCTGCCTGATTCGGTACGGATAATGCTGTAATCCTTGAATAAGGTTACATAGACAGTTGCGTTTGCCAAGTCACCTGAGGCAATCATTTCATTATCATTGTATCCCGCAGGTGCTACGAAAGCACCGATATCGCCGACTTTGACTTCAACGCTGGTAGTATCAGGATTCTTCTCAATTGCACGAGTAAGAGCAGCTTGGAGCGACTCGTCGGTGAGCTCATCGGTAAGCACTTCTGTAGTGTTTTCGTCAAGTGAGGCATCAAGGTCCTCCCAGTTGACATCTTTGTACTTTCTTGCGATGTACTTCTGGATGTCAGGTTTAACCTTCATCGCTTCTTTTCTTCCGATGTACTTATTGAGAAGCAGCCAGGTTACGATAGACGCATCCAGCTTATATGCTTCTTGAGGAGTGATGAGCTTCTGCTCGACCATAGGCTGAAGAAGTTTCGCATTTTTTCTGTAAGCATCGATAGGCTTAATTGTTCCTGCCTTGACGCCTTCCAGAATTGCGGCAGGGTCATCAGGAATATTCTCTGCAACGGAGTACAATCCTTTCTTAATTAGCTTATCCTTTAGTGCTGGGTCAACCTTAACAGCATAGTCAGGTGAAATATAACCCTGTTGTACCAGCCAAAGAATCCTATCAGGAGCTCTACGTGCAACGATTTCTGGTGCAATCAAGCCCTTGGTGACAAGGTCTTTAGCAAGTGTCGGCTTAGCTTTGAGAACCTTTTCTGCATCGACATAACCCTTCGTGACCAAACGCATAACACCAGGTGTGCTCATACGGTCGAGGTCAGACTTTTTAAGTTCTGCGATGCCGTCTGCGAGGAAGTACTCATAGCAGCGAGCTGGAGGATTCTGCAGCATACTATCGACCATATCAGACAAAAGACCTGCAAGCCAGTAAGCTGTATGCTGGTCTCTCTTGTTCGCATTGTCACCGTTTGCTGTATATCCATACATACCCTGCTCAACATCGATGAATCTTCCCGACCTATGGTAGATTAGATGAGCCTCAGAGTTAGGATTGTAGTTAGGTTCGAATGACCAATCATCTACACCGCTCTCATCAGTCTCAGCACCCACCTCAACCGTGAGTGAAGACTTGGCTACCCACTGGGTAGTGCCGAGTTTTTGAGAAGTGTACATCAAGGTTGACAGAATTAGGTCATCACCTTTGTTCTCACGGAAGGCGGTATAACGGAATCCGGGAGGAAGGTCAACAGCTTCTTGTGCAGCTCTGAATACGTTCTTGACACGCACTGCTACACCAGGGTCAAGTGCAGAATTAAGCCCAGTGCTCTGACCTTTGAGTGAATTATAGAAAGCATCGATGCGTCTGCAGCACTCAAGATTGGTATCAAGCCAATCACCGAGGTCTTCTGCACACATATCAGGGCTTTCGATGTCATACTGCGGAACATATGCAAATCCTTCTTCGGTAGCTTCACTATTCTCTGTCGGAGTATAAATCTCGACAGCAGTACCGTCAGGAAGATTGATTGTAAAGCCTACCTTTGAGTCATCAATGATAGTACCTTCTGTTCTGCAGCAGTTGAGTGTTCGGGCATTTGCAATGCCCATCGTTTTGCACATTTCTGAAATAAATACGTTCATGCTACTCTACCTCCTTTAAGACATAGGTCCCAGGTAAATTGCACGAGAAACTTCAAGTGTGCAGTTGAACTTGACAATGTCCGAAGACTTGTAGTCAGCATCGCCGAAACCTAGCGATGAAATCCAGACGCCTCTCCACTTCCAGATACGAGAGAAGTTAGGGTCTCCATCACCAGAATCACGAAGAACATAAGCGTCCTTCATATAGCGGCTTGGTCTTCCCACCTTTTCTGTAGCAGCGTCGAATACCTGCTGGTCAAGGTCAACCAAAGCCTGCTGGCTGTCCAATCCAACGTATCCCTTGATAGTCCAAGATACGTTCTGGTATGTAGGCTTACCTGCAAACTTCAAGCTGTCATTGCCGTAGAAGTCTTCGATTACGCCGTAACCTTTCTTGAACTCACCCAGGGAGTCTGTAGATAGCGTCAAGATATCCGAAAATGAAGCAAGCTCAGAAGAGTTGACATTGTATAGTCTAATCTCGAACTTGTCTTTCAGATATGGCATATAGTCGTCCTGACCAATCATGTGGTCAGTGCCATAATACATTCTGTCCATCCACATAGACTCGTCCTCCTTTTTAATTGATTTTAACTGTTCTGCTTAAATGCACGAAGGTACAGTGTATAAATTTACAGCCTAACCGACGCAGCATTTAAGCAAAACCGCTGTGCTTACTTGTTCACACGCTCTTTGAGCTTGTAGCTTACCTTGAGCGCCGGTGCCTTGCTAGCATTGATGTCGATAGGCTGCTTTGTCTGAGGATTGATGCCCTTACGAGCTGCTCTCTCACGGACTTCGAATGTACCGAAGGACTGAATGGTAACACTGTCACCCTGCTCAAGTGCTTCTGTGATTACATCGAACACACCGTCGATTGCTTTGTATGCCTGCTCATTAGTGAAGCCTGCCTTTTCTTTGAGTTTGGAAACGAATTCCTGCTTATTCATAATATCTAACTCCTTTGTAATAGATTAGTGATGTGCGTCTGTAACGAACGCCCCACGTTCTAATATACAGACGCACATCAGTATCACGGTATTAGTCGTATGTCTCCTGGAAACCTGTAGGAGGAAGCAGGAACAAGTCGACATCGACTGTGTCAATAACACCAGTAACAGCAAGCTCAACCCTACCAATAACGGTGTTAGCATTGATGCGGTCAAGGTTAATGATATCGGGGTTCATGATAATACGATAGCCCCATGGATTGTACTCATTACCTGTAAGAGCACCGACAGCTCTCATTTCATCAAGCAGAGGACTGAGTCCTGCATAGAAGTGTGAATATGCGTCTTCATTGTTGTATCTAAACAGAATCTGAAGTGCTGTGTCCCAGATACGCTGCTTAACTCTGTTGGTAAGGAATCTGGTAGACAGATTCTGAAGTGCGTTGTAGGAACCAAGCGGCTTATCCCAGAGTGTGCTATTACCAAAGCAAGTGAATCCCTTACCAGGAACCTCCATCAATGGATTTAAGCACACACCTTCGTCATGGTCTTGAATGAGGTCAAGATAATGCCTCTTGATTTTATATTCAGGTGTATGAACGACACCAGTACCGAGCATGCCCGCAGGTACCATCCACCACTTATTCTGCCCACCAACTCCCTTAGCATTGATGATAAGAAGTAGGTGTGCGATTTCAGGTGCAATCCAGGAATTAGCACCTGAAAGTGCTAGTGTAGTCTTACACCAAGGACCTACGACTTCACCAAATGTCGAGTAGGTAGGACCTACGGCCTGGGAGACAGAATCCTTATACTTAAGAGCACCTGTCTTGACTGCAGAAGACCCTGTGCCTGTCTGAATACCTCTAGGCATGCCGAAAGGTGTGCCAATGAGTGCAGCTCCGCACTTAGAATTAGCGGCAACTTCAATCATCTTGGTTACAAGCGTTGATACCTCATACTCCATGTAGAACGGATTAGCAGATGTATCACCATTTGCTTCAAGGAAGGACTGCGGTACATATTGGTCATCTGCGATACCCTGAACAAGGGCATCCCAATCATAGACGATAGGGTCTGTAAGTTCATCGACTGTCTTATAGAAACGGCTATACATTATCTGCTGATTATATAGACGAACTAGAGCGTCAGGTTCATCAGTTGCGTATTTGGTTGCAATTCGATTAATATAATCGTAGAACTGACTATCAGTCGGAAAACGTTCTGCGACGATTGCTTTAACATCGTCGACTGTAATCTCTTCACCGTCAGGTAATGTAGTTGCGTAGTCGGTACCATATATGAGTGAGGTAACCTGAACTCCGGTCGGATACTCTGAAGGAGAAATATTAGCTCCAGAACTGTAGACAATGAATGAAGGAGAGTCTAGGTTACTGAACGTAGCTTCTGTGATTAAAGGTCGATTGTCAGTAGCTGCGTCCTCATCAAATGCTACAGAAACGATTTCTAGAAGCTGGTCGGTAGGAACAATCTCATTCGGGTTATTGTTATAACCGTTGTTGTCGAACACCTCGACTGTACCGATTTTGAAACCATCACTATTTAGGCCGCACTTAATGCGAACCTTCAGGTTGTTGCCGAACGAACCAGGGAATTTGGCTTGGAATCGAATGAGCTGAGTAGTTGATGGGATACTGGCAGCAACACCTTCCGCGTAGAGTATGTCATGATTGCCAGAAGGTCGGTCTGTCCATGCGGAACCTAGTCGAACAGTGAACAATCCCAAATCAGAGTCATCTGAAGTGCTAGAGTAGATGTTCGATATACTGTTGTCAGATACAGCCTTGAGGCTCAGAAGTGCAGGTATGCTTTCAAGTTGAATGTACGTGAAGTCAGGTGCAAGAACGCTGTCGACAGTAATTGTACCATTCATTGCAGCAACACCAGGAACGTAAGTCGAGGTCTCTGTAATTGTGATATTACGTCTTTCAAGTACCGTACCGTCGGATGCGAATACAGATACCTGAACTGTGCCAGAAACAGTAACCTTCTTACCACGCTCTGACTTGTTGCCGACGATGACCGTTGAGTTTGTTGGCTTAATCTGAGTAGTAAGAACTTCAGGCTTGCCGAACGCAACAATCAATGGCTTTTTCGTGTCGATTGCAGTTGCAGACTTAGCAGAAATCTTGAACTGGTTAGGAATAGAACCATGCACCGTCTTGTATCTATTGGTAACCGGGTCATAGACAGCCGAGAATACCTTGTATCTCAGAGTAGAATCTGGGTCAGGCATACCCCAATCCCACACGATTCTACCGCCGACAAGTGTGTCGCGAGGAATATAAAATCTATACGGGATATTCTTATATGAAGCTGCTGTAGGTGTAGTCACCATATCAGGATAAAGCATAAGCGTATCGGCTGCAGGAGTAGGCTCTGTACCTCCGATAGGAACCACATATAGACTGTTGTGGCTTTTCTCACCCAGACCATCGACTCTCTTGACAAGAATATCATAGCCAGAAGCGAGAAGTTTGAGTGCGTAGTCGTACGATTTCTCGCGAGCACCAAGATACTTGTTCGCACCTCTGAAGGTCGATACAAAGTCTGTAGTGCCCCGGAAGCCTGCACTGAAATGTACCCAGTCCGGGTTGGCGTCCTCGTCACCCTCTACGAAGGTAGGACCCCAGATTGCAGCAATCGGGAAAGCAACCGTTGCGTAAGAATTATTCTTAGTCTGGAAGCTGTAAGTCTCCGAATGCTCATAGATGTTAATTCTTGGCATCTTCAATCTCCTCCTTTACGTTATTATATAACTCAGAATCTATGTACCAATCCAGATAACGTAGATTTTTTCTCCTGATGTCGATGATGTTAGCGCCTAACACACGAATCGGAATTATCTGTTGATATAGGATTCCGGATACCGAGAATTGGTCAACTCCAGAACTGCTCTGAAAGTCACCATTTATTAAAATTTGACCGTGAATTGAGCGGTCAGAGCCATAAGGTAGATTTACCGTAAGCCTAGGTTTATTTAAGAACAAGAATGATATCTCGCTTGTCAGCTCGTCGATATCGTCTTGTGTATATGCAAGTAGAGTAACTGTATAATCCGCTTGTATCGGTACAGCCTGCTCATTTATTTTCTTGTGTTCTTGAACTCTGTCGACCCTGCCCTTACGAGCTATCGGCCAGGACTGTAATTGCCTTTCAGGAGTCCAGTTAGTTCTGAAAAGCACAACAGCTGGTAGTTGAAGTCGATTTTCCTTGTGCATTGCGATAACATTCCAGTAATCTTTTACTGGAACTATCGCAACCTCACCCTTGAAATTTTCTTTGAAATACTCGTAGAGTGCGGTATCATATAGGTGTATCATTAGCTTCACCTACTCCCGTATCTGAAGAGGATGTGCTAGACGTCTGAGTAGATGAAGAACTAATGCCTTCGTCGAAACCACCACCGGTGTCTATATCGATATTGGTTCCGCCCTGGGCAGTAACCTCAGCACCGAAGTCTGCATCATCCAGCGAATCTTCCTCAATTCTGTAAAGGAGTCCCTCAGGAATATTGAACAGACCCCCGCATAATGGACACTGACACGCATAAGGCAGATTCTCAGAATCGACTTCGATAAGTGTCTTTGGTGTCGAATCGGGCATAGCTAATCCTGAGTCTTTCAGGTTATCAGGTAATTGCATTTTAATCATATTCTCACCTACTCTTTTAAGAACCGTCTGGGTTCAGAATTTTTCTTAGCGATGTCTCTTTCAGTCTGTTCGGTTAGGGGTCTATGATTACCCACAAGCGGAACTATCTGACATATGATATGGTCAGGACATACCAGTCCTGTAGTCAGCTGTGTTACTTGGAACAGCCTGGTTTCGATTGCGGTTACCTGACCGTCGATTTCGAAGAGACAACCTCGTTGGATATGAGGTACATCAAATGGGACATGAATAAGGAAGGGTAGATTGTCAGATTTTTCGACAACCCACCCTAGATTCCTATATGTCGTTAGTTTGGGTTCTCCTTCGAAAATACCGAATACCGGTATACGTTCGGAATACCCATCAGGAGCAGGTTGATTGAAGAAATCGATATTGTTGTTGAGTGGGTATCTGTACTGAAACTCCACGCCTACCTCATATACAGTGTGCTTGAATTGTTCCCTCAGATACCTGATTTCCTCAGGGACGATTAGACTCATAGCTGCTCCTCCCTTACTGTAGATTACTCTACTTCAGGCTCGCCGCCTTCAGCAGCGCCGTCCTCAGCCAGAGTTTCGGTGTTGAGGTCGACGTCAACGGTATACTCATCACCGGACTCAGGCACGCAGTTTAGAACGATACCTGTGTCAGAAGGTGCGAGAGACACGCCGATTGTTGGGTCAGAAGAAAGCTCTGCAAGAACAGCCTGAATAACAACTTCCATGTCTTCAATGCTGTAATATACAGTACCCTCAACCTCCTTAGAAGAATTAAGATTAGCACCCTTACCTTTCTTGGAACTATTCAGGTCGAGTCTAAGAATTCGTCTTTTAGCATTTCTAGCCATAATAGATAACCTCCTATCAGTTATATTACAACACGGTTTGCGGTGTGTTGTTCTGTACCAAATATTCACGCTCTGCTCTAAGCTCTTCTAATCCCTCTGCGAGAAGTTGTTCTCCGTCGAGCTGAACAGGGCTATTCGGTAACTTGACCTTGCGTCGTTTACTACCTACATATATCTTCATGTACGCTATAGCAAGTTTGCGTAGTTGACTTTGAGCGAAACTTGTCTTTAACTCTGAAGGGTCATCATATTCAGGAATGTATGTAATAGTAACATACACCGGTTTCGGAACGTTCGCTGCTACATATAGGTATTGATTCTGCTGGTCATAGTGATATTGTAAGTCTTCCGACACTGTGTTCTTAATCTGTTGAACAAGCATCAGTTGAACGTATCTGTCGAAATATGCGTGATAAGCACCTGAGTTCGGTACGGCTGCCATTCCCGCAAGCGACGTAAAGACATTACCGACACTGGTGTTGTCTACATTCAAGCCTGCAGGAACTTCAGCACGCCGAATTGAAATGAAATCTTTAACTTTTAGGTTACCAACCCAAATTCGCTCTTTATAAGGTACGGTTAAATCGGCGTACTCATGAAGCTTCTCTTTCAGCTCTCTAAAAGCTTTCATGAGAATCTTCATGTCGTCGCCGTCATTAACCTCTTGAGCAGTCCAAGGCACTTCAAGGTGCATATCATCCAGATATTCTTGAATTGTGGGGTTCAGCATTTAACCACCCCTCCTTATCTGGAATTAGCCTTCTCCGCCGTCTCCGCCGTCAGCGGCTGCAGAAGTAACTGTAAAGCCGAAGTCTTTGAGGGCTGCACCTGCCTGAACGTAGAAGGAAGCTTCTGCGTAGGTATCACACGCGAATGTGTTCGTAGTGCCGTCGAGCTCTGCAGTCATTTTGAAGGTCTGCCATGCTCTGTAGATAGAAATCTGAGGAATGAGGTATGCCTCAAGAATATTCATGAGGTCCATTGCCACAGACTGCGGCCATCTCTTCTGGGCAGAAGTGAGTAAGCTGAGGTTTGCGATTGCAGTAACAGCACCGTTTGAGTTGGTGAAGAGATTCTCCTTGTTGTACTCAGGTGCAGTTGCGCCGTCAGCTGCATAGATGTAAGGCTTAGAAGCACCAGGCCACTTACCAGGCATTGTGCTGGAAGAAAGACCAGGGATTGGTGCAACAGTCTTCACGTTTGGCTCCTGATTCTGCATATTGTAGATATCATTGGCAGCCGTATAGGTGATTGTAACATTGTAACTCATAGCGTTAATCCTCCTTTAGAATTAGTAAACCAGGTTGGTAACAACGCCACGGATGAATGCCTTCGGGTTCACCATCTTCAGTGCGTTAGATGTTGCGAAGCCCTGCTGACCTGTGAATGTAGCATCCATAAGAGCAGCTGTAGCAGTAACCGGCATATATGTACCGAATACATAAGAAGGCTCAACATCGTTAGCTGAGACGTGACCGAGGACGTACTGGTCGTGAGGAATACCACCACGGAAGCAGTAAACCTTCTTATCGCCGAGTTCGCCGGCATAGTAAGAACCAGTTGTCTTCTGAGTGTTAGCGGGTTTGAACATAGACATACCCTGGATAACAGTCATGACGCTGGAACCAACGAGCATGAAGTTAGGACGAATACGACCTGTTGCGTCGTAGATTCTCTGAGAACCTGCGTTGATAGCTCTGATGAAGGAGTTATCATGTGCAAGGTCGCCTGCCTGTCCCTGGCCGATAGGAGGAGTAGCGCTCCAAACAACAGGTTGACCTGCTGCTGCCTTCTGCCACATATCGTGAGCAACCTTGGTGTTGAGCTCATTTACGATAGTAGACGTTGCCTGCTCCTCGAGCATCTTAGGACCATCGAGACCGTACTGCTGTTCCATATCGTAAGCAGCTGCCATGGACCAACGTGCTGCGAGAGTGTTGTCCTCTGCAACAAGGTCGAGCCATTCAAGAGTGCTGTAGATAGGGGGTGTGTTCGCAGAAGCGGAAATGTTATCAACTCTGTAAGAAGCAAGTGTAGTAGCAGCTGCTGTTACACCTGTGATAACACCGGTTGCATAGTCGATTGTACCTGCATCAACAACAGTCGAGCCATTGAGGTACTGAATCTTACCCTCGCCGTCGTCGAAGTAGCTGTGACCAGCCTGCTCAACGATTCTAACCGTTGTAGGAACAACAGGAGCGCGGAGGAAGAGGTCAGTGAGTGGCTCGTTATTGACATCACTACCAGAGTAGTTCTCAGTGCCTCTTGCGAGCTCGAAGGGGCTTGCAGAAACCTGACCTGCCTTTACAACACCCTTATCTTCACCGAAGTGGAAAAGAGTGTAGGGAATTGCAGTATGTCTGCTAGACATAGGCTGCATGGTGCAGAACTCAGGAATGAGCCAGTCGACAAGTGTTGCACGAAGCACGTTCATGTAGGTTGTCTTCTGGAGCACATCACCGGGCTGAGTAGCGCTCGGGATAATAGAAGTAGGAAGGAGACTCGAGTTGAGCGCTCTCTTCTGCAGGGCGTATGCGTTATTGAGAATCTTCTGAGCTTTAGAAAGCCCAATAGCGTCATACCCACGTAGTCCTTTTGCAGTACGGCTGGAATTCAGGCTCTGAATTCCTGCCTTGCCTGCGTTTGTGTACGGCTTAAGCATAAGTAATCTCTCCTTTAGCTAAAGTTTTTGAAGTGCGAATTGTATAACATCTCACACAAAGCATTCTTACGCAACTCTGCCAGTTGACGGCTGGTATTCGTTAACCTGAGAGTGCCTTGTGGGAGGTTTCGCCTTGAGGCTGCGAGCTGAACTGGAACAGCATATTTGAAAGCTGGTAGCGCTACAAAGTCAAACCCAAAGAAGTCAATTGGACCGGTTGTTCTACCAGGTACGGTACCTGTATCGGTACATCCATCAGCACGAATGCTGACACCAGGCTTAATACCGTGCATATACAAGTCTTTGATATATCTGCCTTCTTCGGTTGAGTCCAGAAGCTCAATTTTGCCTTTCAGCTTGTTCCCTTCTCTGTAACAGTCGATTAGGAAACCAGCTTCAGTCTTGCGGAACCCCGGTGTGTTATCCGTAGGGTGCTCGATGTATGCAGGATAGACCCTGCGTGCGAGACAATCCTTGAAGGTTTCATTATTCAAGAGCCAATCGATTGTTGCTCCCGAAAAAGTCAAACCATCCTGATTGGGAATGTCAATGTCGAGAAAGTCACCACCTACGACAAACCTTCCGGTGCTTCTGTCTTGGGTCATTTCTGTAACCATCTGTAATCACCTCGCTTAAATAGACGTCAAATTGTTGTCTATTCAATCTACATTATATGAACAATTGTCAGGATTGTCTGCTACTGACTAGATAAAGGGATTTTCCTCAGTCTCAGCTTCACCTTCTGCCGGTTCGGCAATGTCAGTCTTGTTCAGCATGCTATAGATTGCAGGGTCGATAACATCAAGCTGCCCTTTGATAGACTTAATCTTAACCTGAGAGTCTGTAACACCGAGATTTTCAAGCAATGCGATGATATCGTTAGCTCTAGTAACAGCGTTAGACTGCAGTTCAGACTTTGTTTCGTCTTCAGGGCCTACCGGCGGTTGCATCTTAACCTCAAACCTGTCTCTGTATTGTGGTAGGTCGTTCTTAATGAAGTATGTATTCAATGCTTCACGAATGCCCTCACTATACGCATGCTGCAAGCTGATGATTTTACGATACAACCTGATGTTATTCTGCGTTAGGATTGTAGCACCTCCGGTACCTTCCTCGTCGGTAGACTGTCCTAGATTACCGGGTGATACATCAGTGATGGAAGTGATTTTCTGTTTGTACCAATCTAGGTCGACGATGTCTCGTATATTCACGTCGCCGCCGAGTGTTTCTAGATTGATAACACCTTTACCGTCACGAGTAACCGTGTAGACAATTTTCTCCAACGGACCTGGGTCTGCGTAAGAAGAAGCTGAACCAGTATTCGTGTTCGCTGCCAGCTTATGCTCCATCTGTCTTTTGAGCTGGTCAAGAAGACGACGTTCCTCTTCGGGTGAGCAGTCACCAACCTCAAGCTGAAGAATTCGCAACAGAGCAGACTTGGTAACCCGATTAGCAACAATCGCGTCTTCAAGAAGTGACAGTATCTGTGCAGGTACATAAGCATCGATGAACAACGGGTCACCTTGATAGATGGTATAAGGTGTTATGCCGTCTGCATCTTCAACCTCGATTTCTGACGGATACAAAGACAGATTGTAGACAATATGGATTACGGAGTCACTTGATTGAACAGACCAAGGTTTGTTCTTGATTCTGCACCATTTGTCATATGATGTCTCGCTGATGTTATCTTGAAGTGAGAAGTCTACACAGAACGCAGACGGCTCATCATCATGTCTAAGTTCATAGATAATCGCTGGGCTAATCGCGACGTCTGTACGAACGTCCCAATGCTGATTCGGATTTCTCTGATTTAGACTAAGAACACCTTGGCTGTCATCTTTTGCTCTAGGCGTTACGAATTCGGTAGTTTTGAGGTAAAGGTTAGAATACGTAACCAACTCAATCATATGGCTATAGGCACGCCAATTCAACTTCCATGCCTTCATTCGCTCATTTGCTGCTTTCGCAGCCATTATCGAAACTTCATCATCGTTGATGGGTACAGCCCAGATTACATCGCCATCGGCGTTAGCACCTGTAGCATTCGTAGCATAGATTTCGATTGCTGGTCCTATGATTGCATCGGACTTCAATTGAGTCATGCAATTATACATCGTAGCTCTATCTTTCAGTGCAGTTGCAGATTGTTTAATCTGGTCCAGGTCAGTTAGTGCGCCAGTCAGCACACGATAGTCGATGTCATATAAGTCAGTTTTTCTTTTGACTTGGTTAGCAGGGACTGCGTTGTTATCTATAATCTGCTTTCTCCTTCGTTTAAAAAGCCCCAATGTCGTTTACCCCCTTACTGTAATAATGTAATACAACACCACATATCTGCTGTAGCTTGCTTATGTTTTGCGTGGTTTTGTTAACCATGTAATACAGTTATACACATTTACAGTCACACACGCATGCTGTAGCGTGCTATGTAGTTCGTATATCATATAATACACCGGTAAATCAAGATAAAGAAGCACGTCGCAGCGAAATACTGTGACGTGCTTCTGATTTTGCTTAAATGCAGTGATACTGCATTACTGTTTAGTTATTAAGAATCAGTGCATTTGTGTTAATCGGTCGAAAAATGACCAATCGTCTGGATTTCTTTCGAACGCAGTTCTGTCGTAGGCTTGCAGCCCACCGAATAGGCCGTTCTTGAACGACGAAGGCATTTTATCTTCTTTTTCGTGTGAATACATCGTAAAATCATGTAAAACCGGAGTATAAGGTAACAGACTCAAATCCCATACAGCGCCTGCCAAGCTATCCGAAATATCTTTTGAACCATTAGCAGGATGGTCTAGCTTACCTGTATGGGTATCGTATTGAAGATAAATCAATTCATTTTCTAATCTAGCGTAATGAATTAGACTAATTCTACGCTCCATCATCGATTCACGCAGAGTCTTATAACCTTCTGGTGTACGGTCGAGTGAGCGTATAGCCGTGGTGAATCCTTTATCTCGCAATATCTGATGAGACTCAGCTGTCTGGTAGGTATCGGTACTGATTATAGCAATATTAAATCCCACACTTCGTAGCCAGTACAGGAACCTTCGGTTCTTTGCCATGCTAATTTCGGTACCAGGTGGAGCCTTGATACCGACAGAGAATACCTGAGCATAAACTCGTTTTTCTATTGTTCCATCATCGGTATCTGCCAGAACATTATCTACATAGCAAGCACCCGATATACCAGTAATATCATTCTTCAATGACGTATCAAGATGTATAGCCATCGGTCTTGATTTATATTCCTTAGGTACCTTTTCTAGGTCGAAAAATTCTTGATACTCCATATGGTCGTTGCATCCTATCTCAAGTACCTCCGCTGAGAACGGATTTGGTCTATCTGTGTAGCACGAGCTGATAATCTTATAACTGAAGTAGCTGGTTGTACCCGGTAGTGCTTTACCAGCAAGGTCCTGTAATGCAGTTATGATGTTGAACCGAAAATCTGACTCTAGTTCAACCGGGACATCCAGTATCTCATATCCAAGCTGTCGTATGGCATCAAGGTCTTCTCCTTCTTCAATCACTCTAGGAGTTAGCTGTTTCGCACCGTAAGCAACCTTAAACATTTTACCAGAATATGTATCAGAGGGTTTTACAACCCACAGCGGCTCGTCGACAATGAACAGTTTATCAGCGTCGTTCTCTTTTCGGCGTTTATCTAGATACACCTCTAAGAAGTCGTCTTCTGCTTTCTTAGAAGAAACCAGGAACATCTTACCCAAGAGTTTTCCGTTCCTGATGAAACGTGATTTAATTCTGGCTTTAACCGAAGAGTAAGTCTGCATAATCTTAGACTTCTCCATGGTTGTATTCGAACCCGGTGCGAAGTTAACCTCATCAAGGAAACCACAGAATATTTGCTGACCTAAACCGTGACTTGCTTTAGAACCAGCTTTAATAGCAATATGTTTTCCTGGTACATAATAAGGGTTAGATGCGGAACCTGCAACGGTACCATGAGACAGAAACCAAGGAGATTCCATAAGACACGCATGAAGTCGTCCGTAACCAACGCTTTGTGCCAGTGCAACCGTAGCGTTGAAGAAGAATATAGCAATTTCGTCGGTATCTGCGAATCCGAAATATCTTTGAGGGAATTTCAGACATAATAGTCGATATGTTAGGTAAGCAATGGCATAGACTGCAATCGCGGTCTTACCAATACCGATAGCCCCTGTAAACGCAATTTCTTCGTATTCGGTATCTCCACCGGCAAATATCTTGCGTAGTTGTTCTCTCCAGAAAGGGTATATCTGATTACCTAGATTAGTGGCTTTACCTAGATATTCAGGGTCTTCTAGAAACGTGTCTATATCTACCGGAATCTCTTCATAGTCTTCTAGCCAGACTTTTTCATAGGTTTCACTCTCACCTGTTTCACTGAGCTCTCTGAGTATCTGCTGCATAGTCTCTTGCTCAGAAGGAGACAATGAATTATAGATACTTTGAAATCGTTCAGGAGCTAGCATAGTGAGATTTAGCGTACTACTCATAGCCTACTCTCCCTTCTTACAGCGAAACGTCTTGATTTCAGAAGTTTCGCGGTCGATGCGTACTGTAGGCATCTTCCTGCCGCGAGTGATAGTAAGGAGCAAGGAGGACTCGTTTTCAGGGTCCTCCTTAACATCCACGGTGAGCACATCCTGATAGAGAGAACGAGCAGCTTTTTCAGCTTCTTTTCGTTCTTTCTTTGAAATCATTTTGTTTCCACCTCAGGGTTCAGATAAGCATTGATATCCGCACCGATTGCGTACAAGTCAGCAACCCAGTCAAGAAGCTGCTTGGTATTGTCTTGGGACTCGCCTGATGTTTCGCTAAGCGGTGTTTCTAGTCTTGCTTCAACAGACGCAGCGAGCTGCTGAGCCTGGTCAGTAAGATTTTGGGAGATTGTGAGCAAGAGCTCACGGTCGACTCCCACCGAGCTGTTCAATTTAGTAGAAGCTGTGGGTTTCGACGTCTGTGTCTTGGGATTGTAGCGAACCATAATTCTTAACCTCCTGTTCAAGTTTAGGCTGACTCTGTTCAACAGAGTCATCTTTGACATTATCGATGTATTGGTGCATAAAGTTTTCCAACGGCTCACAGATTTTCTTGTTACCGCGGAATGTGTGGTACAAATCTTCTAGCTTGTATGTAATATTCTCACCGGCTGCTAATGCTTTCAGACACTGACCAATCTGAACAGTTTGTGTCTGTGTTAGCAGAGTATCTACGCAAGAAAAGATACGATACAGCTCATTGTACCAGTCTTTCGGCTTATACCGCTCCTGCGAGCAGTCCTTTGGCTCTGAGTTCATCTAACCACCTCCGCTTTAGGTCATCTGGTGTCATTCCTGCTGGTATTTCCTGAACAGCAAAATGATTAGACCACAGTACCTTTCTGGGATATGCTTTACAGCAGCCCCAGTATCCCATAAGCTGTTTCAGAGCGGTGTATGACATATTTCGATAATATACCTTGTCTTCATATACCCATTCTTCATCAGGGGAATTAACAGTGACGACAAGTTTATCGACATACTTGAAATATTCATTTAGGACGTTTATTGGTAATTGCCCTATCCAGTCGATTGTGGATATTCCTATAATCATCCTTTGACCCTCCTTCAGGACGAGTACTCAGGAATTTGGAGCACTCTGTGATGTAGTCCTCGGTAGCGTCAACTCTCGTCCTGCTTAGTTGCAGAAGTGTTCTCAGAAGAGCATAGTCTGTCGACAAGTCTGTCCACCTCCTTGAGTTGAAGCGTACCTAGAACTTCTTTGGTTGCGTCTTTTCTTGACATTGTTTTCATCTTAATAACGATTTCTTTTGCTGCGAATACAGCAAGGAGCTCGAACAGTGACGGGAATTTCACTGGTTGATTAGGAAACACAGCACATAGGTGTGTGAAACCTTGTACGCCCACACAAGCAATTACCGGTGCCCAAGCCGACACATCGAGTTTATATTCATCTGGGAGCGAACCTAATATTTCTATCAGGTCGTCTGAGCTCCAGTTTTCTGTGAATCGGTCGAGGTACTGGTACATAGTTTTGCCAACTCCTTTGCAGCATCACGAATGTTCTGACGCTCTTTAGATGTAAGTTCTGTTTGCTGAGCGTCTTCAATCGTGTCGAATATGATGGCGTCTTGAACATCAATCGGTATATCGATATTCTTAGTCGCCTGCTGTAGAGACATTAGCAGCTGCGTGTACATCGGAATGTACTGAGCGTCATGTTCTACATCAGACCGCATAAGAGCATCGATAGCATATTCCAGCTTGTTGGTGAGTTTGTCAGTAATCCGGTTAAAGCGTAGCAGACGTAGTTCCTTATTCCGCTCTTTAAGCTGCTGGATTAGCTTCAGCCTTGTACCAGGCTGAATAGCTCTAATTGCTTCAGTGTCACTGATAAGCAAATGATATATAAGCTGATTGTTTCTTTCAACCCAAGCCTGTAGTCCTTGATAGGATTCATCTGACTTAGGTAACTCAATCGGTTGACCGGTTCCATAGTTAAAGACGTCAGCATAGTTCTTTACGGTTGCTTCGTATTTCGGATTATTCATCGACACCACCTACATTACCTGGATCGCACTCTGGTTCTGTATAAGAATCGGTTACGATGTCGAAACCGACACGCTTACCAGAGATTTCTGGGTTTGTGAATTCGACGTGACCGAGGCTTTTTAGTAGCTCTTCGAGTCTTTCTGCTGTCTCTTTCTTGACTGACTCTTCGAATTCGAACACAACAGACTGGTCTTTGTTGATGAATACACGAGTCATCTTGGGGATATCGCCGTGAATTCTAATGTTGTAGTACAGTGTGCGGAGCATGGTAGCGTCGAAATACGACGGATATAAAGCCTGGTGAACAGGCATAGACTCATGAAAGTTCGGGCACATACTCGAATTCAGCGAAGGTGCTTTCCCATCGAGTTGTCTAATAGTGCTTTGTGCTTTCTCGCTAAATAGCTGAATAAAAGCACCAGGGTCTACCTTGTTCTGTCTTGCACAATCAAGTCTCATAATTTTACCGAACATGATTAGTCCTCCCTTCTATTGGTTTGAGCATCAAGTATACTCTGAATATTCATTGGCAAACTAAGCCACGAAAAGTCTAAAGCGGTATTCTTGGCTAAATCCACTTCCATAATATCACCGCCGAAATTCTTTATCGGTGGTGGGTATTGCCTAAGCAGCTCGGGCGTTCTGTTCTCGTCGAACAACACAACCACATGAGTGTGGCGTTCCATACAACCACGAATTCGACAGTTTCCAGTCAAGACTGTCGAGTTAGACTGAACCTTGTGCTTCTTGATACACCAACGAACTGTGGTATATCCAAGAGTTATAGCCGATTGTAGATACTCACGAGTTGCTTGGTTTATAATCGGATTGACTTTAAATCTGATGTCGAAACCCCATTGACGTAAACCTTTCAAGATTTCGTTGGTTCGTAGGAATGCGTCATCATCATAGTCAACGATTGTACCTGAAGCAGACGTAAAAGCCGCAAATACTACACCGAAAGCGGGATGAACCACCTGAATTCTTGCACCCTCAAGAACGTGCGAATTCACGAACTGAGTGTATCTAATTTTCAGTGACTTATCAATATTGCTAACGCAATTTGTTGCTTGTCTCCAATTATCGATAGCATAGTATCTTGGCTTGAAGTCGTCCATGGTTATCACTCCTTGGGAGCGTAGGAACCATCAATCTGAAGATTATGGAATCCTCCTGTAGTTTTGATAGGCACACCAACCCAGGTACCCTGATTTTCATCCCAGAATACCAAGAGAGTGCCATTCGGTGCGAGTACAGTAAATGCAGTACCGAGTTTACGAACCTGTTTATAGTCAGGATTGTCTTTGAGAATTTTCTCAATTTCAACCTCTGATTTGCCGGAAAGGTCTTTGGTCTGAATTGTACCATCGCAATTCAGGTTGTTCAGCTTGACGTTAATCATTGTCAGTTTCCTCCTCTGTGAATGTCGTTGGTAGTGTAAACTCTGTCTTAGGAGTTACAAAGGTCAAGGAATTGAAGTCTTTGAGGAATAGACTCCTAACCTTACCCGCTGGGATAGATTCTAGATACCAGCCATTTATAGGCGGGTTATCGTCGACTGAATACCAACCCTTGCATACCCGCCAACGCTGAATAGTTTGATTGTCTAGATAAATTTCATCACCAACCGTGAGTGACTGGTCGAGGTCAGGCACATACAGAAAATCTCTGTCGGTTATCAGCGTAATCTGGTCACCTGGATAATCATTACCGTCGACATCAGATACCTGAGCCACAACGGTATTCAGGACAGATACGCTGGTTATGTCAATCTGAGTACCAGTGTTCTCGTCGACACCATATAGAACATTCTTCATGGTATCCTCCTTTCAGAGTTATTTCTGACCTAGTCTTGTGCTCTGAACGGATTAGCAAACTCAGAACCATTCAGCGAGATTGTATTATCAGGATTTAACCTGTCTGCTGCAAATGTCAAGCGTCTGTAGTCTTTGAGCAGTCGAGCAGTTTGCTCTAGGTCGTCTTTAGATACAATAGCATAATCGTCTTGGTTCGCTTTCACCTCGAATGAGGAAATCAACTGATTAAGATTCTTCATCGATTATCACTTCCTTTCGGTATATTCATATTATACACGAAAGTGCCTAGAGACATCGAAGATATGCTATTTAATCTAATATACAGAAATAAATCAATTATAGGTAATGCCGGTTAAGTTCGGGTACTTCGCGTGAACCGCTTCATACTGAGCTTGACCACCTACCCAGATGGTGCAAGCGTTCGGCACACCTGTAAATATATCAGGTTGGTCGATTATCGGTGTGTCATTAACCACCTTGGTGAAGTCGATTGATGATACATCGATGTAGTTAAGACTGGTGCAATTCTTGAATAAACCTTCCGCGGTATCTATCTTATCTAGACAGCAAGAGCCTAAATCAATTCGCTCTAGGACTGAATCATCTGCGAACATATAGCTGATATCAGTTGCGCTATGCGTATCAAGTAACGGTAGTCCTGTAATATCTTGTAGCAAGCTGTTAGCAGCTAACGCATAACTAAAGGTTGTCACGTTACCCGTATAAACGTGTTCAAGATTTAACCTCGTAGCACGCTGTTGATAAAACAGGTGTGACGCGGTGGTAAAATCAGTAGCATCAGTTACCGTCCAAATCTCACAATCTTTATACCAGGTATCAGCAGGAACTGCTCGAACTGAACCGATATCTGCATAGTAGGTTGTCTGTGGGGTAACAGCACTGGCTGAGGAATATCCTGCAATACGATATGGTTGAGGAAAATCAGAGTTATAAGCTGACTCTAATTTCTTCAACCTAGCCAGTACACCACCAGGTACTACCCCTGCTTGGTATTCTTGTGCTATCGGAATTAAGCCCGTCATAGTTATCCTAGCATTGGTAACCGGATTAACAGCAGTCATCTGTGTGACTACCTCGTCGTAATTAGCTTGATATCCGATACCTATGCCATAATACCGATTAAGTGGAATAGCTAAATCTATCTTATTTAGAATTCTGTAACGAATTCTAAAGGTAGACGAAGGTCGAGTAGCAGTATACAGATATAACTTCCCGTTTACCGTTTCGACAGCGGTGATACTCTCGAATGCTTGATATTGAGCTTGACGCTCAGCTTGTGTAGCATTATATGAGTAAATCAGTTGAATTACTGGAACTGTATCTTCCTTGATATTATAGTAGGGCGTTTCCCATCTATATTGCGTACCATAGATATACCAATCTGAATTTACGACATTGGCATATATAGGGTCTCCTGTCTGATGATATGAAGGGTAAACGTTGATAAAATCATCTACATCAGTGAATACCAACTCTACTGTAGGTGATACCTGACTAACCTTAAATAGCATACTATCTGACCTCCTTATTAGGTTTGATTTTTGCGTAAATGCAGGGTAGTGCGGTGTACATTATATTATATTAAACCACTGCATTTAAGTGGCATCGGTTATAAAATAGGGCGGTTCAACCGAACCGCCCTACCTTCAATCGAGTTTGAAATATTTGCTAAGAATTTTCCGCTTAGCCGGAGTTACCACGTGATTACTGGAAGAAGTCACCAGAATCTTCACCAGCTGCAGTTTCACCCATGTCGTCGTCCCCGGATTCAGTTTCGCCGGTTCCTTCACTTTCTGATTCTTCTGCAGTTTCTTCTGTCGGTTCTTCGAATTGCTCATCGCCAATCACTTCAGGTTTTTGAGAAGTGACATCCAGCACTGCAACCTGGACAAAATCTGCAGGATACATATCAGAATCTGTAAGCTGGATTTTCTTGGATTTCGGATTATAAAGTAGAACAGCTTTCTTAAGGTCAAGCGAACTTCCGTCTTCCAATGCGATGATAGAACCTACATCTTGCATGAACTGCTCATCAACCTCACTATCATATTGACTGGGGCTAACGTTAGCAGAAGCATTAACCTTGATGCGCCTCAAAGTCACTCACCTCCTAGGTCACGAAGACCCGAATAATTATCAAGTTTATGAATTAAAGAAGCAGTCAACCTTTGATATTGATATCTACGGTTGTTTCTTATCTTTCTCCAGAAGTACTTACCTTTAGAGCCAGCTTTATATAAGCCTTTGGCTACATTCAGCGGTACGTCAAAGTAGGTATAGACAGAACCGTCTTTGAACCGAATCCAGAGCTGCTCCTTCTCAACCTTATAGACCATCCCGTCGATATTAGACGATTGAAAGTCGGTATACATCTTTTCTTGTTCACGCTCAGCACCGGGATGATTCTTGGTGAATGGGTTAGCCTGTGATTTAACCCTGCAGTTTAGTCTTAGCACCGTTACCCCTACTTCCTGTATAATCTAGTGACTCTAGGTCACCGTAGTGTATTGTCGTTGCTTCCTCGAATGTCAGATACTTCCAGACAAAATCATACGGACGAGCTACCGACGGTATATTGCCCATATTATATATCTCGTCTTCCCAGAAGTAATCAAATGCGAATTGGTCATCTGGCGCTACATCCATCCAATGTAAGCAGCACTGTCTGATGCGTCGTTCTATCCGTTCCTTACTCTTTGGAGGTCTGGCACCTTGTACATCCGAAATGTGGTCTTGAAAATACCAAAGTACCCATTCTGCAGCAGCTTCAAAGGTAGGATATATCTGACGTAGATTACCCCACGGTGTGTACCTACCTATAGGGCGATTTGTAATACGTCGCATCGCTTCTTTATCTGCGTCTTTGTATATCTTCCAATGTTCATTCTTTAAGCCGAGTCTATCAGGAATAGCTGGTTCATTGCTGAAATCCCACTTCGTAACGTCGTACCTGTGAGTAAGGTCAGTTATACCTAAGAATTTCTGGCGATATACCTCATTACGAACACTGATAATGTGTCTGCGATATTTCTGATACGGAGTTAGATTAGAGAATCTCTCTCGACTCATCCATCTAAGTTTCCACCGTATCTTATCCTTCTGAAGTGAATTCTGCATTAAGGGTTGCATTAGCCTTCCTCCTTAAGGTCCTTACCAGGAATATGGTTGAGCTTCCGTCTATAACCATAAGCAGATTTGGTATCATCACAACCGTAGACTGCAAATTGAATTCTCTTGTATATGCTTTCGTCCTTCGCCTTTGTCTTTGTGTGGGATTTTACCCACTCGACAGCGTCCCACATATCGTGATATGTCTGCTTGACAACGCCGTCTTCTAGACGTTGAACGTGATACTCTAGAGTACCTTCAGAAATACGCTCTTTAGCGTCTTCTGTGTGTTCATGATGGGCGAAGGTGGAGTTGAGAGAATTCTTAATAGGAATCCTTATCATACAGCTCCACCTGCCTTTCTTATTGTTCCGGGAATCTGAATTTGATATCCTTGTCGATTGCCGCTTTGCATTCATCAATTGTCTTGTAGATGTGTGGTGAGAACTTACCATAAGGACTTACTGCAATATACCCTCCTGACTTCTCACCGCCGGTGATGAGATAATCCTTGTATCTCATAGCACCATCGTCGACGATACTATCATCCAGGTCTACCTCAGAACTGTTCAGAGAATCATTATCAACTACAACAGCGAAGCCGTCTTCGAGAGGCTTTATACCAGAAAGCTGGATGCCGAACTCTGCAGCAATTGGCTCGATTTCGGTTGGCTCCATTCCACGAATGATAATCTTATAGCCTGAGCCTTCACCTTCCGTAGTAGGCACGGTGCTTACCTGCTTTGCTCCTTCTTTGATTTTCTCGACGAACAATTTTAATGCAGGATTGTCGTGTACCGAGCTATTCAGTTCAGACTTTCTAGAAGAATCCATCTTGACTTCGTCGTTCATGTCGCAGACGGTAGTCCAGATGCAACCAGGATACTCGACTTCAAATTGTTCTTGAATTGCTTCGTATAAATCCATGCCCTCAAGATTGTCACTGACTGTAATTACTGCCGGCTTCTCAATTTCATTGCCGTTCTCGTCCTCGTAGTACACCTGAAATTGTTTCTTAGGCTTGTTCACGTCAGCAGTACTCGGTTCGATTGAGCTATCTACACTCTGCTTTGTTGGAGTAACGTCACCTTCATGAGCGTCGAAAGAATCCCAGCCGTTCTGTACCAGTGTGGTCACGACGTGCTCTATGATATCATCTGCTTCTGATGCTTGCTCGTCAGAGCCGTCAAAGCCAATGCGAATCGTAGTCGAATCTGGTCGAGCAACCTGCTGAATAGTGATATCCAGATTTTTATCTCTCAATTCGTTCTCGATAATATTCTTAAGGTCGGACACTCTTTCCTGAGTGCGAGCGAAGTCCTGGGGAACCGTTACCTCACTGATAGCACAATTAAGAGAGCTGTCGATATCATCGAAATCCTCGGAGTCGAGAGGGTCATCATCTCCGAGGATAACGCGCATAATTTCGTCAACAATTAGCAAGTCTTCAGCGGCCTGTATAATGTCTACAAGAGCTTCATGCTCATCGACGCTTGCCAATAGCTCCTTTAGTGAACCTTCTACGTCGCCGAACATCTTTTCCTTGATTTGGTCATCGTAGTTAAGGTCTTCGATAGCCTCTACAATACCAACCAACATTTCATGTTCATCGACCTCTGCCGCAGCTTCCTTCAGCGAATTGGCGGATTCACAGTTCAGTTCATTCTTTTTTTTAGATGAGTCGAGGCTTTCATCACCTTCGCATACGCAGGGTTCCTGGCCGCACTCGGGGCAGACAGCATCAGTCGGAAGAGCTGCTTGAGCAGCATCAGCAATTACGACAAAACCTTCAGGAATTTCGTCGTCCTCTGTTTCCTTGACGAAGAGTGCGAGCTCATTGGTATCAGGATTCTGAACAATCTTGATATCGTCGAGTGCAACCTCATTGCCAGACTCAGTGGTAATCATTGCAACTTCCTCAGAACCTTCACCGACAACATCTCCGCCATCAGTGTTTCCTTCAGGTTCTTCTGAAGAGTTCAGCGTAGTACTTCCTGTGGTCTTGTTAGTCCCTTTAGCAGAGTCGAGCTCCTCGGTTGCAGATTCCCAGTCGACAGATTTGGTTACATCTGATGATTCTACTGCCTGGCGTGCCTTCTCTGCGTCTGCATCCGGGCAGTCGATTTTTACCTTAACGTCGGTATTGTTAACCTTCTCGAAGTCAACCTTAGCACCAGGAACAGCTTTCTCGATTCTGCTTCTGAGCAGACGCTCTGTAGTATCATTATCAAGGTCGGCAAAATCATTATAGATAGTCACTGTGCCTAAAACCTTGGTGGAACCAACTTCGCAGTTAAGACTAGAATCAGCATTTGTCTTGTCGCAGGAGCCATTCATGTCATCCTTTGTGTACCACTTACCGTCTGTACGATACCAGAGCTGTTCTTTACCGTCCTTGACAGCCCAGAAATCACCGTCCAAACCTGCCTCTTCAGGAGATGCAAGACGAACAACCTGAGCGCCAGTCTCATTCTCGAAAGCTTCGAGATATTTCTTTGCTTCTTCTTCGCTAAGCCAATGACAGAGCTCCTGAAGTACAGATTCTCTTGAGCAGTTGAGCTTACGAATAGTTGCTAGACTTACGCTTGCGATAGCAGAAGTTCTACTCCTCGAACTATTTAGCTCTGTGTTGCGAGGGCGACGCTGCTTTGTCGTAGACTGAGTCTGAGTCTGAGTCTGAGCATTTGTCTTTGCAACCGGTTTAGTTACATTTACCATAGTGATTACTCCTTTCGGTTATTGAAGTAATAGTCTATCTCGAGATATACTATTTCCAGAAGCATTTCGATGCTTCTGTATGTTCTATTATACATAGGACTATCAGGTTGTCTGTTTATATCCCGGATTCCATCCTTTCTGGATGTAAGTAGCGAACTGACACTCTGGTATGTGCTTGATTACTCCGTCTTTATTAACAACACGTCTATTCCTTCGAGCTTCTGCAAGTTTCGCATAGCTTCTCGGTGAATCTCGTTTGAATCGATTGAAACCGAAACGAATATTTGTAGTCTGATATTCTCTAATATATTGAGCTTCTAAATCACAAGCTAACTGAGCTGCGTTGGTCTGAGACTTAGGTACTGTAGCTAATATTTCGTACCTGAAGGAATCCCAACCAAATCTATTGATGGCTTTCCAGAAGCAGCTACAGTGCTTATACCCAGCACCTCCGTTTCCTGCACGCTCAGCTTGCTGTGAACCGGTTTTACCGATATAACGCCTACCGTCTGGTGCGATATACGCATAAATCGTATAGCAGTCACCCTTAAGATATGCCATATATGTAACCTCCTTTGTTGTTATCGTATCTATATTATAACATATTTCTGTTAACTCTACGAAGTTATAATAAAAACGGTTTTGCTTAAATGCTGTGACACTGCGTTATACTTTACACATACGCATATCGTGCATTTAAGCAAAACCGTAGTAGTTACGGACTTTTCGTAGTTTTATACGCCGGTAGACCCAAAACCACCATCACCCCTGTCGGTGTCAGAGAGTTCATCCACTTCCTCAAAGTCGGCTCGAGTAATACCGAGAACGACGAGTTGAGCAATACGGTCTCCGTCCTTAATGTGCGCAGGGAACTGACCATGATTGATAAGCGGTACGATAATCTCGCCTCGATAGTCAGAATCAACCAGACCGATTGAGTTGATTAGAGTCACACCTTGCTTGGTTGCAAGACCAGAACGAGGAAATAGACAGAGAGCTACATCATTGTCCTCGGGTGCAGCACTGATTCCTGTAGATACTTTCTGAATCTGACCTGGATTGATTACAAGCTCTCCTGCTGGAATATCTGCGTAGATATCATACCCAGCGGCTTGGGTAGAACCTTGAGTCGGGAGCGTAGCAGTTTCACTGAGTTTCTTGATACGAATTTTCATGTTAATAGTCCTCCTTAGATGTGTCTTTCAGAACGATACTTCTGCTTGATGTTCGGGTATTTTTCATGGTCTACCTCAGACATGAACATATCGAGAGGACGGGCTGCAACGTCGACACCTTCGAGACAGGGAGGATTGTACAGCGGCTTATACAGCACCAGGATTTCACCAGTCTCTGTGTGCTTAGCAGTACCGATAAGTACGAACAGGTACTCGGTACTATTCTGGTCTTCCACGGTTTCACGTTTGAAATGGCGAATGACATCGCCAACCTTAAATCTGTCTTTGAACATAATTCTTAAGCTCCTTTTGTTTAGTTTCAAGATATTCTGAACGGGTTTTTGTCAAGTCCATCAATTCATTGAATAACAAGAACGTATCTAACTGGTCTCCGTCGAATTTAATGCTATATGGCTGACTGGTTATATCAGTAATCACGACTTCGATTGACTTAACCCGATTCGCACGTACATCGAGCTCGCTTACTAGATTTACGAGCTTGTCCCATCCATCTTTATGCTCGGTTAGAACACCTAACATCCACTCCTCGTTCGTCATTCTAGACTCTTTTCTAAGGAAATAGAAGCGTGCTTGAACACGCTTCTATCTATTATAAATACCGGTATCAAAGTGTTCTATCAGCAAAGACTTCACCAACACCCTTGATTACTTCTTGAATAAATGGGACCCGAATTTGGTCGTATACTGTAGCACCCTTAGCATTGCCGATAAGATGCTGAATCTGTGATTTAGGTAGTGCCATAAAACCAGCAAGGGCATTCTGGAACGATTGACCTGCATAATGAGAACGGAGGTATGCCTCGATTTCACCAGCACCAGCTTTCGCAAGACCGTTAATACCCAGACCAACCAGAATCTGTGCTAACGTCATCGACTTCTTAGACGCATCAACTCTTTGCATATAGGTATTCATCTTCGCCCTGCCACTACCTGGAATTGTGAGTATGTCGATAGGCTTGATTTTATAGAAGTCAGCCGGAGTCTGAAGTTTACCTTTATCAAAGAGTGCAGTTACCAAGCTGCTTGCGACACCCTTGAAATTACCGACTTTCTTGTCAGTCCAACCGTTCAGACGAGCCAGCAGCTTCTCCTTGCACTTAACATTCGCACAAACACCTAGTGCTGAAATACCGGTAAGTACCGAACCACAAGCCGGGCAAACCGTAGGCTTAGGAATTGGAATAGACTCGGGTGTGTGCCTTGCAGATTTAATTGCAGGAATAATATCACCTGCTTTATACACAACAACCATATCGTTAATTTGAACATCGAGTTCCTGGATTCGTCCCCAGTTATGCAGCGTAGCTTTGGTAATGGTACTACCCATGACATTAACCGGCTCCAGAATAGCTACAGGATTGAGCTTACCGGTTGCGCCTACCTGCCACTCAACACCTTTAAGGAGAGTCTCCTTTTCTTGTGCAGGAAATTTATAAGCAATAGCCCATCTCGGTACTACACCATTATCTCCAAGCTGTTCTCTAAGTTCGAGATTATCAACCTTGAGAACCATACCATCAATCGGAATATCCTCAGCTTCACGCTTTGCCTGAACCTCGGAGATAATGGCTGCTACATTTTCACCGGTGCTCACTTCCCAATGAGCTACGGGACTAAAGCCCCACAATGCTAATGCCTGCAAGCACTTGCTATGAGTATCGAGGGTGCCTACAGCCGAAGGAATGTCGTTGATAGTCTTCGGATTTTCAAGATTGAACACTCTGCAAGAGAGGTAAGCAGCTCTTTCAGGTTCGCTGTCTCTCTTGAATATACCCACAGCGGTATTTCGAGGATTTGCTTGTTTTCCGTATCTCTTGCAGTAGTCTGCAAAGCGAGACTTTAGCATAAACACCTCACCGCGGACGATTATTTCATCTTTACAGTCGATTGTCTTAGGAATATCGGCAATATACTGAGCAGCGGAGATACGCTCTACACCCTTTTTACCGTCACCTCGGGTTGATGCCGAAACGAGCTCACCATTTCTGTAGATAAGCTGAACAGACAAACCGTCGAGTTTATATTCTTGGAATACCTTTGACACGTTCTTGTGCTTATTCAGGAACTCTTTAGCATCGTCGACCGTGAATACATCGAGAAGACTGAGCATCGCGACGGGATGTATGACATCGCCATCACCCATATCGGGATTTACCGACTGCGTCGGGCTGTTCTCTGCAGCTCGATGATACTTCTCATAATCGTAGATGTCTGCCATATAGCTGTCATACAGTTCATCAGAAATACCAGTTAAAGCTCCTTGAATGTAGAGCAGTCGTGCATTGTTCACGACTTTGATAAGTTCATGATATCTTTCTTCTGTTATCATTCTTAACCTCCTAGAATTAGAGCTTCACGCTCTTTTACTTTTTCAACGATGCTAGACCAAGACAGTTCTTTATCTGGGTAACTGTCTATATAGAATTCAACATCGTTATAGACATAGTAGATGTGATATATGCGAGACTGGGTAGCCTTATCCCATAGCGTCTTGCATCGCCAAGGACCTAAGCAATTATCCTTCATCTGTAACCTCTCTGACTTCCACGTCATCGTAGTCGGTATGAGCTATCGGTCGCCGCATAGCGCGGTCGAATTCAGGCAATGCCTTATCGACAGCTTCTTCTTCATCTTCTGCTTCTACTTCGATAGAAGTACATTGATAGAACGTAACGCAGTAGGTTTTCATCAGAACACTCCTTTCTTCCCCCTATGTGCTATTACATTCAATATTATAACACATAGGAGGTGTGGCATACGAAGTTTCATTACAGAAATTGCTTATAGATAGGGTCTAAGCTATTATTGATAAAATCGCATTGATGGCACTTAAAGTCGATAATTTTTCGAATTATTTCTACTTCAGAATCATAGATAGATGCTACTTTAGGACAGTGGTCAGACTCACCTAAGCTGATACCGCCATCAATTCGGATAGCAGGTGTGCAATAGAAGTGAGACACAAAAAGATGTTCAACAATCAAACCAATTGACGGGTTCTTCAACTGCTTGGTAACCGCTCGCACATTAAGACACTTAGACGCTTTCGCTTTCCATGGTAGCTTATTAGCGAGAGCTCTGCCTTGTGGGTATATCTGAGTAACACATCGGTCGCATAGAATAAATCCTGACTCACGCCAAAGTCTCTTGTGTAAGGGTAAGGCTTTCGGGTAGTATCTAGAGTCTGTAGATACCTGCCAAAATACTTTCGTGCACGGTGTTCCCGCTGCAATTCTTTTAGCAGCATCGGGATGTTCTAGGCACCAGAATCCGTTCGTCGTAATCGTAATCACAGATTGGTGTCTCTCTTCAGAAAACCTGGTTAGTATTCTGTTCATAATCAATTCAAAATCAGGGTGTTCGGTAGGCTCACCACCTGACACGACGACATGCTCATAAGCTTCGTTTCTGATTAGAAACTCTAGAACATCGTTGAGCGTGTCTAAAGTCATATGTTCTCCTTCAGGTGTTGCACTGTTCATACAATGAGTACAACCCATCGAACATTTTTCAGTCAATTTCAGCAGCATCTGGAGCTCCTTTCGGCTTTACACAAGGCTGCCATCCAAGAACATCGACAAGGTCGACATAATAGGAATCGCAGTCGAAATCCTGGTCTTCAGTTCGGTACCAACCGACGTGGTATTCACCACTGTTATCGTAGAAGAATACGGTCTGTTCATTATCAGGTGTCTTTACAGCAGGGTCAATCCACGCATCAACCAAACCTTTCGCATAACCAGCGGTCCAACCAGCTTTGAATGGGTAGTCTTCTCGACAAGATTTAACTGGTAGATTTTCGTACCTATTCTTCAGGCGAGAAACCTGTCGCTTAAGGTTAGCAATTTCTTTCTTGCAGTTCTTCACCTTAGCTGTTTCTTTAAGAAGTATCGGCTGTAATGCTTCAGTCATCGCATCGCATCCTGCATTTCGAGCAAGCTGTCTCTGCTCATCGATATAAGATTGAATCCGTTGTTCAGGAACTTCTTTATTGTCTATCCACATCGCATTCACCTCCGTGCAGGATGATTATCTCGCGCTACAAATCTGATATCAAGCTGTTCACCAGTCTTGGTGTTAACCAGACCGTTAAAATTCTTACTAACATCGACATGGCAATTCTTAAGGATATACCTGATTATTTCAGCACCAGACATATAATGCTGTTTGTAGACAGTACCACCAAGTGAGAGCTGATATACGCCGAACCTGTCGATACCCAGAACAAGCTGAATAAATGTAATCTCTTCAAGAACTGTGCGGTTAGCACGAGTTTCGTATCCTGACTTACCAATCGCCCGATAGTACCAAGATGTATCACCTTCAAGCGAGCCTCTGGTTGCTGACAGGTATAGATAATTAAGAGCCGCTTGAATTTGAGTTGATGGTTGCATTGTTTGCTTCCTCCTTTATTTATTGTATCTATATTATAACACATTCCTGCGTGTGTTACGAAGTTACAGAAAACGCCGACGCTCAGGACGCCGACGTTCTGGATTAATCTGTATCATATGGCATAGGGAGTGGCAGCCAAGCAATTGGATATATCGGTTCACGTCCACCGTGAGGTATGAACTTTCCGTCCCTGAACATACATTGGATAACTGTCTTTATACCGCAATGCTTATACGTTACCAGCACATTACACAAACCGTGACCGGGAGGTTTGTCGGTATCATCAGGTAATCGCTCACTGACTGGTATCCAGTCTTTAGTACCGTGTGCAAGAATTTCTTCGCACTCGGCGAATTTCGGACATCCCCTGCACTCCTGCTGCTTGCGACAGTACTCCCTTATATTCACAAAAGGTTCTGCTTTGATTTTGCAGTACTCTTCTTCTAGCTTTATAAGATGACTTAATTGGTTCAACAAGCTCAGCGTGAGGCGTTTACCGCCCGCACGCGGGGCGACAAGCGGTACGCCTGCTTGTAGCGCACTAATCAACTCTTGAGGTGTCAGTGTTTCCATAGACATTACCTACACCTCCTCTACACCGTTTTTCGGCTCAGTCTGTGAGTCGTCATACTCTTCTAGATAAGCATCGATATCGTCGAGCAAGCAGTAACCGTCACAGTCTGCATCATCATAGCGCGCAGTTACGCACATCGCATCGAAATTACCGCCAGCTCGAACATTCGCCAGAAACTCCTTAGTCGCCTTCAAAAGTGTCAGCGCTCTCAGTTCTTCCACCATCATCATCTCCTTCTGTAATCAATTCACCTGCAACCACATGAATATCCTCCTTATCCTAATAAGTCCCAGAACTCTTTAGAAGTAATCTGGTATATCTTAGTCGAGTCATAGGCATCGGTGATGACTACCTCTCCATTCTGCTCATACATGGAAATGAGCAATCCAGTACTGTCTTTCGGGTTACCACCGACTTTGCTGTCCTGGATGCGGTTTTCTTCTTTTAGCTCACGTCGTATAGGTAAATCCTTCATGATAAACCCCCTCCTTGATGGGCAAGACTACAATGTCGTGATTGCAAGCAGAAGCATGGTTGTTCGCCATATCAATAAATACAGATATTTCGCTAAATTCAACCGAACTGTTACTTATCAGCTTTAAGCCTACAGTATCTCCCCAAACGAACAAAGTACCCGCCGGTAAAGTCGAAAAGGTCTGCTTGGTACGTTCTTTGTCAGAAATAACCTTAACCTTGATATTAGAAGAAACCGTTCTGAGCTTATAGTAATCCATATCTACAATATTAGATTCATACGCTGCAGGGTGCTTTACCCAATCACCGTCTACCCGGTTGTCTTTTATCTTAATGCCTATCAGATTATACCAGCGGAATACAGCACCTACCGGTAATTCTGAGAACGAAATATCACCCTCCCAGTCTTCCTTCAGCTTCTCGATTTCAGATTGACTCAACGGCTTCACCCACAAGTCGGTTCGAGAGGTAATTCGATGTCCGTTGTCTAAACGAATAATATTTCCTTGATGCTTGGGCGACTTATCAGTGATAATCTCATTCGTGAGTTTTCTGAACAGCTTACCACCGAAGTTAAAGATAGTGCCTACAGGGACTTTCTCGAGAGGAAGCATACCACGCATCGCCTGATATCTCTTCTTATCGATTTTGCAGCCAGGGTATGCTTTTTCGATAGCAGCTACAATTTCGGTATTTATCTGTTCGGTGTTGGTGCAACCAGAAGCAGAATACCAGTCGTCGCCTAGGAAGTAATGACATAGTTCATCAAGAGCAACCTGAGCTTTCATTGGTGGTGCAAATATACCATAATCACCAGGTTCGCATAAACTCAAAATACGGTCTCTGTCAAATTTCTTGTGCATACAAACCTCCTTAGAACATCATCGGTTTACTCTTACCTGCTATCTCCTGCAGCTCTGAGTAAGAAATTCTGAACCCTAGCTGCTCCTCTTTGCAGTGCTCAATGAGCTCTTCATAAGTCATTTCGCCACTTGCAACCTTCAACGCAAGTCTGAGTTTTTCGATAGCAGCTTCGCCAGCACCCTCACCGTTATCGCGGTCATACAGACGAGTGTCGATTACATCAGGAGCGATGTCGATTTTCATTACCTTACCGTTCAGGTAATCGAAATAGATTTCCTCCTCGCCGTTCCTGCCTGTATGACGAGCTTGCTTGATGAGCTCACCTGCTCTCCGAATATTCAACTTACCAGTATAGCCCAGAAAACTCATACCCTGCATTCTAGAATCGTTCCAGAGGGCTACAAGTACCTGAGCCTTATCCAAACCCCTGATATCCACCTTTGCCATAATGTATACCTCCTTGTGTGTTATTGTATCTATATTATAACACAGAATAACCGTGATTGCGAAGTTAATCTCCGTAATAGCCAACCTCAGTCATGTTTCGCTGTCTAATCAGATGTAACTCTTCATCGCAGTCTTCTACCACCCAGATGTTGTCATCATCGAAAGTTTCACGAACAGTTTTGACTTGAACGACTATCATGACATATCCATATTTTTCGGTAGTAGCGACGTCACCCACTTCTGGTTCGCCAGTTCTAGAATAGAAACTACTCATCAGACTTTTCCTCCTCTACTCTTGATTTCTGAGGTATGCTAGAAAATGGTGTATATACCTTGTTACCTGCAATCGACGAAATAATGCGACAATACAGTTCAATCCGACTATCGCCAAACCAGCATAGGGCGTGTTCAGGCAAGCGGGCTTGATAACGTTTCTTCTTAGCTGGGCAGTAATTTTTCAGGCTATCCTTGCAAGACGGATAGACATCATAACCGCCGCGCTCATGTGTTATCTCAAGTTCTTTATCACCGATTAGGGCGTAGACCATTACCAGCAGGTCTTCCTCAATCTTGGGTATTATTGCCTTATCGATATAATTCTTGGCGCGATATCTCATGTCATCCTTGGTGTCTTTTCTCATTGACAACTCACCTCATTTCTGTACCCAATAGTACCACTTGCTAATTGTGCCGATTATACCTACCACCAGCATAAATACTATACCTAATGGCCAGAGCATTACCTCGACGCTTTCTGGTATGTCAACTTTCTGTTCGGACGGTCGGTCTTTCTCGACACAGCACATGAAGATTACACCGATGACTGTGTAGACAAGGCCCAATACAATCGCAAGCAAGACTATTCCTGCATTCTGATACATGGAAATCACCTCACTCTGACGCATACTCTAGGGCATCTGAAACTTCTTGCAAACTCTGAAGTGCATCGTCTATTGAATTGGCTGCGGTATCTAGATTGTCGCAAGCCGCATCGCATTTTTCATAACGCTCGGTTGCTTGCAAACGCTCTGGAATATTATCACGAGCCATCTGCTCATTGAAGGATACGCAGTCGATGTCTGACTGAATATCTTCCAGAAGTTCCTGAGCCTTGATAATTTTATCCAGAGTCACACTTATGGCTTTTCTTCTCGTTTCATTCATTTCCTTTTCCTCCGTTTCTGTACTCCTTCATATACCTGATTCCAGCACGTAGTGCAGGTATCTTGGCTACGATTTTCATAGAGAGTATGGTTTGGAGTGCAATCATACTCTCTGGAGAACAATGTGTAATCGCTGGGACATCCCGACACACCACCTTGTGCTAAATCAGTAATAGCTGAGGGCAAGCTGTCGGTTACTATCTGTCGTAAGGTCTTACCCAAGAGCTCGGGATGCGGTTCCTCGATTTTTTCCTTTACGGTGGGAACCCATCTTTTGTCGTAAAGAATGGTATTGACTTTCTGGTCACCGTCGTAGACGTCAACCCAGGCTTCCGTCAGATTGTAATGATAATGGTTTTCCCAGAGCTCGAGCTGTTCCTCAGCTTTACACATCAGTTCCATATTCTCCTGAACGAACAAGGTATAACCCTCCGTGGTTTTCGCCCAAGGCGCATAGGTATAATGTTTACTCATGATAACCCTCCTTAATCAAGCAGAACGTTCGAATTAGCAGCAAGATAATCCTTCACCTTTTCAGTATAGAACATATGACCGAGATTTAAGAATGCGAACGCATTTACACCGCTATCCGGAAAACCGTTAACCTGCAGCCAATGCTGGTAGTGCTTCTGCAGCTGTTCTCGGTCGTTGAAGTTTATATGGTCTGTGGGAGTCTTTTCGATGTATTTCTGGCAAACCTGAGCGTCGTTCAGTCTTATCAGATTACAGTCGCAAGTTCCGTCGGTATTATATTCGCAGTCCAGAGCGTTACATACGATTTTTGGCATAAAGCTACCTCCTCAAGCAATTTTAACTCTAACAGGTGTAACCGAATAAAGAATCACAATGTTTGCAATTAGCACGATACTCACGATTACACATTATCATCTTCCTCTGCATACCGAAACATCGGTTCGAATCCGCATTCATGCGCATCCGGCTTAGGGTCGAGTGATACCAGGAATCTGGCATATTCGGTAGGCCCAGGGTGGTAGTAGACAGAATAGCCTTTGGCAAAGAGTTTCTTTAAGGACTGCTCGATTCCTGAATACTCTTCATTCACGTTAATCATAAATTCGCCAACCACATCAAGCGTCTTGACACGGTTAAATAGCTTCTTTTGACCTTCCTTGTCTATGTGCAGCTTCTGAGTTGAACGTTTAGTCTTTTCTCGTCTGCGTCTAAGTATTTTTGCAGAAAATAGCATATTACTCCTCCTCTTTCTGTTTGAGTAAACCCATAAGACGACTTCACTCTAAAATCCTGATTGTGTTCTACACTTATCGTATCCACATTATAACATATTACAATGCGCAGTACGAAGTTATTCCCACATAGAACGCTTGTTCACAGTTTCAAGAACATTCTTGTATAGCTTAAAGTACGTCATCTCCTAACTGGTCTTTTCTTTTAGTAGTTTCTTCAGAGCTTGTCTGAGCACATGCTGCAAAAAGACGTTGAAGTGCATCGCATCGCCCTGCTTGAATTTCCCTCGAACAGATGTTGCAATTTCCAGAGCAAATGTCGGTACCGTGGAATGGCTGACGCCACTTGCATGATTTAATAGCTTCATTGATTTCTTCCTGAGTAGGGTGTTCCATCTGTAATTCCTCCTATAGCTTGCGAAATTCTTCAGCGTCTGTCAGCTATCGCAAAAGAACGTGTTTCACTTCATTTATGACCAACCTCTGTTATATTCAGCCTTCCTCTTGATGTAGCAGCTTGGACAGATGCATTTGCCATTCAGCCAAATCATGTCGTCATAGGCGACTGACTGCTGACAGTCTGGACATAGACGATAGTCTTCCTTAGGTTCTGAAGCTAAATCAACTCCAATAATATAAGGCTGTTCTGACTGGGCTTCATAAGATGCACAGCTGATTGAATACGGGTCGGCAATCGGAAGTCTTCCGAGAGTGCAGAGGGTCACGTCTGCCCTCTCACAGAATCTACAAGTTATGCAATAATTATCCACGATTAGTCCTCCTTATCTACTGATATGACAAAGCACATCAGGTTTAATCTGAACGATACGGTGTGACCGGACGTCAATTGCTTCTGTCGAGGTTGTCTTCCTCCAGAGCAAGCTGAGTTTTCTCAGCTCTATCGCCACACTCTCGCTTGGTTCTAAAAGTCCTGATTGCTTTTGCCATATTCTATCCTCCATAATTCGTTGTTCTCAGCAATGAGCCTGTCGAGCTCAGTACCGAGAACCTTCTGTAGTTCTAGCCTGGTCACACGGTTCTTCCTACTCACTGAAAATCTGGGCAGCTTTCTCAGCAATTCGCGTTGCGGTTGATAAACCCACTTCCCAGCCGATATACTTTCTGTGACAGTCTTCGCACCCCTCGAACTCCTTCATGTCGTTACCGCGACAGTTGTCGCAGTAAGCGTAGCATAGCTCATTCTGAATGAATTTAATCAGTTCTACTTTCTTCTCACCCATGGTTATTCTCCTCTCGTCTTTTTACCTACCTAGATATCCTCCGGATTGCCTGGACATATCGAACACCAGTAATCAGAACCCTCAAGATATTGAAACTTACAATCTAAGCAATTACCGTCTGGTTTGTTCATTTTGGTGCTTTGTTTAGCTACATTTCCCTCAGCATCACCGTCCATTCTTGCGCCGCAATGTGGACAGAATTCGTAACCTTCGGATACCTTGACATATCTATTAGTGGACTCTTGTTCGCAGACAGAGCAATCCGCTTGATATACGTCAGATACATCATTATAAAACTCAGATATCCACCTTCCATGCTTCACAAGCTGTACGTCTGCGGCGGAAACTTTCTGAACTTCTTTATCTATACCATCAAGCATTAGAATAGCACCCATATTTTGTAAACCCTGTCGATGCTTATAGATAATATCAGATACGCACTCACTACTTATATATTTAGCCATCTGTATCACCGTCCATTTTTGCACCACAGCCGAAGCAGTATCTGAAGTCATTCCTGTTCCATGACTTGCTACCTCTTTCCTGTCCACAGTTCTCGCAATATGCGTTGTACGTCCCGTCACCCATGGGAATCCATCTTGAATGAATCATAGACTGTGCGTCTGCGGCTGGGGTATCTTTGGGAATAACTATAAAATCATTTAGCAGTTCATCGATATGCTCATCTGTCCATACTGGAGATTCATTGCTCACACTGGATATATACCAATCAGACAGATAGCCATTACCCACAGCAGCTTCTTTGTTTATATACTCAGCCATTTTCACTACCTCCTTACTTATCTTCGTCATCGTAGCAGTAATGTCTTTCATCCGGGTCTGCTAATACCAATTTTGAACAGCTCTGTGCAGAGGCTTGTTCTGGTGTAAGGTCGCCGTAGAGGTCGTGATAATAGTTAGGGTGATATACCTTGAGGTACGCAGTGTCATTTATGCAGTCCGTGTAGCCTCTTGGGCAGGTAGGTACATAAGCTTGAAATAATGAGTGTGTTGGAACATCTGCATAGACAGGGTTCTCGCGGCATTCTATACATCTTGACTTGTCGGTTGCACATACATCGCATCTAGATAACATAATCAGTCCTCCTCTTGATAAGACAAATCTCTAGCTATACCTCATCATAGAAATCATCGTGATAGACAGAGTCGTCGAAATAATCACGAGCTTCGCTACAGGTGTACCAGCAGTATTCGACAAGCCTCAGTTCGTCTGGTTTAATTTCTCTGCCGCTAAGAAGCTTGCTGAACTTATTGCTGTACTTCGCATACTCTGCAAAGCTTAACCGTCTCGCTCTACCCCAGTCACCCTCAACATCGTCCTTAGAAGACAGAACATAATCAAGGAAGAAATTGGTAGTAGGTGCAATTTCAAAATTTGTACCTGCAAGACAACTTTCTATATCCCAGTCTCCTTCAGCATTGAATATTCTACAGGCTTCCTCAACAGATATCTGCATTCTTATAACTTTTCTGTGACAATAATCACTCATTTTCATTCTCCTTTCTGAACAATGGAACCATGTCGTCACCACTCTAGTGACAGTATGCAATAAGCTGTAACGATAATACAGGATAAGGTACCTACCGTGAAGATAATATAGATTAGGTATTCTAACAGATTAAATATCGCTTTCATATTACTCGACCTCTTTCGTATCGAACACATCTGGTATGATTACGATAGCATCATCAGGCAATCCGCGTTGTCTTAGAACACTATGCCACCCATCCGGGTCACTTTCATACTGTCTACGAGTCAGATATAGATATTCCTCTTCTGGCTGACCTGAATCATGGAACAGACGCTCAGCTGCCTGTTCGATTGCTTTCTTGAGCTTTTCCTTGTAATATTTGCTAGACACAGTATCAACTCCTTTACTGTACCTATATTATAACATATTGCGGTGTGGGTAACGAAGTTGCGAAGCACCGCATAAGCACTCTAAAATTCCAGAATTGTCAACCGCAAGCTAGGAGTCGGGACTTCTGATATAGAAACTTTTTGCGAGAAATCGTGCTAGCAGAAAACGGTATCTAGGATTCTGGGGGTGTGGATTACCTGACACGAGAAGCTGGGCTTTCGAAATCAAGGGAGTCAAGAACCAGGGCTGGGAGACCGAGGAGTAGGGTTCGTAACCGGGAGCTGGGAGGTAGGGGTAGGGGGTAAAGGGTAGGGGATAGGGGGTTTGGATATGGAGACTTTTTGCGAAATCAGTGTCGGAGAAAAAACGTAAAAAGCGGGTCCGTAGTATCGGAATACCGTTGAAAGGTATTTCAGGACCGGTATTTTCGGGCGATTATTTTAAGGTATCTACAGCAGAACTTCGGTATTTTCCTGGTTTTGTGTTATATAACACATCTAGCAGAACGACTCGAAGCTCCTTGCTACCAGCCTGAACCTAGCACGCTAACGCACGCTAAGGGCTTGCTGCTAGACATATGTTATACATCGTAGCTATGTTACCCTTAGCGTGCGTTGTGCTGCTATGTGCTGCTTTAGCGCTCACGAGCTCGTTGCTTAAATGAGTGGCATTCTCCACCAAGCACTGTCTTCTTTGAGCTCTTCTGGGACTGCTCCGTTCGAATCCAAGATATAGAATGCCAGCTGTGCTGCTTGCTGCATTACCGTGGGGTGCATCGAACCCCTGACCACTCTCAGACTTACTTCCTTAAGAATTCCTTCCTGTCCCTCTTCGAGCCCTAAGCCAGAAGCGATAAGCTTCTTTGCTAACTCGATACTTCTCTCATCTCGACCGTCGGGGTAACGCTGTGCCATTGCCAGCACAAAAGCTACGCTGAAGTTATAGGCTTCCTCACCTACCTGAGCGTCTTCGATTGCCTGTGCGATTTCTGGAACACGCTTTGCGAACCCAAAGCTATTTGCTTCACTATCGAGCTCTTTGGTTGCCAAGGCATAAGCTCTTGCTTTAAGACATTCGATGAACTTATCCATATCTATACCTCCTATAAGGGTGTCCGGTTGAGTAAGCATTGTTCTCACTACTGCGAGAACTCGGACTGTGGTTTCTATGACCTACGCTGTGACGCAGTCGTCTTACCCAACCCATTGTTTGTTTTTACTGTATCTATATTATAACACACGACGGTGGTTGAAACGAAGTTCTAGAACCTAGAACAGAACTGTGAAAAAGTTCCAAGTGAAGTACATCGGGTTTACTTCGTCGTTGTGCAGCACAATATTACAGTACGACACTACAACCCAGACGACAAATAAGAACATTGCGGTGAGGAAGAAGCTCTCGAGCACTCTATCCCATCTGATGTGTCTACGTCTTGTTCTCTCCATAATCGTTTCCTCCTAAGCCTTATGCTTTCTTTTTCTGTTGTTTGTTTTACTGTATCTATATTATAACATTTCTAGAATAGATTTACGAAGTTTGGAGTTACCAATTATAACCATAATTAAAGAACACACCCTTAGGCGTGCTCTTTATTTTGCGGTGGTTTTGCTACGATTCTGCTTGGAGTCACCTTATTCATGGTTACATTATACAAGAAGCACAACCGTGTGGTATGCGTTAGCTGCTAACGTGATTGAGAAAGTATTCTGTGAACGGGGCTTCACACTGTCGCCAACGCTCCTCGGTATAGGCTGCCACAATGCGGTCCCAAGCTTGGTCTTCTGTCAGACCTTCTGCTGTCATCAAGGATTTCAGAATAGTACCGTAATGGCATTTCGAGTTACCAAACTCTCCACACACATATCCATACCGTGCCATGATATATTCTTTGCTACCGAACTTTGCAGCACGAGCGTCTTCTGCGTGTATCCGAGCTGACCTGCACGCTCCAGTATTCCATCTTATCTCTTCTTGAATGCTATTCTGTTGAGCAGGGTAATAAGCAGCACGTTCAGATTGCCATGCCGAAGCTCTAGCCCTAGCCTCTGCCCTCCGAGCCTCTTCACGCTGAACTTCGGCCTGAGCTTCAGCTAGATACTCAGCAGCTCTCTTAGCATTGCGCATTTCTTCCCAAGTCCATTGAACACCGTTCGGCATAATTACACCTCCTTTAATTCGTACCAGTCTGGGTCGTAGCAAGAACCCATAATGTTGTGCGCTGCATTGTTAAGAGCAGCCACAAGACCCTTGCCGGACTTGGGATTAGTGTTAACCTTACGGCAACCCTTCTCATGCTGCCAAGATGCGCCACATTCGAGTTTGTATCCGAATACGTGTCCGATGAGATACTCGAGAGTGCCGGTGTACTCGGTTTCTCTTCCCTTGTGGTGACAGATAACAGTGTATTCTTTCTTCTGTGCCATAATCGTTACCTCCTACGGATTGTCGGTGTTGTTTTTATTGTATCTATATTATACAGGATGCGAGGTGGGAGTTACGAAGTTATTCTTCCCGCTCTTCCTTGATGTAGCAGTATTCGACTTTCCAACTATCTGGCACATACTGCTCCAATCTGATGTTATCATCGTCACCTGCTAAGCTACTGGCAAAGATTGACCTGCCGATGTTCGACGGGATGAAGAACTTATTGTGATTGGTGAACGCATAACTGCGAGACTCCAAGCTGTATTCTTGATTAAAGCTGTTCGATGAAATAACTGCGACCATCACGCACGTAGCAGACTTATCACCCTTGACATGAATGTCGTGCTTCTTATTGAACTCAATAAGATACTGAACTGCTTCCTGCCAGGTCATTCTTCTATTAGCTGACATATTACTCTACCTCCTCTTCTAGCATGTCTACGATAGCTCCGTGTATAACTCGCTTAATACTGGCACCCATGACACCTTTGCTAAGCCAACGGCTTACTTCTGTATAGCTTCTGAATTCTTTGACAATCTCCCCATTGTCTATTGCTACGTATCTGGTGTTTGCGTTAAACTGTCTTTCCATAAGCTACCTCCTTGTGGTCTAGGACTTGTTTTATTGTATCTATATTATAACATATCTACACCTGCAATACGAAGTTTCCAGAACCGTGATACCACAGCAAGAGCCCCAGGCTCCCTGCCCAGGGCTCTTGACTTCGACTTAGGAGGTCGGGTATTGGTTAGATTACTCTGCTACATCGAACGGGTCCTCAACCTCGTCCTCTGTAGGAGCTTCGGCTGCTGCTTTCTTTGCTGCCTTCTCGGCTTCCTTAGCAGCCTTTGCTGCTGCTTTCTCTTCTGCTTCTTTTGCCTTTGCTGCAGCCTTTTCTATTGCTTCGGGGTTTTCCCACTTGCCTGCGGTTGTACCTGCATCTATCTGCGCGATGATGTCAGTGAACTCTCTGAGCACCAACGCTGCTTTCTCGGTAGTGTCGTGCTTTGTCTTAGCAAAACGAGCTGCGAAATCGGAAATTGTGCTTGCCATTCCTCTGAGTGGAATACCTGCTTCGACGAACGCTCTTACGTTGCGTATATCAACAAGATTGACGAATTTATTCTCGTTGATGGTCTTGAGCACTGCCTTAGGGTCTTCGCCTGCTGCTACTGTGATTACGTCCCAGAACATTGCGTCGTTCTTGTTACGAGTTGCTGTAATGTACAGCATTGTTCTATCCTCGTCTGCTGGAACGATGACGTCGTTGAACTTCGGGAGCTTTACCTCAGGAGCCTGAACCTCTGTAATCTCGATTGCCTCTGTGCTGTTGATAACCTCGTTTGCCATAGTAGCATCCTCCTTCTTGATAGTAGCAGTTTCGTTGATTTCCTGTACGTCTATGTTCTTAATGATTTCCTGTGCCATAATATTTTCCTCCTTGAACCTTATCGGTTTGTGTTTTATTGTGCTTACATTATAACATGAATACGTCTGTATCACGAAGTTGTGTAAGCACTGTTTCTTTGGTTACAGTACCCAACCGGTGTGTTGTTTACTGTGCTTATATTGTAACATACACTGGTGTCGTTTACGAAGTTTCTACATCAGTGACCTCTTCTGCTGAACCTATCAAAGTCTCTGCCTACCTGCCGTTTCGTTTCGTCCAACTGGTCGTCAATCATCTTAAGAATGACTTCCTGAACGATGCGGCACACCTCGACACCTGAAGGTTTGTGCCCTAACGCAGCCTCCAGGGCATCTCTTGCTGGGATGTTCCGAGTCACACCGTCTATTGTGCAAGACATTGAAGTGTCTGGCTTCTGCTCAAAGAAGATGTTCTTGTCGTCCTCTCTGCTGTACATATAGTATGTCAGCGTGCCTCTGGCAAATGCTGCTTTTCTTATTACAAAGCCCATCGACTTCTCAAAGAAGGTTTTGAGCTGAGTATCCTTTTCGGTTACATTTCCCATTCTGTACCCTCCTTACCGGGTTGTGTTTTATTGTGCTTATATTATAACATTTCATGATTAAGAAAACGAAGTTTGATTTACCAAGAATGCCGTGCAGCACATTGCTTGAGGTATTATTATGCAATAAAAATACCTCGATTATGCAGTGGTTTTGCTTGAGGTAATAATGTTACCAATAAAAGTATACATCGCACACCACCACACGGTATACCGTAGCGTGCTGTGTCTGCGGTGAATACCGATAGATAGCAGTAAGCATTTATAGAGCTTCGAGTATCCATATGGTTTTGTGTTATATAACACATTTTACCGTGCATACCGAAGCTCTACGAACCCATAATAAAAGCGGCATAAGCCGCTTTTATCACTTCTTAATATGATGTCGCTTCCTAAAGAAATTCAATGCCTTGCGATATCTGCTGACATCAGCATCTATGAATCGAAGCGGTTCAGTCACCTCAACTTCGACCTCGACCTCGACGTCTGTAGACTCATCAGCATCTGGCAGTTTCGCTACCAGAGTTGAGCCTATCCTCGTCAGCTCCTCTTTAGTCCCTACCACTTCAGGAAGCCAGGTTGTAAAATCGATGATGTCTTGTGTGGATTCCCATAACCGGTACACCCGGTCAGGGGTTATTGTCTCTTTCTGTGCCATATCTGTCTCCTTTATGTACTACTGGTTTAATCAGGTGGTAATGCTTCGACACGACTTAACAGCTTGCGAAAATCAATTCCGTATTCCGTTTCGATATGCTTTCTGATGTCCAGGGCGTTATATGGTTGAAGCCAAGGAGCAAGCTCAGGTATGTCGGTTAGAGACAACATGTCTTCGAATAGCTTTGTCTGTCTTTTCTGCTTCCAACCTTGAGCCATCTCTAGAACGTACATCACGAATGCCATACCCTGAATTGCACCTTCGAGTGTTGCCTGCTGATAACGCTGATTGAACTCGTTCTGAAGCTTAGCAGCCACTACCTGTTTCAGCTGGTCCACTGTTTGTATTCTCGATTTCATGGTGCACCTCCTTTACGTCGTAGATACGAACATCGTCATGCAAATTGAACCGCTCTCTTGCCAGCATACCAACACCTTCGAATCTTGGAGCGAGAATCTCTCCGCTCCCTGTCTGCCCGTTGCGTAAGATGTATCTAAATCTGAACTTTCGCATAGCAACCTCCTTAATATCTCATGCGGATTCTGACAACACGACCCTTCGACACCTTTCTTATGCCGCGCTCTGCCAGATAACTCATGAGCTTGTCGAGTGCGACGTAGCGAGACTCTTTGATATCGTAGTCACACAGGTCTTCACCAGACTCCTTATGAGCTTCGTAGCTCACGAATACACCCAGGGTGGTGGATCCGTCCGGATAACGGAGCATTCGGATTCCACCGAGTTTCACCTTTTTATAGTTCGCAATAGAACCCCAAACCCCTTCGTATGCGCGAAACGTACTGGGATTCTCGAGAGCGATGATACCGAGCTCTGCGAGCTGAGAAACAACCTGTCCTACAAGTGCGATATTCTTATCCATATGAGTACCTCCTAAGTAAGTGAACAACGACTTGTTCTATTGTATCTTAATTATACAAGATTTCGGTAGTGGTTCACGAAGTTTCACGTTCCTACGATAAGACCTGTGAGGTCTCCTACTTGACTGCGAGCTTCTTTAATTGCTTCGGCTTTTGCCTGAGAATAGGTTCCGGATTTAATAATCGGATCCTCGAAATCTGTACCGCGAGTGGACACGATAAAGAATGCCCAAGTGCCCATCCCTCTAGGTCTGCGACCGTAAACCTCTTCGTATGTGTCTGTGAAAATCTCTATCTTTGCCATATGAATACCTCCATGTTTTATTGTATCTATATTATAACACATTCAGACTGGGGATGCGAAGTTAGCAATCCTCGTCAATGATGTTACCGAACTCGTCTCTTTCGATACCGTCTTCCTCCTCGTAGCCGATAATGTAAGAGAACACCTCTTCGGCTTCTTCCTGAGTGAGGTCATAGTCAACCTGAAGCTGCGTAATGGTTGCACCTTCGTCAGTACCGTCCCAACCTTCCTCATACAATATGCGAGCTGCCTCCTTCTCGTTATTGAATTGGCAGAGTGTCTTAATATCGTTCTGTGCCATACTCGTGACCTCCTTGTGTTTTATTGTACCTATATTATAACATATCTGATGTGTAATTGCGAAGTTACGCTCATCTTATGCCAGTGTGCTTTCGTAGTTGTGAAGAACGTGTCTTCTGAATATTCGACCGTTGTTATCCTGCTGTATAGCTCTGTTCCAAACCTGTGCCAGGTTAGCAGGCTCCGCGTAGCATTCTGCTTCGTCTCTTGCCCACTGCTTACAAGCTTTATATAGAACTACAGGATTTCCAATATTTCTCTTCTTACGCATATGAGTACCTCCTGCCCGTTTAGGACTTGTTTTATTGTATCTATATTATAACACATCTAGAGTAGCATCCCGAAGTTTCTGACACACCGGTGCTGTGGTTTACATGAGTACACAATACCATAAAGATACACAGCATGCGGTAGCGTGCTGTGGGTTCCGTATCATTGATATATAATTACACACCGTGCACAACCACGTGGTATACCACAGTTTGCGAGGTGGTGCTTTCGTAGTAGCGGTGGTAGCGGTAGCTCCTCGGAGCTTCGAGTTCTTCTGCTGAGCGCCTTCTATTTCTTAATCACAGATGCGGGTGGAACTCGAATTGCGATAGTTAAAAAGCGTAGAGCTCTTTCGAGCCCTGCGCTTTGCTTATTCCTGGTGGTCGGCAACCCAGTCTTCGACGAGCTCTCTGAGCGCCCCGTCTGCACAGTCCAGTACGCTGTCTCCGTCCTCCTCGGCCTCTTCGATAATGTCTTCGATTTCCCCGTCCTCCAGGTCGTAACCTCTGTCAGCAGCGAACGCACGCATCTTCTTGTAGACATCGTCGTATGCTTCGCTCTCGGCTTCCTCCTTGTGGTCGGCACGGTACTCCTTGGCGAAAGCTTCGGGTGAGGAATACGGACCTCCTAGGTCAAAGTCACGGCCGCCGTTGTCGTACCATTCGGTAAACGCATTGTCGAGCTCTTCGACTGACTTGTTGAATTCCTTCGACAGGTTGGTGAGTGTCTCTTCGAGGGTCTGTACCCATTTTTTAGCTTCTTTAAGCATACTGCTACCTCCTAATGGTCTGTTGTTTGTTTTACTGTACCTATATTATAACACAGCTGAAAATTGGATTACGAATTTTCAAGTAGGGCATGGACCTTTCAGTCCCTACGCTTGCTTGGTTATTAGTCTTCTGCGAGAGCTTCGGTTTCTGCTGTTTCAGGAGCTTCCTCCTTCTCAGGCTCAGGGCGTACCCATGCACCGTTGTTCTCACCATTCTCGACTGCTGTAAGAATAGTTCCGAACACTTCGAGTGCTACTGCTACACGCTCGCCCTTAGTGTCTGTTACCTTACAGTAGCGGTTGAACACATCTGACACTGTACTTGCTGTGCCACGTACTGCTCTATGCTCTTCGACACACTGAGCAATAATGCTAAGGTCAATGTATGAAATGAACTTATCGTTGCCAATAATTTCTGCAGCCTTAGTCGGGAGTTCTATTGCACAACCCTTTACTTTCTGAGTTGCATCGTCGTCGTTGACTTCGATAACGTTCCAAGCGAGTCTTGTGTTCTTGCCACGAGATGCTGTAACAAGAAGCATCTGCTTAGGACCAGTAGGAGCTGCGACTTCTTCGATTACTTCTGCGGTTGTGCTGATTGTGTTCTCTACCATGGTAACATCCTCCTTGATAACTTCTACAGTGTTCTCGATTGCCTGTGCGTTCTTCTTGATGTTCTTCTTTGCCATAATATGTACCTCCTAAGTACTCTTTACCGTGCCCTATTGGGCGTTGTTTGTTTTACTGTACCTATATTATACAACATCTAGGTACTGTTTACGAAGTTTGTAAATCTTTCTAAATCGTGTGCTGTGGTCTACGTCTGTGTCGTTTGTTTTTGTGTTGTGTTTTATTGTATCTATATTATAACACTGCTAGATTTGGTTTCCGAAGTTCTCAAATCTTACGCACGCTGGTGTTTGCGGTGTGATTGTGCAGGTGTATAGTTATACGCCTAGGTTGAGTTGCGTGGTTCTGCGTGTGGTTTGCTGTGGGTATGGCGGTGTGCGTGGTTAGAATGCTGAAGTTCAGAATCGTATATAGCTAAAAAGCCGCCCGCAGGGCAAGTCCGAAACTCGTGGAACAGGCGGCCCAGGTGGGGGTCGTCGAAGACAAGATATGTTCGTCACCGATAACGGTGAGTGGTAGGTACGAAAGGTTTACCTGTCGGTGGGCGTACAGAATGGGAGCCCGGCGAACATATATTATATTGTGAGGCGTGTAGAAGATATAGAATTGCGAATCCTGTACGAAATCAAGAGCTTCGAGTTAAGCTGCTTTGTACGATTTACACAAATTCCGTCAGAAACCGCAACAAAAACCCATCGAAGTGAGGGTCTTTACTTCGATGGGTTTTGCTTCCCGTGTGAGCTATACGAATATATGAAAACTGTGGAACAGTCGTCAGGTTGGGGGTCAGTAGCACTACTACTATAATGATTATAACAACTCGAACGTAGAAAGTCAAGACTTTTGCTACAATTTCGTTATCTTATACAAAGTACGAATAAGTACTGCAGCAATTTCTTGTATAAGATTTTTAATTCTAAGTCGAAGCACACCGGTGTTACGTTCAAATCACTCACCGCCAAAACAGACGCCTTTCGGCGCCTGCTTCGGTATATAAAACTTAGGAGATGTGAGGATTACTTAAATGATGCGATAATGAATCGCTTCGAGTCTCTTGGGAATCTTGCTCCAGTCTGGAGTAGTCTTCCATATTCG